TGTTCATCAACACATTGCAGTCAAACCTTAATACCAGAAAGGGGGAGTTCAGGAAATTTTGTGAACTACTGAAAGCAATACCAAACATTGACACTGCAATCTGGGCAGAGATCTCCCGTGCGAAGCAGGGATAATCTCACGTATGAAAGAATGGGAGACAAGATGGAAGACAAGGTGAAAGCACTAGGACAAAAAATGGTTACTGGGGCGAAACTTCGCCTCAAAGACCATTGCCCGTTCTTCGCACACTTGCTAATGTTTGTACAATTCATTCCATGCGGGGACAATGAGGGAGTCCCCACAGCTTGCACTAACGGTAGTTACATTAAATTCAATGTAAAATTCTTTCAGTCAATGAGCACTGAGGAGCGCGATGCAGTATTTCTTCATGAAGTACTGCACGCAGCCCTGCTACATCCGGCCAGAGTCAGGCCGGAATACCACCGCCCTGATCGGTGGAACATAGCATGCGACATTGTAGTCAACGGCATTATAGCAAAGGTAACCGGGGTGAGACTCCCCACCAACGCAATAAGGGCACAAAAAATAGAACACTTGTCGGTAGAAGAGGTTTACGAATTGCTCGAAGACACCATTAAAATAACCCCAGAGCAATTGGATATACTGAAAGCAACCAGTAGCAGTGAATGCAAGAAGTACTGGCAGTCAGCAATAAAACAAGCAGAGGCGCATTCTAGGATGGTGAAGTCAGCGATACCAGAGGGATTCAAAAGGTTTATCGATGAGGTCACGGGGCCTCAGATAGACTGGAAGTCAGCCCTTTGGCGTTTCATAGTGCGCACTCCAACCGACTTCTCTGGCTTCGACCGCCGCTTCTTTCACCGCAAGCTATACATAGAGGACATGGACGGAGAAACCGTCCGTGCCGCAATATGTATAGACACGAGCGGGTCAATAGACGATAAGACACTAACAATGTTCATGAGCGAAGTACGCGGTATTCTGCGTGCATATCCGCATATCATCGGCGAGCTGTACTACGCAGACGCAGATGTGTACGGACCAAAAGACATTTTCAAAGAGGCGAAGATGCCGGCACCAGAGGGGGGTGGCGGCACGTCATTCGTGCCATTCTTCGAAAAAACAAAACAAAACAACCAGCATGAATTGGTAGTAGCAATATATTTGACAGATGGCTTCGGAGATTTTCCAGAAGCTAAAGAAGTAAGCATTCCTACCATCTGGGTAGTAGTACCCGGTGGATTGGATAATAAGAACTTCCCATTTGGGGAAGTTGCAAGAATGATATAACAGTGTTTTGAGGAATGAGGGCTGACGCCCTCATTCCTTTTAGCTTTAGCTACTTCTTAGCTACTTGCGATACTGAAAACCATTCCATTTTTGGCTCATACACACCTTTCTCAGATAGCTTTTTAAGGGCTTCTGTTTTTGCAAAGAAGTACGTCTGAGCATCTACATTGAAAAATACAGGTTCATGGTTTGGTACTGAATAAGTTACCAACCACTTAACGACACCACTTGGCGGTGCCTCGCTACACTCGTTTATTTTTATTTTTTGAAACCGTGGGTTAATAGGCTCCAAAGCGTACCTCTTAGGACCGGTTTTCGTAGGCTTTCTCATGAGAGTACCTCATGGTACTCATGACAGATTAAACCTTGGCTTTTCTCTGCCAACCTATGATTACCGCGCCTGTTGAGGAAGACACCACCCTAATAACTGATATTGGATGCCATATACCAGCTGTCAGATAGAGAGAAACAGCTGTGCTGGGTCTTTCTCTGAACTTGACTACCACAGTGGAGTTAGCGGTAACCAAAATACCATCCGTAGCACCGCCAGGTATGTCCGTATCAGCTGGCGTATGCTCGATAGCATCGACGATGACAGCCTTTATAAACTTGGCTCCATCGTGGTCTATCTCTTCCACCTGCAAGGTGTCGGCATTTTTCAATCTCGGTGGCGTAGAACCAGAGTAACGGTTATTCATAGGCGTAGCTTACAACATCTTGCTAAAAGAACCAAGCAAAAGGAGATGCCACCGTGACAAGAGACAGGCTGGTCAAGATTTATATAAAGGAAACAAGAAAAAAGCTACTACCAACTCAGTCAGCCAAACTATCGGACAGAACGCTTAAAGAAAGATTTGCAGCAGCAGAGGAATATGTAGACACTACAAACGACTTTCCCGTTAGTAGTGAAGTGGCAAAAGTTAAGGTAGATTTTGCGGCAACACTTCTGGTACTGCTACATAGCCCGATACTTCCTGTTATAAGAGTTTTGAATGAACCTTCTTTCAAAACGTTTTTGAAAGATGTAAAGGCACACTGGCCTGTGCATAACAGCTACTTGCCAGTGTGGATGGACAAAAAGATGTTCGAAGAAAAATGAGACTAAAGTGTACCTCATGTGACAATAGGTTCAGATATACAGGGCCGATAAGGTTCAAGCCTAGTGCCTGCCCTGATTGCACTGACAGTAGAGACAAATGCGAATGTGGCGGCGATTTGCGCCAGTCAAAATCAAAAAACAGAAAGTTCTGTGTCTCTTGCAACAAAGAAAGACACGGTACAAAAACGTATACGCCGTTCATGCCATGCAGAAACCTGGCATGGACAAAGGAAGAAGACAGCTTCCTTAGATCTATGTGGGGACTGTTGTCCACAACAGTTCTATCAAAGCGGCTCGGTCGCAGTTGGTACGCAGTAAAAGCCAGAGCCATAATACTGGGCTGTAAATCCAGTGACTGCTCGCTTACTACTGTAGGCGAACTTAGTAGAGAAACTGGTTATTCATACGAAAGAATAGAAGCGGCTGCAAAAAAGATAGGAGTTGAACTGATACCATTTCCTAAAATGTTCAAACAAGAAAGAACGGTAAAAAAGAAAAAAGGATTCGACTCAGTTGGAGTAGACAAGATACTTACATTTTTGAAAGAGTGGCCGGATGGAAAAGCCATTACTGACAATAGACAGATAGGAGTATGGGGTGCTAGGGGTAGGCCTACTAAGTGTCTAATGCATGGTGACGTGAATCGCCCTCACTACGCAAAAGGCATGTGCAAAATTTGTTATATGAGAAAATCGAGGATGAAATGATAACAGAGATAAAGATGTTCATGGTGGTGTGTGATGCGTGTGGGGCTAAACAACAACCACACAACAGTCTTCCAGAAGCAGTGGCAGCTGCTGAGAAAGTTGGTTGGACAACAAAAAACATGCTCCCTACAGATAATCGTAGGCGCGAAAAAGATATATGTTCAATTTGCATAAAAGCACAGGAACTGGAGAAAAATAACCCTAATTCAATCATCATGTACGCTGTATACCAAAACGGTCTACTACGTGCCATGAAACAGACGTACAAAGAAGCAAAAGACTCGTTTATAGGGCAAGATGTTGCGATAAAAATGGCTGTCGTTTCCATCGAAGAGGAGTTGCCATGAAAAAGACCACAGTGAATATGGGTTCACTTACGAGAATGATCAGGGGTGCCATAGTAACTGTACTAGAAAATAAATACAATATACGTGATGGCAAAGACGTAAAAGCAATAGAAAATCTGGCAAAATTTGCTATATCAGAATATGTGGGAAACATAACTCGTGTAGAAATGGAGAAAAGCACAATAACAGAAACCGTAAGAGCTAAAATAAGGGAGGCCGCTGAGTCCCTTGCTGTAGTAGAAACACAAAAATACTTGCTATCAGAAGAAATGACAAAACACATGGAACAAGCACGGATACACATAAGGAAAAATATAAATACGTACTTTAAGAGAGCCATAGATGCAGAAATAAGAAACAGAGTAATGGATATAGCTAACGAAAAAGCAATTGAGCTAGTAAAGCAAATACTTGGAGATGAACTCAGAGTTAATCTACACGTTTACAAAAGTCCTGCGTCTACAAATAAATTGGAAAACCTGGTATTTTCAATAGAATGTGAGTCTCCATCAATAACTGAGAAAGAAACCGATGACGACGATGATCATGATGGTGACCATTGACATCTAAACTACCTAGAATACTAAAAAAAGAAGACCTATACATACGAGAATACCTGCTATCCAAAGGCATCGCCATAGAAAAGATATACTGCCCAAGCGACCGCGCAAACAAATACAGAGTATACGCTATGCCGATTCAAGTAACGGTAACAATACTCACAGATGAGCCTCTACTAAGCCATACCGGACTTGCTAAGCTATTGACTGCTCTAGAAGATAAGTGCCCAGAAATAGAAACTATGGGCGATAACGGGATAAAACTGGCTAGCCAATACAGGGCTGCCATAACCTTTATAAGGGATGTCGTATGCAAAAAATAACGAAAAACGTAGAAACAGAACTTCTTGTGTTTCACAACATATTGGTGGAGAAGATACCTCAATTCTTCGCGGCTTCTTTTTCTGGTGGAGACCCTCGTCTATTCGCACCCAGTCTAGACGACGGTGAGGCAGATGACGAAGATAGAGCGACTTGGGTGAAAGCGTATATAGAGGCTGACGCTAATAACATTCCAAAAGTGGTTGGACACATACTTGGAGATGGTATGCATGTAAGTATAAATCGTTTTGGATTTGGTACACAGATATACATAAATAGAGAAGACGTAATAACGCTACATACCTACGAAGATATGCTAAGAAAAATAGGAGTAGAATTTGATGAAACAAAAAAGTACAAAGTGATAAATATGGCCGAGAAAACGCTTTTGACGATATGCGAAGACCTTAAAATAGAGTACAAACCAACAACCAGCTGGAAGGATATTCTGAACTCATGTATTCAGGGCCCTTTATGTTTTTCCACGAATGTCCAATTGTATCAGCCAAGTCAATAGCTCTAAAAGAGATATGGCAATACGCTACAGAAGCGGTAAAAATACTAGGCTCGGCTAAAACGATAATGACAGGTGAATACGTGTACAGGGACAGCGTATCCGTTAGCCCATACGTATTGAAAACAAGATCAGATCGAAATGTAGCTGAGTGGGTCGCAGAATCTGAGAACAATTATGCCTGGATGTACAAATTCGCACTAGAGTCAAATGCAGCCTGCCACCGCCTAAATGGCTACGGTCCAAAAATAGATATATACGGCTCCCCAAAGATGCTCAATAAAATACGCACAGATGTAATATGTGATATTTCTAAAATAAGAGTACCTAACTACATAAACTCACCAGATATGGCTGTACACAAAGAAAAATACATAAAGAATAACAATATGGAGTATATGTGCTCAAGACAAAACGGTCAGCTTACTTATTATCAATTGACTCCGCCATTCATGCTCACAGATGAAGAAGAGGTTTATTCAAACAGATACGCTATTTGTCTGCTAGCTACTACTGATAAGCTAGATACATTTCGTACAGAAATTGCGAGTCTAAGAAGTAAAGCAACACCAATAAAGAATTGGTATAGGGCGCTCAAGGAGATAACTAGTAATCCGTGCCTACCAATCTTCTACCAGGAAGACAAGGGAGCCGTTCTAAAAGCCATGAGTTACATATGTAGCAGCACCATAAATAGCGACCCAAACAGCATACCGTTTGTGTTTCCATCTTACATGGAGGTAGATTTCCAATGAACTCTATAGACGTAGTATCTTTTGCGCTTTCTAGTTCGGTTGAAGAGCCAATCGTTAGGTCATTTATTTCTTTCGATATAGGAGAAAACAGACGTATAACCAGGAAGCCGGCAGTTGTGAAATACGAACACATAACCAGAGTAGCTACTGAGTACAAAGACGAATACGGGTCTGACATTAACATAGCCATAACAAACTTGGAGCAACACCACAATGATAATATACTGGAGCTATACGCACTAGCGTGCGTAGCGCTTCGGCTCATACTGAGGCAGCACGGTGTGTGTAGGTCAATACAGATGCACAGCACCAATGTTGGCTCTGATACGGGCCTGAGATTGGAAGCGGCGCTAAAGATCAATCAAATGTTCGCTATTGTAGACACGTATACGGTGGCATACATGGAGGTTATACAGGAGATGAAATCTGTAATAGAGGCAGCAGATCGATTATGGAATTGATAGAATGCGATGTAGAGAAAGTAAGAGAAGAGGTAAGAGAAATATGCAACAGTCAAGAATCAGTATCTAAAGCAATAGAAATACTTAGAGAGCGCTTCTATGTCAACTCAGAACACGTAGTAACAATGGAAATACTAAAGGTATTGATTGACGACGATACGTTTAATACCTGCATAACACACGACATTAATGTAGTGGAATACGTAGAATGGCTAGTCCGTGCTTCGTGTAGATGTAGCACAATAAACACAAACGCAGTAACCTACATAATTTACCATGTAGTAGATATAAAAGATAACTTTCCGACCATGCCAGATTTCGTATTGAATAGATTTAGAGAGGCAAACAGAGCAGCTAAAGCGCAAATCATAAAACACATAGATGAAATGAGTGCTGAGTAGTACTTTGAAAAGGGGGCGGTATACGCCCCCTTTTCATTTAGCTACTGTACAGACGGCAAGCCGTTTATGGTCACAGCTTCCCAATCATCAGCCAGCAGATCGTCTGGTGTTATACTCTGATCGTAGAGCATTATGAAGTTTTCATTTACCTCTATTACAACAACAAATCGTCTTATCTTTTTAACTCTAGCATCTTTTACTTCTATTGTTTCTATAAGAAGATATACACCTTCTACCCATCCTTTTCTTCTAACAGCTCTGTTTTTAGTAGAATCTATGGACAAAAAAGCACGGACAGCATTCATTCAGGATCGTCTCCTTCTTCTTTATCTTCCGATGTTGGTAGCAAACTGGCAGTGTGATTACCGCCAGTAATAGAATGTACCGAAGGAAGGTTTCCGGTTTCGGCGCGCATTCTGAGTTTCTTTGCTTTACTAACAATGTCTTCTGTTGGTTCAGCTATCTCTCTGCTCAAGTCAAACATGTTCTTTACGACAGAAACATAGTTTGCTGCGCGTTCAGAAGCTGTTGGGTCGGTCTCGACAAGGGCGGCATTGACCCTTAGAAGGGCCATGGCCTTAGCCTGCTCAACAAGGTCAGCCAGGTTAAGTCCTCCTGGCGATACACCCATCTGTAGCAGGGCCAGCTTGGCTGCCCAAGGGCTGGCGGGCATAGACGCAGCAAGGCGTTTAGGATCGTTGAAGCTGGCGTATCTGGCCGACTTACGAAGGCTAGGTGGGAGCAGCTTAGCTGACTCCTCAGCTCTCATGCCAATAATCGTTCTTATTTCTACCGAATCCAGCAGTGACAGATTCCAAAAATAATGAAGGAACACTTCTATTACTTCTTCATCTGCGTACTCTCTGTACTTGGTAGTTACCGCTTTAGCTATCTCAGCGTACGGCACACCGGACAAAGATAGGGTTTCGATTACCTCTTTTACTTTGGGCTTTTCCAGAAGCTCTACGGCACGATTCATAGCGGTGTCGCGATGAAAGTACCTGTACACACGCTCATTCATCAAATACTTGACGCTGGGCATGTGTCTCGCGTCAATTCTATTGAAGTTCATGGGTAGCGTTATTTCACTCTTCACGCCTTCCAAGTACTTCAAAGAAATGAAATCCAGGCCCAAGAGCCTGCATCGAGCACGTAGATCTTTAACATCTAGATCTATCGACTCGATGAACAGGCTCTTGATGAAGAAGTAAGCTGGTGATTGCCTGGACATTAGCTACAAATATCAGATGTATAGACTACTTGCGAGCTAAAGATGCAGGCATGGCTTTAACGGCCATGATATGCAAGGCCTGTATGACCTCTTCAGTGCTCCTTATGGCCTTTTCTAGGGCAGGCACAGGCAAAGTGCTTTGCCCAAGTCTGGCCGATATGAGCATGGAGCACATCTTCACTACAGCCTCGTCCAGAGTGGGTAGGTGCTCCACGTAAACACCCAAGTTAGACGGATTCAAAAAGCCCAAGGAAAGGACGGCATCTACAGAAGTAGGGTCCGGTATCTCGGCTGCTTCTTTAACCAGGAATCGTCTCAGGTGAGCGACACTGTTATTCACCTGAGCATTTCTAGACGCAAGCTTTTGCTGTACGTCTTCTACCATGTTCAAGTGCCTACCTATATGCACTGATACAGGTTTGTTGGAAAGTATCGCCTGTCCTATCTTTTCGAATACATGAACAGGTGATACACCCATGCCGCCCAAGTAAAATACGGCATCGTCCATCGACAGGAAGTCTGTATTCCCTAGCTTTTCAAGAGGGAACCCGCGCAGCGATACGTATGTTCCATCAGATCGTATGTCTACCTTGGAACCTATCAATGCAGCGGTTTTAATGTAGTCATCTGGCTTTGACATCAATGCGTCGATATCAACCTTGTCAAATGACACCCACTGATACGAATCCGGTACCAATACATCCATACCAGACGATGTTATTTTTTTGACGTTGCCAGAAATAGTCAACCGCACAGGTCTACCGTCATAGGTTGAACCTATGTACTGGTTACCGTTACCTATGTTCATAGAGGTCTTTATAGAGAAAGGTATGGTGGCCTCCAGCTCACCTTCTACGCCATCTCTATAGAACACACCCTCTCCTCTGGGTATTGTTCCTGTCGGAAGTGTTTGAGCTGAGCCAGCTTGTATACCAGCTATTTCTCCCTGCACTGAGCCCTTAGCTCCGTTCGTAAACAGAGCTATAGGTACAGGGTTTCCATCAGTGTCTATAAGCTTGGGGAAGACATACCCAAGCATTTCATTACCGTCGCAGCTCTTCACCTTGTAAAGACCTGGCTTTGTTATCACCTCGGCTTTACCGGTGTCTTCTACAGGTGCAGTATCTTCCCCAGTTATCGCTGTTATAGAACCAGCCTCATCAGCCGCTTTCACCATAGCCGCAGAGGTAAGCTTTATAGCCTGGCCTCTGTCTAGGTCGATAGTGGTAGGAGACCACATCTTGTGCGATGCCGTTTTAATCCTGTAACCAGAGGCCAACTTGGTTAGCTGTATGACCGTTGGCATCAACGTGCCTACAGCATTCTCTGTGGCTACTTTTTCTGCCTCTACCGCCATATCCGGGTTATAGAGCGATAGAGCCTGCATGGCAGCCGAAGCTGCTGGATTTGTAGCAAACGCATTTGCTATCTTGGTATCTGAAGATAGCTCGTACAGGAACCTACCGTAGTCAGTAGGTGCGATAGTAGGGAGTATCGACGCCAGTATGGTTGAAGACGAAGCACTCTTTACGAATGATTCGTCGGCCTTCTGGAACTTGCTGTAGAAAGCATTTCTTTCGTCATCTTTCATATGCTTTCTTAGGGCAGGCCAAGATTTCTTGAAATTCTCTCTGTTATCTCCATGCAAACCCAGCGCGTCTAGGTGGTGATCGCTCAGAGTGGCGTACCTGTCTTCCGCATGTTCGGAAGCCATCTTGACGCTATTACCGAGGAACATACCCTGACCGCCGAAGCCATACATGCTTCTGAAAGGCGGAAACAGTGTTTGTACTAGGGACTGGTCGCCTGGCATCTTGCTGGTGACATCCCCAACTTGTGGCCTGAACAAGGCCTGACGCATCCTAGCGTCCGTCAAAGGTACAGTTTTCGTCTCATCGCCAGAACCTACTAGCATCACATCAAATGGCTGTAGTTTGCGAGATACGACGATCACAGGAATTCGAACCGAATTGAGACCTACAACTGCTCGTAGGTCTTCACTGGCCGATTCAGGAAGGTCTGACTTGTTTCTGACCTCAACAACACCGATTCCAAAACCCTGCTCAGCGTCCACCTGGTTCATGTTCACATGAACGTCATAGTGGGCGATAAACGGCGCCTGCTTGTACAACTCGTCTTGGAGTTGCTGCGGCCACTGATTAGGATCGTCAGGCAGGCTGACCGTGTAACCAGCCTCCTTTACAAACTCATTCTTGTTGCTGAAAAACAGAGGTTGCGTCATTTACATACCCTCACGGGAACACTACTTCTGAGGTGTCGTCCACCTTCAGAATAGCGGAAAGATTGTTAAAGGCCGTAGCATTTGCAGTTACATCCACGACCACCAGCAAACATTTTATATTCACGCTTCCGTTGATACCAAGATTTGCTGCAAAAGCTGCCTGAAGCTCGGCTGCTACGGTGATAGCAGGTCCATCAAGACGATATAGGTGTATACCGCCAGTTACGTTTAGGTTGGCCTGTAGGTTACCTATCAATAGCTGTAGCGTAGGTATGATCAGCTCTAGCTGAGCCTTTACCTCCAGTGCCGGTATCTTTGCCTCAAGAGCTAGGTCTATAAGCAACTGTATCCCAAGCAGCTGAGCCTTTATGCTGGCTGCAAGGCTTATAGATGCGCTCAATTGAGCACTGGCACTGGCAGATATAGGAGGTATTCCTATGCCAGCAGAAAGGGCTGCCTCTATTTGCGCTTCCAAGGCAGCCACAGCAGAAAGCATGGCACTGAGTACGCCTTGGAAATACAGTATAGGATTGCCTATGGCCAAGCTTATGTTGGCAGCGGCAGATATGGCAGCATCTAGCTGTAGACTGAGGCTCAGCTTAAGTCCACCAAGACCAAACTCCGCGTTAATAAGCAAATCAAACGTAATTAGCAGCTCATCAAGAGCGGCGAACACATCTAGAAGAAGCGGCTCTATTTGCAGAAGTAGCGGTATTACTTCTGTGGACAGGGCTGCGTTTATAGTGCCCAGACTATAGCTACCTACATAATAGACAGCCATAACGCCCTAAAGCCTGGATTACCACCTATGATGGCACCCAATAGTGGTGTAGTTATAGTCAGCGTGCCAATAAAGGCAGCTGGTGGACCACCTGGGGGAGTGATCGTGCCAGACACAGGTATTATCCCTGGAGCTAGCGTCACAGGGTCTCCCATTCTAGCAACAGGAGCATTACCCTTGTTTACGCTTACAACTTTTCCTTCTATGGCCACACCGTCAGGACCGATGAAAGCGACACCCTTTTTAAAGTTGAGTCTTAGATCTTCTTCGCCTTCCAACAAAACAGGGCCCTTGAATACAGCATGTGTTCTACCTCTAACAAACACATACACATTCTTTTCTGTTCTAAAAAAGAAGTTACCCTTGCGATCGAAAAAATACTTAAGAACAGTTAGGTTTTTGGTGTCAGAAGAAGCGGCGCTACCGTCAGAATTAAATCCACCGGGAGCGATAACAACCTCATGGACTATGGGTCCGTCATCTTGACCCATGTCTAGTTCTTTTATGTGTCCGAGAGTTTCAGAACCATCTTGTTCAGCAATAGGAGCTGTTACCTTACCTGTCTTCACACGTATATCTGCGTATTTATCTTGAGCGTACAACCTGAATGTTTGGCAGAATTCGGCAGGCGTTTGGTCTTCACTCTGTTCATCTAGAATCTGCCAACTCATAGTCCCGGCTATGCTTTTAAGCTCGTAGTTTTCGGCTATGTCTACAATTCTATTAGATATAGGTATGTAAACACGTTGAGATAGAGATGTACTTCCTATCTGTAGGACGCCGCCTCTGTGAAGAATTACGAACTGCCCGTCCCTGCCAACCATAAGTATGTCGCCTGGTTTACCAAGCTTTCTGCCTGCTGCAAAAGATGCATCAGAGACATACGGGGTAGTTGACCCGCGAGACCTAGTATCTTCTTCTTGTCCTGGGGCTGCACCATCAGTTCTTATTTCCAGCGGTGCTACGAAGTCTCCAACAAAGGGCGGTGCAGAGTCACCTGGCACCGTTATGTGACACAGGGCGCCTACTTCGGGTATGGCGTAGAAACCTTCGCCTTTGTGCCAGTGAAGGTAACCAGAACTTATCTGAAGTCCTTTGTAGTACTTCTGATCAAATACGGTAACTACATCAACCGTCCAATTCTTCAGGTTGATGTCCATGACACGGCACTGCATGGTACGGGTAGCTCCCGTACCAGCAGATTCGTGCATCGTGTTTCTTATTGGGTGTGGCATCAGTAGTGGTGACCTGGCACATCATGAAGATGAGTCATCCCTGGCTTACCGGAGTCTCGCATATTTAGACCGAACTCGGCACCATAAGCAACACCTGGTATTGGGTGTGTGCCGTGTATGTGTGCCACACCACCCTTAGCAGCTGCCTCGGCTATCGTATCTCTCAGGTGTTGGTGCTGTAGCTTGGCCATCCAATCCTCATGTAGATGGAACGGTAGTACATTTACACCTTTTAGTACAGGCTCATGACTTATGGGCTGCAAGCCTTTGGACTCTAGCTCTTTGTTCCACTCACGAACTTTATTGAGCGAAACTATGTCGCCTCTAAGGGCGAAGTCATGGTCGCCTGGGTGCTTTATTTCTGTCGCACCACCCATAGCCTTTACTAGAACCTCTACGTTCCTTCGGCGTATGCCTTCATCCTTGTATAGGTCAAAAACCTCTCTTGTAAGATGATTTTGAACTATATCTAGGTTCTTCGTCGCTTTGTACAGGTCGTGCGGGTTGACCGTAGTTCTGTTGGGATCGCTTAGCGGCTCCCCAGCCTTGAAGTATTCACCAACTTTAGGAGCTTTCCAGTGTTCGTACCCAGTCGTACCTACTAGGTGAGATACTGGTTCGTGAAGAGAGAAACCGTGCCGGTCTTTTGATATATGGTGTGCGTGACCATTTATATAGACCTTTACACCAGTTGCGTCCTTCTCGATCTTCTCCACTTTGCCATCTCTCATAGCAATTGTGGCTTGGTCAGGTATCTCATCGTTTAGATTCATGAGCTGCTGAAACTTACCAAAAGCACTCAGAGTCTTGCTTCCGCCAGTAGCAGCGCCGCCAGTGTGAAAGCTCTTTAGTGTCAACTGGACGGCTCTCTCGCCAACTGCGTGCGCAGACAAAATACCTATGTTGGTGCCTATGTCATAGAAGTTCCCGTGAGAAGACAAACCGGCGCACTTCTGACATATACCCTGATTAGACTCGCACTTAAGTGGAGACCTAACTACCAATTTAGCATTTTTGTCCTTGGATCTTATGTTGTCCAAAACAGACTGCGTTATGATTGTACCGGCTGGGTAATCACCGTGTGCATGGACCAATACTCTGTCTTGTACATCATGGTCGAACACGCCCATCGATATACCGTGTTTTGTACCACAATCGTGCTTATCCACGACTTGATTCATAGCCGTATTTTGGAGTAGCTTGGTCATATACCCCGGTTCCTGAACCTCTTGAACCTTCTGTACGGCACCACTCCTAGCGCCATACAGGCTAGTCCAGTACCCAGGCATGTCTAGACCCTCTGAAAACGATCTTAGTACCGGCGTAGGTACGACGTTTCCTTTAGAGTCCCTATAGAGCATAGGAGCTATCATTATCTGTCTGTACTGAGTAGCGTCTGGTTTTATACCGGCCTGTCTCATAACGAACAGATTAGAATCCTTTGAGGATTCTTTAGCGGCGTGCATCTTATCCAACATAGGGGTAGCAGAAGCCCAAGCATCTACTGTTATCTTCTCTCTTTGTATAGGGGTTAGATTAGGATTGCTTAGCTGAACCTTGAGCTTAGCTTCTGTATCAGAAACTACTTTAGCCCTGGTTTCTTTATCAGCCTTAAGGTCTTCCAGCCCCAAAGAGTGAGCTTTTACGCTAAACGGGTTTCCAGTTATAGGAGACCGTATTATTCCGGTAGCCATGTGGTTACCAAAATCTTTGATCTGGTTAACCACGCCACCGAAAGACCTACTGTCGTGCTTACCCAAAGAAGTAAGAAGAGCAGTGAGGCCCTTCTTATCCAATGGTGTATCTATGCTGTGTAGCATAGACGTTTTCATATTATCTGGGAGTACGTGCGACAACAGCGCTCTGCCTGGCGTACTTGGCTTCCCGTCAATATGCACCACGTCTGTTATATCTACAGACCCCTTTTCTAGAGCATGTATAGCATCTTCTGGTTTGCTGAAATGGTGCTTCGTGTCTTTGCCACGAAGGGTCATCTTGTACAAACCTAGCTGCGATTCCAGTGTAGGCACATAGGCTATCTTGCCACTGCTCTCCATAAACAAGTTATTGGAGGGCATCAACTTATGAGCCTCTTGCACAGCTTCAGGGGATACAGGAACAAAGGCAGACATGCTATCGCCGTCAAAGTCTGCGTTGAAGCCACCCGTAACCAGAGGGTGTATTCGGATAGCAGCTCCCTCCACAGCTTTTGGCTTAAACGCTTGGAAAGAGTACTTATGCAGAGCTGGGTCTCGCTTAAGCAACACAGGTCTGCTTTCCATGGCCCTGTCCAGAGCCGACCACACAGACTTATTGTCTTCTCCCTGAATGGTCTTCGCTATCAACTTTTGTGCATCTGCTACATCTTTTGCAGCACCGGTTCTGTGAAGCTCCCTGACAACAAAAGGAGTAAACAATTTCAAGGCGCTCTTCTTTGGAAGACCAACCTCATCTAGTCCAAGGCTTGGCTCAGGTATGATTGTTGTTCTCATAGAAAGGTCTTGCTTTCTCTGCACAAGACCTTTCTGGAAGAACCCTTCCTTCGGTGAACTGCCAGCTATGATGTGCAGTATGCCTTTGTACTTAGCATCCCCATAGGGTACGCCGTACCCCATGATGGCCTTCATACCGTCGTACACATCAGCTCTAAGAGCTGATTTCATCTTATCGGTAGTTTGACCAGCCTTTATGCTTTGTTCCAACTTTGAATTGATCGTACCAAAGGTTTTGTACAGACCGTTGATATCGTCAAACTTTATATCGCCAGTTGTAGGCAGCACAGACAATGGTCTGACTGAAGGCGGCATGACTGGCATGTAGCTCAGCACATAAGCTTCTGCTGGCTTCATACCCATATCTTTAAGCGCTCTAAGATGCTTTACCTTTTTCATCAAAGCGTCTACGCCAGATGATGGAGCTGTCTTAAGTGCTGCTGACGCGCTCCTAAGCTCTGCATCTACATCAATCTTCTCTAGAATGCTTTTTATCGCCGGTCCTCCAGTAATGGAGCCTGCCGTACCTACATCCACAAAATTTTTTGTGCCTGGTACTACGGCTTTCTTTCCTTCTACCAAATCCCTAAACACATCCGTCTTGAGACCAGTTATGTAACGTATGGGGTCTTCAAACAGAGGGTTTGGTACCGGTTCGGCTAGCTTTATGTAGCTCCACTTATTACCGCCCAGACCACCGGTAACCCTTGGATCAAATATGCCGCCATGTTCTGGTGTTGGTTCATGCAGACCTTCTATCTTCCTCTCCGTAACACCCAAATGCGGCTTCTTTAGCTCACCTGCTGAGCCTCCAGCCATACGAAGTATTTGCGTGTCTGTAAGCGGGGAAAGAATCAGGTCGTGACCCTTCTTCTCTATGTTCACACCAGCCCCCTTGAGCATGTCTGTGAACTTTTTAAACGCAAAGGTAGGCGTTGGTGTGGGTAGTGGGGAGCCAGTTTGTATGGCAGCCCATACCCTAGCGTGTTGACCGTCTTTCCATCTCTTCTCTGGATTTGTCTCCGGGTCTATACCTTCGCTCTTCCATGTCTGCATCTCACGGATATTGTGAACAGCTCCGTGAGCCAAAAGTGCGTAGATACCCAAGGCTCCAGGTGATTGCCCACCATGATGACCGCCGCCACTGGGTTGTAGATTAGAGTTATATCCCTCTGCACTGGGCAGACCTGGCAAAGACATGCCAGACCTTACGGCTGTCTTCTTTTCAATCTGGTGAACCAGCTTAAGCATGTGTTGAGGTCCAATAAGAACCTCACCCAAAGACTTACCTGTCTCAGGGTCTATCATTTCTTCTTTGTCTTTTACGCCGTGCGCTTTTAGCTCTTTTTCTAGCTTTTCCCTGAAATCTACTCCATGCGCAAAATTATCAACTATGTACTTCTTACCTGTTTTTTCGACAACCTTGCCAATAGCTGTTTCATATATCTGCCCCAGATTCTGCCTACCACCTACACCGGTAGGATTAAACAGAACGTCAGCTATACGACCATCTTTGGTCCTAGGCATCTTGTCGTTTGGCAAAATCGAAACAACAATACCCTTACCACCATATCTATTGGACAGCTTGTCGCCCACTGTCATGTGCTCGTTTGTAGCCACATGCACAGATATGGTACCGTCATTGTTCTTATGTACGTCTACTACCTTGCCGTCAAACTCGCTTTCCCACCTAAGAGACCGGTCATTGTGCGTAGCCGACATACTCTTTTGAATGGCGGCCAAACCGATCCTATCCTTCAGTTCGAACGGCTTTGAGGCTAGTACTAGAGGGTCTCCTGGCTTTACAACCGAACCAACTCTGATGACACCATCATCACCTATGTTCTTCAACTGGTCTTTCTTGAACGCCAGTGGAAGCCTAGTAATGAAGTGCTTTGGGTTGGTATCCATCTTCTGGTCTAGAGTGATGGATGGTTTGTGAAGGTGTACTGAAGTCAGTAGATCTCGCGCCCTCTCACTGATGACAAGGCCGTCTTCGAAGTTAAGCCCGCGATAGGGCATGTACGCCACGTTCAATTGCGTACCTAGTGCTATCTCGCCCTTATCCGTGAAGTTAGTGTCAGCTACTACCTGACCCGCCTTTATGCTGTCGCCCTTCTTCACTATTGGGATGGACGTAAGCATCGACTTAGCGTCGTTTAGAGGGAAGTTCTTGTATAGCTGTATTGAGTGATGCTTACCTTTATCGTCTTTTACGATGATATCGGTGTCAGACACGCTATGAACCGTGCCAGATACTGGTGATTTGTGCGCTGACTTTCCACCAATCAATTCTTCAAACGTTTTTGCGCCTTCTACATTGGCACCTGTAGAGACCTGAACAAGAGGAGCCTTCCTATGCAGCAAAGACACAGATTGCTCCATGTGCCTGGCAGCCATAGCTACTCTGTTTGCAGCAACGTTACCAATAAATGGAACTAGATTGGTTACCGGATTAAACAATTGAGACGGATGCAACATAGCGTAGTCGGCATCCTTCATATTGCCGACTACCAGCTTATTACCTTCGCCCATCATTTTTACTTCGGCAGTAATGGCTTTAGGTACCATCTTACCGCCGGACTGTTCCCACTTTATTTGGTCTGGATATACAACCTTTGAATTAAGCAGCTTCTCTGGCGGTACCAATTCTGTGACGCCAGTCTTTAGGTTGTACATACGTACTACCGGAGTACGTCCTTCTTTCTTAACGCCCATCGGTAGTCTGAGGGTAATACCTGTCTTGTCTCCCTCTGGAGTAACAATTGGGTCCAGTAGACCAAAGTGTGATGGGTTGATGAGTTTAGCCTCATCATTTATACGCTCCACAGACGATATGCCACCAGGACCAAGTATAGTCGTTTGAAACGACGACGATAGCATTTCTACTGGGTTTATCTGTGACGCCAGCCTACCTACAGACGATTCAAATATGCCTTTAATAGGCTTATTGAAATAATCGTGGTGAAAGGAGCCATATACATCTGGCTGCTGCATGGAGTTCAACTTACGCTGAACTTTTGTCTTTATAGTTCTAAGGGCAGACACCAGTTGGTCGTGCGCGTAGTCACCACCAGATCTAAGATCTTTGAAGACCAAAGAGTCTCGATCATCTTCGGGGTGTCCCGCTTGTACCTTCAGCATCTTCTCGGTGGCGCTTTGTAGCAAATCACCGTTTATTCCGCTGAACTCTTTTCCTAGAGTTATTTTCGTAACTTCTGGTCGTACTTTCAGATTTCCCAAGAATGTACGAACGTGTTGAGCGGCTTCCTCTACAGATGCCGGCTCTTTGTTGGTCGTGGTCTTGTAAAACCTAGCAAGAGAGTTACTGACGTTTTTAGCTTTCGCATTGGCTTCAAAAACGTCTTTACCCCAAATACTCTCTAGATACGCATCATTAGCTCCCAGAGCTTTCATGATGGGGTAAATAGGTATGTTTGCCTTGTTATACTCAAGGTTGAATACCTTGGACGTAGTATCGAAATTTATACCAAATCCGCCGCCCCTACCTATGGCATTTATTTGAGCCTCTATGTTGTCTTTTCTATCGCGACGAACATAAACACCGGGCTTTAGTTGCCATTGGTTGTCTAGCTGGTACTCCTGACCCCCGACTATATAGGAGTGGCGAGCTGTCATCTTAGGTACATCTACCAACTTCATGTTGGACGACGACAGCGTTTTACCGTTTTTGTCCTTGATGACGACTGTACCGTGCACTGGTACAGACCACGTTTCACCGGCCACTCTTGCGCGGTGTTGTTCGTGGATGTCATCTACGCCCAAGTTGTCCTTGGCTTGGACATTCTCAAGGTGGAGGTCGTAGTACTTACCGGTTATTGGAAAGCCGGATTTAAGCGCTTCGATAACCCTACCCTGAAAATACTCGTGAGCCTCTTGCGGGTTTAGATGAGCCATGTTCTCGATTCCAGTATATAGGCCGTAAAAGCATAGCTCTAACTGGCATAAGAAACAAGATGAGAGAACCAGAAGAAACAGACGAGTCGAACGAGTCAAACACATGTGCAAACACATGTGCAATGTTTGAACAACTAATAGAAGAAATATACAACCCAGAAAGAAAGACCGAGGATGATGATAAGGAGGACGAATGATTTGGCTATTTATAAAGTCATTTGCACTTGGAATCGTTTGGGCAGCAAATGCCCACATAGTAAGAAGGATAAATCTTGGTTACTAATGATTACTAACCCATGGACAATACCAAGACCGGTAGTATCACTGATGCTACCAGACACTTTTGGCTTGATCGGGTATCAAGTCAAAGATCCCGTAGTAAAAAACAGACACTGGTCAGTTAGTGGATTCTTTTACCCCACCAATAGATACGGTCTGAGAGTAAGACTTGTGGATAACCGTGGGTTCTCCACATTTATAAATCAAAGGGATTTTGAACATCTAATAGGTATGTATGATAGTGGTGATGAATGTCCGTGGCTAGACGAGCCTTACGTAAACGTTGATAGTAGGCAGTACGTTGGGTTCACCATGGACCAGATTGACCTTCAAGACGATCTCTATGTCAGAGAGATCGAAGACATTGGATTTGATATTGCACTATACACGGAAATAGAAAGACGTATACATTTTGATGGTGGAGATTATTTGGAAAGATTGTTCTTGTTTGAACACAGTACAGAGTATGAAAGGATAATGAGAAGATGGATATCAGTAGAAACTGTAAAGGTTAAATGGACGTTGACGAAATTATTAATGCAATACTAGAAGAAGAATTCGCTTGCACATGCGGCGATTCCTTCAAATGCAAAGAGTTGGTAGTAGTGCTGAATATTGGATTTTTCGAAAGGATGCACAATCTACCAAATTTCATAATAGAGGAGGAAGATCCTCTAATAATGCATGAGCACTGTTGGGGGGAGTTGTTCAACAGTGTATCTGACGTACCTGTAGCAGTAGAAGAGGGAGAAACGTCAGATCCAGCGTGCGTATGTTCACGCTGCTGTAGATTTATTGCTTATCAAGTGCAATGCATAAGAGCGGCAGAAGCAAAAATAACGGCCCCAAAAAAGAGCCCTATATACAAAGAAAATGCGGCCCCAATCTCACCGGTCATAAAAATCGATGAGAACAATGCGACCTTCGTTTGTTTCGATTGCGCAGTAGCTATGAACTCAAACGAAGAGTTGTGGGACATTTTCACTGGAGAAGACGACAATGACGATGTTGACGACGACGACGACGACGACGACAAATGGCCCTAGCCCTAGAAGGCCAAAGGGTATGAGTCGCCACGCATGTGAGCGACTTAACCAAAGGTTCGGAATATCTGGCACGCTTGCCCGAAAAATAATAATGAAACAAATCAAGATGGCATTTGACACAATGGACTATTACATATTGAACAGTGGAGTCTTCTACCCAATCACGGTGGGAGACAAAGACGGGTTCGCAGTCGTTGGAGACGACGGCTGCGTAAAAACATTTATGGACGCGGGCTGTGAAATAGTCCGCAAGATAAGAGAGGTGAGAGTAAGAAGGATAATAAACAGGAAGTAGAAAACTTGAAGGGGGATTTCTCCCCCTTCTTTAGCTACTCAAACAGCTGAAGCTTCTCTTCTAGGTGCTCTTTGCTCAGGTAGTGGCTGTGTATTCATCAAAGGATTAGCACTTGCGTTGGCACCATTCATCTGGGCCAGCATTTGCTGAACCATGCTAGCAAACTCAGGACCATTCATCTGAGCCAGATTTTGCAAGGCTATTTGCTGTGCCTGCTGTGGTTGTGCAGCTATGGACATGGCTTGCTGCTGAGCAGCGTATCTCAAGTCCAAGCCACCTGTACCGGGCTCCATCCTGTTGCCCTGCCCAATAGGAGACTGCATGCCTTCATTGGCCTCGCCTTGAGCTGCTGGAGCTTGTTGAGCAATAGCCATGGCTTGTTGCGCCTTCACTTGGTACTGGGTCATGATTAGCTGAGCTTCACCTTGTATCTTGGCGTTGGCTAGCTGTTGTTTCTTCATGACTTGAAGTCTTCTATCAGCTTCTTCCAGAGCTATCTCAGTTTCTTTGGAAGCGTCATAATCGGCATTCGCCAACAAAGACTCGTCAGATAGCTTACCAGCGGCATTTAGTTGCAAGTCAAATGCTCTACGTTGGATGTCATCGGCCATCTTAAACGGCTTAAATCTGTGACCAACTTTAGGCCAACCAGTAAAAGCAGACACTGACTCCACTATCCATTTAACCAGCTGGTGCTGTCTCTGTATGTACCCCAGAAACATGTTCTCAAGCATTCTTAGCGATACGTTAGTACCCGACCAAGACATGCCGCCATACACAAATTCTTTAGGTACACCCGTGCCATATATCAACTGTTCTATCTGGCTGTTTATCTCACCCTGTAGAAGCAGAGCCTTGCCGTCACCACCTATAGATTGCTGACCTATAGGTATAGGCGCGATAGGTATGTATCCAGGGTCCATTCTCCAACGAGCTATCTCGTTTCCTATGAATTCACGCCACTGTGTCAGATTTACCAGTGTAAATGGATCGCTAGAACCAGTAGCCGGCTGCGGGTACAGAACGCGCAAAGGCACAAGATGCTCCAGAAGATTAGTCTCCTGGCTCTTCTTCATTATCTGTAGGTAAAAGGCATCCTTCAGAAGCGGAAGCATGATAGGTAGACCCCAGCCTCTGTCCAAACCAGACAGATTAGGTCTCTTCAAAACGAAGAGATTTTTGGGGCTCATCTTCACGCCACGCTTTTCTTTTATGGCCTGTAGGTATAGCTGAGGGGTGGTCTCAACTATTTCCTTCTTACCGGCCATTACATCGTTTCTTATTTGATTAGGTATGTTATAGAAATAAGAGACTTCACCAGAAATCTCGTTGTGCTGAGATTCTATGTTTTCAGGGTTCCATCTTATCAGTCTTATGTTGTGTGGGTTCCTTGGGTATATGTCGTTTGGTTGAGCTGCCGCAGTTACGCCACAGTGCGGGCAGCGCAACTTGAACTCATAGCTAACAAATGACCAGTGCTCCCTCAATTTCTTAGCAGGAGCGCTAAAGCCACACGAAGTACACTTCAGAGTCTTTACGAGAGGATAGTGTATAGATACAAACACTATTCCATACACATGGTAGTCAAGACCAGTTTCAACTTGAAACGATCTGATGTCCAAGTGCTCTTGCATATAATCTGTCCAGAGCTTTCTAACATCAGCATCTTCGTGCTCAACCAACAGCTCTGTAATCGGATACTCAGCCAACCTAAACACAATCATGTTTATGATCGGTTGGGTTAGGAAGTAATACCTACACCAAAACAGAAGTATCTTTACAGATGGTGGTAGGTAGGTATGCGCTAGATCGAAAAACGGGTGTGGGTACGCTATACCAGAGGCAGCGTTTTGTATACGGCCCCTTGTACCGCCCGCATAGCGCCCGCTGCTCATACCGGGCATTGAAGGGTACGTGAAACTCATGACGCTAAACCTCTATTCATCAGATAATCAACGCCCTTGCCTACTGAACCAGCGATATACCCACTAGCATCGCCCACAGCATTTGCTGCCTGCATGGGCAATCCGAATCCAAATGGGTTAGCTACAGCTCTGCCGACGCCTTTGGCAACTTCCTCAGCTCTGCTGCTGTCTTCTGGTACCGGTCCAGAGATTCCGTAGTACAAAGGCATTACAGAGCCAGCTATAAGCGGAGCCTTCCACAACCCAGGTGCGCTGTGCCAGGCTTCGTTAAGAGACGCTTTCGCAACTGGCAATACACCATGCTCTTTCATCGCCTTTAGGTAACCAGGCAAACTAGTAAGCTGCCAGTCGGTAGCTTTAGCAACATGAGGATTACTAAGTCTTTTATTTAGCTCCTCTGTTGTACTGGTTATCTGTTCTGGCAAAGAACCTATTTTTCTATCCAGCAGGTGTCGCTTTAGTACAGATACCGGGCCTGATGGGTCTCCCACATGTTTTGCTTTTTCTTCTATGGCTTTAGCCAACTCGTCTTTATAACGCGCTACATCACCAGCTACACCATGCGTACCAAGGTCCATATGTGCCATGGCCTGTTCGTACGTCATATTCTTTGGTGTCCACCCAGTATAGCCGTGTAGCTGAGCCTGTCCGAACTGAGACAAGTTCCTCTCCACCATGGGCGATAGCTTGCTGATGGCACCACCTACCAGGCCACCACCCACGGCGCCCTTCAAGCCACCTTTGAGCGCCGACAAAGCAGCGTCCCCAACACCCTCACCACGTTCCCTGGCCTCGTCCCACTTGTTCTTGCCAAACCAAAGACCCCCCAAAGCAGCAGCAGTTAGTGGCGCCCCAACGCTGTGAGACACTGCTGTCTTTTCGATCTCATTGACAAAAGCCAAAACAGCGTGCTGCTTTGAGTAGCTCATTGAGGAACCACGTCCTTTAGTAGAGACATTTGTGCATTCAGCCGACTCCTACTATCTTCAAGAAAGATGTGGGCGGCCAACATTTTTCTAAGCTGTTCATCTTCTATCGTATTCCCGTGTGGCGCCTGTTTACTGGAACGCACCACGGGCCAACGCTCCGTTATCTTCTGTACGTTCACTGGATAATCAGAAACATCCAGAGTAACAAAGTCCAACGGTTCTATAGGAACAGCTATGTGGTCCATCATGTAGACAGACCTAACATACGCTTTTACTTCATCTGAGAATTCGTTTTGGCTCTGTATCTTAGTGGCTGTATCAACAGCTACCATGTACTGAGCCACTGTGAACAGTTGGGTGTTGTTTGGATCTGGCGGCACTCCGTGCAGGCCAGACGTTATCCATCCGAAAGTTTCCCATCTAGACCAGAAAGTGTCCACTAGATGCAGTGATTGACACGCGGCTATCTTCTGCATGTTGTAGCTGGATACGGTCATACCAAAATCCTTTGGAATAACCGTATCCAACGTTTCATACGACCAACCCAAATAGTCGACGCCGTACTTTCTGATCAACAAAAGGTCCAAAAACAGTGGGTGTGAGTCACTGTTCTTGAACGCATTTTTTAGAGTCACTGAATTCGTATCGTCCATGTCAGTCCTGGTTGAGTCTCTGATCCATAGACATAGTAGCTATTACTCGCTTCTCTGCCAGTGGTAGATGCTCAAACATACCAACAGGGTCTTTTACGAACTCCTCAAAAAAATCTTCGTCGAATCTTTCTTTTAGATGGCGGGTACCGTGAACAGCCAGCCTCTTAAGGGCTCCAAAGTTTGTGTAATGCGAACCCTCTGACCAAGAAAAGTTCTCCTTTTCTCCCGACTCGCTGGCGGTCTTACACATATCAGCGAATGTCACGAAGTAAGGGTCGTACAGCCTAGTATCGTAATATTCGACTATACCAGCTGTCTTATCGAACTCACCTAGAACGGTAGCCCACAGTTCAGGTGGCAGAGACCCCGCTTGCTCCGCTATCTTGTGCAGTACCTCAGAGCCAGTGAAATTACCACGCTCTTTGAGCAGCAAATCCCTAGAATTCAAATGCATGGCTATGCTTTCAGCCGAAGCATACTTAGTGCCACCATATCCTTTTATTTCGTCTGGTATAGAAACGTATAGATCGGCAGCCCTTTCGGCTACGGCCTGAGCATACTTTCTACGTTCGGATGGTTCAAACGCCACCTTATGCTTAACGAAATAAGCAGCAGCTTTCTTAACCTGCTCAGCCGTATCTATAGGATATTTATCACCCAATGCGTAGTGATTGGCTTTCTTTACCTGAACTTCTTTGGGTCTCTCACCACAGGCATCCGTTTTAGGACTCATGTTCATGGGCTTCATCTGTGGTGGCGGTGTGTTCTTCTCACCAGTGTTATCTTTTGTGGTCGGATTTAGATCCGACGACACCTTAACCGGTGTTTTATCTTTTCTTGTGTCCCTAGACATAGGCGCAGTAGCCGTACCGCTAACTTCTGCGTGCTTCACATAAAGCGCACCCTTTGGCACGCCCTTCAGTGCTTTGTCTGCTTCCTCGGCATCCTTTATGGCGCCCTGTACAGTGGCGATCCTGCCAGGAATACCGACAATAGTGCCAAGGCCCATAGCGATTTTTTCCAAGTCGGCAGGTACTTGAAGTCCGTACCATCCACACGCGATTGAGAGATTAGCCGCAGCAATCTTCTGCATGTGCTCTGGCAACTTCCCGCCATTCTCCATAAAATAAAGAACAGACAGGGCAGTGTTGCCTTCGTCTACACAAGCGTACTTCTTGATTTTGTGCTCGCCATCTTGAACTACCAAAGCAAAAACATCATCAGGTAGCTTGTCTCGGTACTCAGCCGTTACCTGCTGAGCTGTTTTTACAAAAGACGGCATATCTTGAACGCTACTAAAGAACTTCTTTAGCAGTGTGCCGTCATGATCGTCATACACATCCAAAATGAGACCGCTCGTATTCATAGGAAAACCTCACTCTCCTACACATCAAAGGTAATTGGATATCTGTCATAAGGAAACTGATAGATAAACATCTGTCAAGGAGAAATGCATGTCAGAAGAGCCTCCATGCTTCGGACTAGTTCATGTTGTCCAAACATGGACACCGAGTATAAAAGCATATGAAGAAAAGCTATCTCCATGTCTTGCACCGTCGAACTGTTCGCACTGCAATTCAGGCAATGAAAGAAAAAGGATGTTCGATTCAAATGATATCGAATGTACCGGGGGGTACGATCCAGGGTACACGGATGCGATAGACCGTATAAGACCTAGATGCGCGGTATATGATGCGTGCCGACACAAAATAACAGTACAGAGTGCGCAAATAGAGGAGGCAAAGAGACGGCAATATTTGCCTCAGTACAGGCCAGCTACACCGGCTGTTCCTATCGCGCAGGCAGCCACGGCCGGAAGGACTACGGTTACGCCACCATCAGCGAGTGGCTCACCATATATACAAACACATCACAGCAACAACATGGCAGTCAGACAACCAGCCATGACAGTAGTGCAGGACCACCTGCATGTACCGTCTATACTAGAGGCTGTGGAACCAGATGCACTGGAGGACGGTACCAAAGTACCAATAATAAAAAGGGTACTAGTAGACGGTATAAGGGCAGCACTTACCGCAGTAGGGGTACAGACTGCGAAATCAATAAGCAGCAAGCCCTGGATTAAGTAAAAAGATTGAGCATTCGAAAGAATGCTCTTTAGCTACTCAAAGGTGTCATATGCGCATACTAGTAAGAGACCCAAATAAAGGCTACCTAGACAACTGGTTTTGGATACCTAAAAAAGAGATAAACGTACCAATAATGAAAAATGGTCTGACTATAAAGGTCAAAGAAGGGAAGAATGAAGAAAACTATGTCTACCTGTTCAGGGAGACAGATAATCATCTACTTGTCGCCAGGGGAATGTACGACGAATCGGAGGCGTACAGCTTCGATATCATTGACGCTACCCCTGAGCTGAGTCCTCAAATACGTATTACCAGTAAGATAGAACTAGATTATTTGAATCGCAACGATACTACACAAAGAGATGCTTTTGAATCATTGACTAGAGACGGGATATTGTGCCTAGCGTGCGGCAAAGGTAAAACAATAATAGCTCTGCACTATATAGCCACAATAGGCGCACCGGCACTTGTTCTAGTACCGGACACACAACTACTGGAACAGTGGAAAGCACAGGCTCTAAAAAACCTGTGTCTAGAACCAAAAGACATAGGAGAACTAAAGAGTGCTACTAGGGTGTGGGACAGACCATTGGTACTAGGTACCTATCATACCGTTGCAGCTATGTCCGACAGTATGCCTGAGCAGATGAGAAGGCACTTCAGGACGGTCATATGGGACGAAGGTCACCATGTGGGAGCAGAAACATTCAGCAAAACCGCTTACTCATTTTACGGTAGGCGATTGATACTTAGCGCCACACCTGTGAGAAATGACGGTAGAGACCTAATCTATAGAAACCACATAGGTCCAGTCATACACAAAAACCTAAAACAAAGAATGTCTCCACAAGTCATTCTTTTGAACAGTGGTTGTGTGCTAGACCCTAACGATGAAAAAGTGGCACAAGAAATATGCGACAAGTCAAACAACTTTCACTACGTAAAACTAGCCATACATCTAGGTAGAAACATACCAAGAATACGCAAAATAGTGGATGTAATCAGAGTAGAAGCAGCTCAACAAAGAGACATACTTGTACTTTCTTATTCAACAGAAGAATTGTTCAACATATACTCCATACTTTGTAATCAAGCTATGTACAAAGATGAGACTAACGTACGCCCAAAAGATGTTGGCTTTGAAGATGTTGCACATACAGAAGAGATAGATAATTACGAGGAGCTTAAGCAGATATATGATACTAGAAGAGAACCTGGCCTATACGCCATACTAAGAGGACACGAAGCGCACATAGCCGTCATAAAAAGAAAGAAGCAGCTACGTAGACAATTTATAGCTAAGGCACTAACCGTAGCCGGAAGAAACGATATAGGGTTTGTAATAGAAGAAGTAAAAGCCGCTGGAAGAAAGGCAGCCATATCTAAAAGAGTGATATTGGCCGTAGCAAAATATGGAAAAGAGGCCTTTGATAAAGATAGTTTGTCTACGGTTATCATGTGTGAGCCTGTGGTAGAAGAAACTGCTGGTGAAGGTTCTTTGGCTCAGGTAATAGGTAGGGTTCTAAGGGCCCACCCAACGAAGCCAGCTCCGAGGGTCATAGCCATAAAAGACCAAGCTCCGCTAATAAGCGGTCTTTTCGCCAAAATGAAAAGGGCTCTGAAGAACTGGCCAGAGGACCAAGGTGGTCCGTTCGAGATCGTAGAGGTTTGACATGCCTGAAGAAGTTATTGTGTGTATCGCGTCTACATCCGGCATCAAGTATGTAGGCTCTATAAGAATGGAAGACTTTAAGAAAGAGATAGATACGCCAGGTAACTACTTGGCGATGCAAAACGCCATCGAGCTTGAAGAAATCATAGTTCAGCAAAGAACAAGTTTGGGAGGTGTTGCTCCTACCGTCATACCGTTGGTTAAGGGCCTATGCGGAACTGATTTTGGTAGTGTGTACGTAAAGCCATCGAGCGTAGTAATTCTAGACGTAAAGTCTCAACTGTTTAAGATGTACAAGGACTACATAGAAAACTGTAAATCAAAGGAAACCAGAACATCTCTAATCACATGAGACAGCTACAGATTATAAAAGAAGAGTATACAAACTGTGAGAGGTGCTCACTGTCCGAGCACAGGAAGCTAGTAAACGGTCAGATATGCTTCGGTGAGCTAAGCGGTCTGGGTAAGATAGTTTTTGTAGATGAGGCTCCTATATGGTCTGGCGAGTCTTCGGGATCTGCATTTGCTGGCACTACAGGTGAGTTCGTCAGAGGCGTCCTAGATAAAATAGGACTCAAAGACTACTACCTGACGCATTCAATCATGTGCAGGGCCTGTGACATGGTTATGGACGACAGTGGTCAGCCAATGATGCGTCACGGTCATATAATGTACAAAGATAAAGACCCACCCAAAGACAGCCAAGACGCTTGCCATGTAAGGCTGTACAAAGAGCTATATGCACTAGAACCATTTGCGGTGATAACTTTCGGGACCACTGCTACATCTGCTGTCCTAGGAAAACATGTGAACATAAATAGCTGTAGAGGAAAACCTTTCCACGCATATCATGACGGTAAAATACTACGTATAAAAACACCAGGTAAGAGCAACAGATTCTTCAGAAAGAGTGACGATTCCTACGTAGTGTCTAACTACGTACAACAAGTACCGTACCTAGTTATGCCTACATGGCACCCAGCAACCATTCTGAAGAATATAGGTGACATGAAGGGCAGGAGCGACAAAAACGAATTTATAGATGACATACGATACGTTACTAGAGCGTGGCGCTACTACGTTGAGCTACACAACAAGGAGACCCCGGCATGAAAAAGATATCCATTCAAGAAGTAGACGTAGCCGAGATACCTCAAGTTACTGCTTATGTGGAGGCTAAAGAACGTCTAGATAGGTTCATAACCGCGAATTCGGTAACGTTCATGGAGTATCAAAAGCTGCTAGACGACTGCAACGCCGCTAAAGACGATGCAGATAGAGTTGTACGAGAAATGAGAGTCAACTGCGGCCCGTTCAAAGTACACGCCGTAGTAAATAAGATACGCGGCAAAGACCTGGCTGATTTTGTCGGTCAATCCGTGTTCTTGCAGTACGGAGGCGTAATAGAGACTACAAACACATTTAAAATAAATGAAGACGACTACGAAAGAATGAAATCTGACGGTGTTATTCCCCCAGATGCAAACTTTGAAATACAAGAACTTAGATACAAGAAATGAAGTATTACGTTCATACGAAGATTGGAGATAAAGAAGAAATGAAACAAGGCTCAACTGTTGTGGACGAATACGTAAGAGACCCATCAAAAGGAAAAGCTAGGATCAGAATAGGAATGGGATTTTCATCTGACTTCGGCCAAATTAAAGTGTACGCAGAAGTAGAACTAGAGTGCGACCAGAACGAACACATGCTCGAAGAAGCAAAAACTAGAACTATGAGAGAAGCACATGAACTAGCCATGGATGCGTTTGATGTGGCCTCAGCAACGGTGAAGCAGTGACACCTATATCTGGGATACCAAAATTTGATGCTGTGGTGGTTTATGACGGTGAGTTCAAGCACGAACACGGGGGCTTCTCCGTGTCTGTCAGAACGGCCCTTGTAAATACAAAAACGGGTGGTACTATGGCGTTCTCCCACGGCACCAGCGCTGTCATGAGCGATGAGACCAAAGAACTTTTCCAAAAGTTTCTCGCCAGCTACGAACAAGATGTACTACGTGTCTTGTTCGATGGGCCCACCAGCGCATCAAGCAGCGAGTCTGGCATCGTTGCCGCTTGGGCCAGCAAAGAACCCGAGCCAGGTTTAAAAAGCCCCCGAAAGGGGGCTTTCTGGTCTAGAAAGGAGCCTCATGGCTAGTCCGTCTACTATACTTTTGTCTAAGATAATCGGTAGCGGTGGCAAAGCTTTCGACCTACTGACCCATGTGCTCGAAGAAGGTATCACTGCTGAGCACATGGGTACGGCAAGTGATAAGGCCATATTCTTCACCCTGTGCGACTACGCTAAAAACCCAACCACCAAACTAGCCGTTTTCGGCCCCAACATGATGAACGAGTACTTCCCCTCGTACGATCTTGTTGATGACGAAAGCATGACTATCGATGCAATAATACACGAAGTCAAAAAAGCAAAAGCCAGAATATCAGTTCAAGACTTGCTGCTAAAAGTAGCCGCTGCAAAAGATGACGATCCAGTATACGCAGCTCAGCTACTCCTGACTATTTCGCAAGAGATAGTTCAAGAGAACTCGTCTAGAAGAACAGACCATACATTCTCAGACATGTTCGATGAGATACTGTTCGACTACGACAAACTGGCAAGTGGAGAAACCAATTGTGTTCTACCTTGGCCGTGGAGCGATGTGACGAACATAACCGGCGGCATAGAAGGAGCCGATTTTAACGTCATATACGGAAGACCAAAAAGCATGAAAACGTTTGTTCTCTGCTATTTGTTGGCCTTCGCGTACGCGATAGGACATAGGGTGGTCATATATACCAAAGAAATGACACCCAAGAATATACTGATGCGCATAGCTGCTTTCTATATCAGAGCGGCTTACGGAGACGTAAAATTCGGTCGCTTGAACAGCGATATGAGAGATACGTTCTACCAATTCAAAGACGTTCTGAACGAAAAGAAAGCCGCATCTAATGGATACAATGACATCATAGTTCTGTCTGGTAGAGACGTTGGTGTGGGCAAGGACACACCGATGTGGATAAGGAGCAAGATAAACCACTACAAGCCTTCTGTAGTAGGTATCGACGGTTTCTACCTGATGTCTTCCGATGAAGGCTCATCCAGAGCACAAGAGTGGCAAAGAGTTATGGGCATCTCCAGAAGCTTGCGCGGCATACCGCTCGACTTTGGCGTACCTATCATCGGAACAACACAGGCAAATAGAACGGCAGACAAAAAAGAGGAAGCGTCTAGCTCTGATATTGGATACAGCGATGCTATCGCTCAAGACGCAACCCTATTCGCTAGGTCCATACCTAACTACATAGATAGAACTATCACTCTGAGTGTAGGCGGTGCCCGTGAGTACAGCCTGGATGGTTTTAAGATTCATGCAAAACCATGTACTAACTTTGAGTTTATAGAGGTTTTGAATAAGTACGCTATTGAAACAGAGAAAACAAGAGACGATCAAGAAGCTCTTAAAGAAGAACTGACAGAAGAGGTGGCTAACAAAATAGCTAAGAAGAAAGGCAAGTCCAAAAAAGAAACAGAGCTTGAACAAGCCCTTAAAGATATCGTACCAGAAAACATAGACGGTCTATTATGTCTGCGAGAGAAGAAGTTTACCAAATAATAGAAAACAGGTTCGGCTATGTAAAGAGATCTGGTCCAAACAACGTACAGGTGACATGCCCATTTCATACAATGGGTAGCGTAGTAACGCACACGTTGGCTATATCCCTAGTAAACGGCCTATTCTTCTGCTTCTCGTGTCACGAGAAAGGGACGTTTAGAAACCTACTGTGCAAGCTGGGTGGTTCCAGGGATGTAGTAAACAGGCAATACAGGTTTCTTCTGGAAGAACTGGAAGAGGCAACACCACCTGACAAAAGCAGTGTGAGACCCAATGTGGTCACACTAGAACCTCTATCTGAGTCCGTGCTGGGTCTATTTGACTACACACCACTGGACCTGGTTAAAAGCGGATTCAACAGAGAAACGCTTTCCTACTTTGATGTAGGATTCGATAAAAAGAACATGCGTATAACTTTCCCACTGAGAGACTTCAGGGGAAGATTGGAGGGTATATCTGGCCGAGCAGTAATGCCAGGGCAAGCGCCAAGATACAAACTATATGACACCGAGTACCTACAATGGGGTCTAGCTAGGAGAGAGATAGTCAAAAGCCACATACTCTGGAACTTTCACAGAGTTTACCCAGAGGTGTTTTTTACTAACAAATCCCCTCCTGTTGTGTTGGTCGAAGGATTCAAGGCGTGCATGAAACTTCACCAATCTGGTATAAGGAACACAGTAGCACTACTCGGCTCAATGCTAACGTTTGAGCAAGAATGGTTGCTAACCCGTATGGGTTGTCCTATATACTTGATGCTAGACAACAACGACGCAGGTATAAAAGGCTCCATAGACGCAGCAGCAAGATTGTCACTCACAACATCTGTCTATTTTTTGCCGTATCTGAAACAAGTAGAACAACCAGATGATTTGAGTGAGTTTGATATACAGTCATCGTATGAGACACCGAAACCTCTGATAAATTGGGTTTTGGAAAACAGAAAAGGAAAAGAGTTTCATGTCATTCGGGAAAGATCCAAACGTGTTGAACAAGCTGGATAAGTACGGAATTAAGCCCGGCTCGCTTTCGCTGTCACAGCGAGAAAGAGCGCTAGCCGCTATGTCTGGCGGCGGCGGTACCAGACAGGGACCGTTCCTATCTAAATACGATCCCGGCTTCAGACCGACTGAACTGGCCGGTAAAAGCGACAAGATACGCCTCATACGGGGTTCTTATAAGTTGCAGATACCGAGTAGGGTAGACCGCGAAGACGGTTCTTGGGGATTCGAACTGTATGAAACAGAATCCGAATTCTTTAAGTTTGTTCAGCATTACAACGCAAGAAACAAGAAATCAACCATATGTAGCGGCGGACCTCTGCACTTTACTAGAGAGCACAGAAAGCCGTGTAGAGGTTGCGACATATTTTATGAGTTCAAAAATTCAAATGTTGAAGCTGGTTATGTAAGTAAATCCCACAAGTATGTATGGAATGTTCTACACATACACAAATATCACGAGGTACCTCAAACTGACTTCAAAACGAAGCAGATAAAGGTAAACCCGAGGACCAACCAACCATACATGACATGGGAGCCATGTGTGGGTAGAGGTTGCCAGCACTGCCAAATGTCAGCGAAGGTTGTGGACGCGATGATGCGCCCATTCAAGCTGTCCAAATTGCAGCATCAGTACTTGCTGGAAAAGAATAGCTCTGTTGAGAATGATTGCACATCGTGTGGCTCTCAGCAGAGCATAGAAACCACAATGTGGCTGTGCTCAAACTGTGATAACCCAATCATAGACTTGACCAGCACCTCGCTAACAGACGAGCAGATATCTGCTCTAACCAGCAGACCCTATAATTGCCCTAAGTGCAAAAACATCGGTCTACTGCAAGAGAAGTTCTGGTGTACTCAATGCAATGATGCCAGAAGAGCATCGTTGTTTGACGTAGACATAGATATACGAACGGTAGTAACTGATCCAGGGAATCCTGGGCAGCCACAAACCAAGAAGACCCAGCTAGACATGGTTCGTATATCGGCGCCTTCTGTTATAGATCCAAAATACAGCAAGATGGCTGTACCCTTTGATTTTCCAAGGGTATACGTGCCAGATAGCTGGAGCGACCAGATCAATGTGTACGGAGAGCCATCACCAGAAGAAGGCACACCGGTACATTTTGAAGATCGAACTGTAGAGGACGACGACGAAGAATCTGTTGAGTTATTAAACGAACAGAGACGAGAAGAGGGCCTGCTAAGCGGGCCCTTTTCTTTTTTACCTACGAGGTTTCTATGGCATGGAATGTAGAACTACCAGATGCCGAATGGTTTGATTTGACATCGCACGATATAGACAAACTTGTAGTGGATGTGAATTCGGCCGTAGAGATAGCAATAGACACAGAGACATCCGGTCTAGATACGGCTCGTGATAGGGCTTACTACTGGTCCATAGCTTTCGCAGACCGTCGAATAAGTATGCCGGCAAGTACTTTTCCATTCTTCAAAGAGGCGTTCACAGACCCAAACAAAATATGGATCATGTGCAACGCCAAATTCGATATGCACATGCTACAGAATTGTGGGGTTTGGCTGGAGGGTACGATAGCAGACGTATCAGTCATGCACGCCTTGCTATATGAGGAAAAACCACACGGCCTTAAAGAAATGACTCACCAAATACTGGGGTGGACATGGCGTAGTTTTGAATCCACATTTGGCAAGATCGGCAAAGAGGAAGGAAGCAGACCTCTAGACCTACTTATGGAAATGGAGCGCAAGAATAAAAGCGCACTTGTTGAGTACACAGCAAACGACGCCTACGGAACTTTGAAGCTATACTATGCGTTGTTGCAAGAACTAGAAGAGGCCAATACTTACTCGCTATACCCTGATAAGTACCCTACTCTTCTGGAATACTTCTTCATGTTGTGCGCACCTTTTACAAAGGTGCTGTACGAATGCGAAAGAAACAGATTTAAAGTAGACACAAAGAAACTAAAAGACCTAGAAAAACCAATGCTGGATGAAATAGCTTCCATAGAAAAGGAAGCTTGGAAAATAGCTGGTAAGCCAATCAATATTTCTTCCAACCAACAGCTAGCGAAATATCTTTTTGAAGAAAGAGGTATAAAGACTAAATCAGGTAATAAATCCGTAGACAAAAAGACACTTGATGAAATAGCAGATAAAGATCCCATAGTACCGATAGTGGTGAGGCACAGGAAACTCAGCAAGATACTAAAAACCTACGTTTACGGCATAGATAAGATGCTGATTAACGGTAGAGTAGGCTACAGATTTAACCAAGACATAGCCAGAACTGGAAGACTTAGCTCAAGCAACATAAACGTACAAAACATACCAAGACCAGACTCAGATAAATTTGGTATGCGCAAAGCTTTCATATCCAGTGAAAACTGTAGTCTCATAGTTATAGACTACGAACAGCTTGAGATGAGGCTACTGGCGGCAGCCGCCATGGAGCCAGATATGATTGCCATCTTTTTGGAGGGCAAAGACATACATATGGGTAACGCCGAACTGGTATTCGGCCCAATACTAAGCGATGAGTTGAAGAGAGAGATAACTTATAAAGACTTCATTTGGGCTAAGAAAACAGAAGGTGCGCTAAAGCAGGACAAAACTGGTGACCTTGCGAAAACAATAACACCTCAGCAATTGCATGAAATAGAAAGAATCATGTGGGCTAGGCAAGCAGCTAAGGCAATAGGGTTTGGTCTAAATTACGGGATGGGAGCCAATTCTCTGGCGTCCAGAATAGGCTGCACGGTGGATAAGGCCGAAGGCCTTATCGAGCTATACCTGGGTAGATATCCGGCTGTTAAGCACTTCTTTCAATCCGCTGTTGAAGAAGCAGTTACCTACGGATACGCCTTTACTGTTCTTGGACGTAGAAGGTACCTTAAAGAGCTTCGGTCACTCAAAAGGTCTGACATAAGCAGAGCGCAAAGACAGGCTAGCAATGCTCCTATACAAGGGTCTGCCGCTGACGTAGCTATGTGCGCAATGCTTAAGGTAGAAGCTCTAGGACTGAAGAAAAAATACGGCTGCAAAATGCTAGTTCAGGTACATGACGAACTTGTGTTCGAGTGCCCTGATGAATATGTAGATATATGTCTACCAATCATAAAGGAAACCATGGAACATCCGTTTCCTACAGATCTAGCTGTACCGCTAACTACATCTGCCGCTAAAGGTAAGAGCTGGGCGGAAGCTAAATGATAGGTAAGATACAAAAGAACGAAAAAGAGTTTCTGAAGCGGGTATCTGAGAGATCTGCGACAGATATAGATACCGTGACATTGGTATATGATGCTATAGCGGCCATCATTAATCACGAAATACGAAAACGTAAATTCGTGAATATACCAAGAGTCGCGCACCTGGTAAGGTCTGGTAAAAAATGCTATGGTAGCCTCTATACCAGGCTCTCAAAGGAGGATAAGAAAGAATGCTACCTAAATCGGAAGAGGAAATGTCTAAGTACGGGGTCGATGAAACGGCCATGGGAACTACCGACAGAGGTGTTAAGACTGCATCCGACGTTTATAAGTGCCCTAAGTGCGGTAGCAGGCCGGAAGTTCATGGCAGGGTACTGGTGTGCAACAACTGTGGTACAGAGCCGTTCGAGACAATAAATCGTTTAACGAAAACAAATCAACCCCTCTGTCATAAGTTTTTATGGGAGAGGGGTTGTTTCTTTTAGGAGCCAACATGTCGAACATGTCGAAAGATAAAGCGAAAGCAGCCATAGCGGCCATCAAGAAGATCAACGACAAAGAGAGTCTGGTTGTACCTAGCAGCCAAGCACCAAATGCGTTCTTTCTAAGAAGACCAACAGGAATAATCACCGTAGACGAAGCCCTTGGGGGCGGGTTTCCAGCTGGAGGCCCGTCACTCATATCTGGTGTAGAGCATTCATGTAAGTCATTTCTTCTGGATATGACTTTCAAAATGCATCAAAAAGTATACGGTGATGAATCGTACATAGCTCTAGCCTGCACAGAACATCCTAGGGATTACTTTCTGATGCGTCGTATGGGTATTGAGATAGCTATACCCAAGATAATGGTTGAAGAAAGAGAAACACATAGAGTTAAAAACGGACTTCCACCTTTTACTAAAGAAGAAAAAGAAGCATTCAACAGACAAATAGGAAGATTCGACATAATCAAGGGTCATAACGCCGAGGCGTATTACGACAACATACTGTCGATACTAGACTCTGGAGCCTACGGAATAGTAGCTATAGACAGCTACAACGCGCTGTCACCCTCGGCTGAAATGGATACCGAAGATAAGGGTTTTGAAAAAGACCCTAGACAAGGTGCCCTTGCGACTGTCACTACTAGGTTCTTTCAGCACTACTACAACAGAATACTCAGCTCTAGCCGTCACGAAACCTCTCTGCTGTTCATAGGTCAGGTACGTGCCAACAAGGATAGGGCCAATGCACCTGGACCAATGCAAAAGTTTATTCCAGAAAGGAAATTCATAGGCCCAAGTGCTTTGATGCATGCGCTACTGGTACACATAACTCTTCAAGTAGGCGCTAAAGAAAAAGAAGAAGAGCGTGACAAAAACACCAAAGAAAAGAAGAAGGTACAAACAGGTAAAGAAATAAAATTCACTATAGCAAAAGGTAAAGCAGGTATACACGATGGTGCTACAGGTGAATTCGACTACAGTTACGACTACTTCGCTAGAGAGGACATGCTGCTGGTTACGGAAGCCTTGCGTGTAGGCGCTATCGTAGAAGACAAAGATAAATACTATGTCGTCAATATGAAAAACGATGTTGTTAACTATGGAAACAATGCACCGCTTGGCCCCTACAAGAGTCTGTCAGACATAGAAGACTTGTTGGAAGAGCCCGAAATACGAATCATGCTCATGGACCTCACTCTTACCAGGAAGAACGTGGAATGTCGTTTTCGTTTACCATACAAGTATTCCCTGAAAGCGGTACTTGTCCTATTTGCGGTAGAGAACGTGCTGATTCGTATCTTCTAACTGCACAAACGGTAGCAGACATAGCTGAGCTTGTTTGCTGTCGCGGCTGCATTGTATCAAGACCTATAGGTATGGAGTTCTCTGACATAAACGTAGAAAAGAAGAAGGGTAGAATAGCCCCAGATCACAGGACAAGGAAGGTAGCTACGAAGCGAGAGAAGATACTCGCCGAGGAAATTGGCGGTAAGCTTCAACCAGCATCAGGGGCTACGCCTAGGGCCAAAGGAGACGTACGCAAAAAAGGTAAGTGGAATGTAGAGCTTAAAAGCGTACAGACCGCTGACAGTTTCCGCGTATCAAAAGGGCTTCTACACAAAGCTCAATCAGCTACAAAAGGTAATGAAAAGTCAGCTCTAGTAGTTGAATTCGTTAACAGAGCTACCGGAGACGCTGACGAGTCCTACGTAATCATGTCAAAGTCTGACTGGTTGAAAGCTATAGGAGATACGGATGAGAAGTCTAATAGAAAGCCTAAGTGACAGATACGATGATTTCCTTAAAAGGAAAGACCAAGACAAAAGAGATGCTGGCGTACATGCCTCGGAAATATCTAAGTGTCACAGACAAGCTGTGTACACAATGATAGGTGAAGAGAAGCGCGGGCATACGCCTGTTATGTGGAAGCGTAGGTTCGATCTAGGACACGCTGTACACGATATGCTTCAGCGACAGTTTAAAGACATGGCTAACGAATCGCCAGATATATACATGTCTTTTGAAGCCGAAGTGCGAATAGACTCAAGTACTAGTGCCATAGCTAAGGAGCTGGATATAGTATCCAGCTGCGATGGTGTGTTTACTTTCCACACTGAAGGTAAGCCCATAAGAGTAGGTCTAGAGATAAAGACCATATCAAACGACGGATTCAAGATTCTGTCTGGTCCTCAGCCAGACCACATAGAACAGGGACACGTATACATGGCGTGTCTCGGCCTTAGCCATATGTGGTTTCTTTATTACAACAAGAACAGCCAGGTAATAACAAATTCCAAAGGTGCCTATCTCGTAGATTTCGATGAAAAGCTGTGGGATAGGATATACAAAAGAATACTCTCATTTCATGAACATAAAAGAAAGAAAACACTACCTATCAAAATGGATGGATCGCACTGCGAGTTCTGTAAATACTCGTGGGTATGCGAGCCTCCTTATTTGCTGAAAAGGGAGATGGACAACGATCTTATCGTGAAGCTAACGAAAGGAAGAACATGAGCGGTCAGTACGATGATATACCTATCATAAATACGGTTGCTACTGGTGTAACCAGGACGCCACTAACAAACTCTGGTGGTGGACTAGGCAAGCTATCAAAAGAGATGGCGGCCGGTGGAGAGTCCCTCAAGAAAGAGATACTCAATAGATGGGCTACAACTGAAAAAGTCATAGCAAATCTAGAGAAGCTGAGTATACCAAGCCCGAGGAATAACTTGCCGCCACAATACGAAATGCCGAAGCTCATGCCCGATGATCTATCAAGGTCAAATACGGCTGACTATACGGAACGTTTCGTGAAGTTTAACGCTTGGCTATCTTATGTAAGCCCGCATCTAGCTGAAACAAAGGCCCGTCTCATAGAAGTACAAAACGCTATGAAGATATTGGAGGCCAAGCTGAGAAAAGAATTGAGAGGCGATAAGGTAGCAGGCAAAAGGTCTGGTATGAGCGCAGAAGAAGTACAAGACGCCATACTATTGAACCCGGATTACCAAGATCTGCTGGAACAAGAACAGTATTTTACTCAAAGCAAAATTCTGCTAGAATCTATATGTGAAGAACTAGGATCTGCCATGAAAATAATCTCAAGAAACATCGAGTTGATAAAGCTAAAGAGTGGCGGAACAAATAGAGAGAATAACCTTGGCTACCGTCAGTTCGACAGATGAAGGACTGTGGATAGTAGAGCTTGGATACCTGCCGCCTTCTATTAACGAAGCCTACCCAAGCTCAGGTAACAAACGCTTTCCATCAAAAGCTCTAAAAGACTTTAAAACCAACGCTAAGTACGATATAAGCAAACAGCTAAGCAAGACTAAATCACCAGAAAAGAACCACCCTTACGGTATCGTCATACAGCTGTTTATGCCGGACATAATTAACAAAGGGTGGCCAAAGAAAGCAGCTAACAGGTACAAGCACGTTGACGTAAGCAACCGAGTGAAATTCGTTGAAGACGCCATGGCAGAAGTGCTAGACCTAGATGACGAGCACAACTTTATTGTGATCGCCACAAAAAGTTTCGGGCCACAAGAAAGAACAACAATTATCTTGTGGAGATGCGACATAAGAACTATGGATCTAACAGAACTGCAACCAACCATGATTTGATGTTTGAAGAAGCTAACAAAAAAGAGCTAGTGACGGTCGCTAGGTCACTAGGACACGATGCCCATGAAGAACTAGCTAAAGAAAGATTGATCTCTCTTCTAGAAAACGACGAACATCTAGAAGAATGGGAAAGAAACCCAGTAGATAGCATCAGAGATAAATTGATGTCTTTTCTACTGGAAAGATGGAGGCAGGTATCACCGCAGCTGACATGCCCAGCAGCAAGCGGAGACCCCTACTCCTGTTACGAATGCGTTGACGCACAAGTTTTGGTTTGCTTGGCTATGAATGCTGAGCACAAAGACAAGATTCTGGCCACAAAAGCCGTACAAAAAAGGAGATTGCCCATGACCATGACAGTTAGAGCTGAAGCAAAGACACCGGAAGAATACATCAAGATGGCTGGGGAAACCCCGCTGGATGAAAAGGTATTGGCGGCAATACCGCCGATACATTTGAGGGGCATGATGAGCGCTATAGGCGCCTACACACCTCAATTCATACTGCTAGAAGTCCCGAAGAAAGTTAGTTACGCCAGTCAGGCCCTAAAGTTGTTTAGGGCAAAAGGAAAAGAGTTTTTTACAGATAGTGTCAGAACGGCCATAGTGGATGCATCCAAGGAGGGGAGGGTGCTTCCTGAAGTAGCAGACAGTACCCCCTCCGTACCCACAGCACCCGCTCAGGCCCCAGCCGCACCAGCCGCACCAGCCGCGCCCACAGCGGCGTCTGTTGCATCGGCGCCTACGGCGGCGCAAAAGAGCCTTAGAAAGCCCAAGATGGCTGTAGAAGCACCAGCCGCCGCAGAAGCCCCGCCTGTTCCACAGGCCACAACACCGGCTCCAGCTCCAGCGAGTGGGGCTGCACAACAAATATTGGCCATCGTATCTGAGATGGCTAAGAAGCTAGAGGATTTGGGGGCAACTCAAATCGCTATGCTCAATCAACAAAATGAAATCGCCAAAGCTATCAACTCCATGGCCGTGGCTGTAAGGGAAACAAGCAAGATGGCTGATGATACAGCCAGGACAGTGCAAGAAACTATAGAAGTAAGAGAAACGCTGTCCAAGCTCGTGGCCATGCAGGCCATGGCCAATGCCCAACTGCTGGGCATGGAAATAGCGGAAGTTATAGACTCAGCAAAGTCTATAACTTCTACAGTAGTGGAGTCCGTAAAGGGAAAATTAGTGCGCCGAGCAACACAGAGTACATGGATGTGGAACAACCAACATCTGTACAATCTGTGTATGCTCTGGCGAAAAAAGCAAACCTGTTCATACCGGATGGTCTGCCTCTACAAGAGGCTTTGTCTTGGTTTAACAGGTATGTAGTGTAAACATAAGGCCGGATATCCGGCCTTATGTTTTTAGTTCTTCGAAACCAGAACTACAACAGTGACCGTCACAATGGTCATGGTAAGAACCCCTCCCATGAATGGAACAACTGGAGATTTGTACCAAGGGTCAGGTTTCGTGAGTCTATCTATTTGTTTCTGGTACTCAGATAGCAACAACTCAGAACGTTGCTTCTCAAGTCGTAGTTTCTCTTCTAGCGCACGTTCTTTGGCCGCAGCTATGGCGCGTTCACGTTCTACGTCTACACGGAGTCTGACATGGGCCTGCTCCAAGAAATTGGCCCAACGTAGAGCCGTATCAGAAGAAAACAGCTGGCCTGCGAACTGTGCCTTGTCTCCCTCTTTGATAGATACTATTTTGTCGTCTCCAGGCGGTACAGCTTTAAGCGGCTCGGGTTTATATTCCTGAGCAAATGAAAAGGACGAGACAAGAAAAATGGCGAACGACAACGATTTTGAGCGCATGCTTAATCACCTTACCGGTAGTGAACCATCTGGCCTCTTGACTGATGGAGAAATCATAAAGCTTCTAGACAAAGAAGAAAACTCCATAGTCTTTCCGTATCTAAAGAAGTCAGTACGTCAGGAACCAATGGATATCAACGGCGTACTCACCAATGTGAAGATAATAAGCCGTGGTATATCTACGGTTGGCTACGATATAACTGCTGGGGACAAGTGGTTCGTTAGGACGCCAGACTCTACGCACGTAGACCCTAAAAACGGTGGCGCACCACTTCAGCAGCTACTACCAAAAGAAGGGCCTACTGGTTCTTACGTATGGATACCTGGCAACTCCACTGTATTCGGTGAAACACTGGAATACTTCCGAATGCCAGAAAATATAATGGGGCTGTGCATAGGCAAGTCTACGTACGCTAGGTGCGGCGTGAATCAGCTTATCACCCCAATAGAACCAGGATGGCACGGTAGACTGACGTTGGAAATTCAGAACGCCAACCCCGTACCTGCCAAACTGTATATAGGTGAAGGAGTGTGCCAGGTTCTATTCTTCAGAACTGCTGTCGCGCCCCTAATTTCGTATGCAGCCAAGGGCGGAAAGTATCAAGGAGATAAAGGCTTCTCGGTGCCAAAAATGTAGAAATAAGCCCAATGTTGTTATAAGACATTGGGCATGTGGGTATAGCTCAACTGGTAGAGCATAGGATTCTAAATCCTTATGTACGGGTTCAAGTCCCGTTACCCGCGCTAACGAAACGCTAAAAAGATGCACAAGTTCACCTATTACGAACCACTGGTACCCATATACAAAGATGTACACCTAGTGCTGGAACAGTATGCTGGCGCAGCTACAGACGACCTGAACATAGGTTACTTTGTAGATGCTTTTACAAGGATAGAGTACCCGGTAGAAAGCTATCGGTTTTGTGGACATATAGGTTACAGCGGAACGTTTTATAGAAAAGAAGGATATCTATACGTACACTGCGATGAAATGGACTTGAACGATCACACAATGGAAATAATAGAAGTAACAAATGAAGTACTAGCAGAGATACGTGGCTATTACGTGGATGTGTACCCGCCAAAATGGAGCGCACCTGATTGGCTAACAGAAGTACTATAGATCTTATAGAAGATGCAAATAGCGTACTAGAGTTGAGTGCCTACGTACATAAAGCAATCAGCATAACAGCTAAAGAATCCACAAATAGACGCATGGAGATATTGTACAGAATTTTTAATCATGCGATGCTTTGGTTTTTCTTCGAAGAAAACAGCGATTCTGTATCTAGGTCTATCGAGTTGTGTATACCAGAAAGCAAATATATTGCGGTATACGTAGGCGCAGGAGTACCAATTAGTGCAGGTAGAATAATAGACACAGAATTCCTAACAGAAGTGTTCGCACCAGAATACATACTAGAGCACGTCGCGAATAAAAACAAACTCGCTGTAATAGCAAACACTTACAACTACAGTTTTGTAATTAGCGGTAAACGCGCCATAGGAAGGCGTGACAAAAACTACCTAATAACCGATTATGTTGTAGTTGAAGGCAAATCACAAGAAGAAATATACGCTATAGCTAAATCACAGATAACAAGATTTTCGTTTGCCCCAAACAAAAAGAGGTCTGTATGAAAACCAGATGGAATCCTATTATGGTAGGAGTTCTAATAACAAAGATGCCAAATGTAAACGCAGCTAAACAAGCACTTAGAGCAATGGGGTACCCAAAAACAGAAAGGTCTATAATAGTAAAAGCCAGGTCTATGGGAATAAAGATACCAAAGCCGAATATAATAACAGTGGGAGAAGCAGAAAGGCGAAGTGGTTACTGTCGCAATAAGCTATTGGGGGCCGTGCTCGACCTTGAGCTACAACTCAAGAACGCAATGACAGCTAATGCGAGTTATAAAACGTCAAGATACGGCTTGACGAAAGAAGAATGGGATTCTGTGTATAACTACCTTAGAGATAATCCAAGACCATTTCTAGAGTATGTTCTTGTACGTAAAAGAAAACCAACGAAAGCGCGAATAACAAAGACGACAGTGATAAAAGCAGTAACAGCAACTAACGTAACAGACCTAAAAGTAGCTTCGCTAGAAGACGAAGGTCTTTGGTTCATGTAGCCATCTTTGACACAAAGTTTGAAACATAACTTTGTGTTTTTTAGCTACTCAAATCGGGTATGATGCCTTTATGGGACTACTCGACGATTTGCTAAAGATAGCTGAGGTAAAAACACCGTTGTTGCCTCATCAACAACGTGTAGTAGATCGCATTCAGAAAGAAGACCAACCTGGGTTGTTGGTTGTTCATGGTCTGGGTAGCGGTAAGACTCTTTCAAGCATAGCTGCACAAGATGCTCTGGGGGTACCTAGCACCGTTGTTGTTCCAGCCGCGCTTAGGGACAACTACGCTAAAGAGAGGGCCAAGCATCTGAAGGGGCATAAGCAGCCGGCTCATATAGAGAGCATTCAGAATCTAGCTGCGAAAGGAACCACAGAAGAAAACCCACTTATGATTGTGGACGAAGCGCACAGAGCTAGGGACATAGGTAGCGCTACCTTTCGAGCAATAAAAAACTTGGGGGCACAGGCGGATAAGAGACTTCTGCTTACTGGTAGCCCTTTCTACAATCATCCAGCTGATATAGCTCCACTCATAAACCTTGCCGCTAATGCAAAGATACTGCCGCACGACAGAAAAGACTTCGAATCTGCGTACATAACTGAAAAGGTAGTGAAGCCGTCTTTTTGGGACAAGCATATAAACCAAGCTACGCCTGGAACGATTCAGGTTCTTTACGACAGAAAAGCACCAGAACTGAAACAGAAGTTCAGTAAATGGGTTGACTACCATCCGGGGACAAAAGACAACTTTCCCGATGTGGAGACCAAGCAGGTACAGGTAGAACTTACTCCTGACCAGCTGAAGCTATATGACACCCTCATGGGTCAAGCGCCCCCATGGGTGGCCGCAAAGGTCAAAAGAGGCCTGCCTCCCAGCAAGCAGGAGTCTGCCATGATGAACAACTTTCTTGGTTCGGCCAGACAAGCTGTGAACACCACAGCGGGGCTTTCCAAGGAAGATGCTGTCATACACCAGCCTAAGATAGACAAAGCCTTCGAAACACTAAAGAAAATGATCGATGAAAACCCTAGGGCGAAGGCTCTGGTTTACTCGAACTGGCTGGAATCGGGCATAAACCCGTACAAAGCAAAGCTACAAGAAGCTGGTGTACCTTTCGGTGAGTTTACGGGTGATATAGCGCACAGTAAACGAGACCAAATGGTGCGTGATTACAACGAGGGTAAGCTGCGAGCACTGTTGGTGTCATCTGCTGGCGGTGAGGGGTTGGACCTGAAAGGTACCAGGTTGGTACAGATACTAGACCCACACTGGAACAGAGAAAAGCTGAAGCAACTAGAAGGTAGAGCGGCCAGATACGGCAGCCACGCAGATCTTCCCCCAGAAGAAAGAAAAGTGTTGATCGAGCACTACCTAGGTGTTCGGCCAAAAGGTTTGATAACCAGGTTCAATGAAAAGTGGCTAAAGAGAACTCCTGATAAGGCAGTTGACGAGTACTTGTCAGATATGTCGCAAAAGAAAGAAGACCTGATAAAGCAATTCAGAGATCTTCTTCCGCAGCACGAGAAAACAGCGTCAGACAAGGTACACAAGAAAACTGAATTTCAAGGAATTCCTGTCCATGTAGATAGACCAAAGGGATTCCTACAGAAGTTTGACGGTAAGAACGGTCTGCCTGCCTGGACCAGAAAGTACAAGACAGACTACGGCTTTATACCTGGCACGAAAGACAAAGACGGAGAGGAGACAGACGTATATCTAGGCCCGAACAAAAATGCTGATAAAGCATTCATCATAAAGCAAATGTTGAACGGCAAGTTCGACGAAAACAAAGTAATGCTAGGATTTAACTCTGAGGGAGAAGCCAGGAAGATGTTTCTAGCTCACAGTAGTCCTGCCTACAAAGACACCATAATAGGCCGTATAGATTCAGTTCCTATGGACGATTTCAAAAAGTCTATAGGTTTCCTAAAGACAGCCGGTAGCGCCAACTTTAAGATGACAGATGAGGGTAAGAACGAATTGGCGGCAAATAAACTGCGCCTACAACTAGCCAGTGCCGGTCGTGTTGGTTTTAGCGCTATAAACCCAGTAGTGGGGATGTTTAGCGGTGCGCTGCTACCCAATCTTCTCAACAGAAACGTCGATGAACGAACCGTAAGATCGTCTCTATTTGTACCAACCGCTACTAGCCTACTAGCTGGTGCTGGTGCTGGTGCTCTAGGTGGTCTTATGGCGGAGAGCTACGCACCTAGTCTAATAAAAAATCTGGCGGTTGAGGCTAATAAAAGCCCGGCTAAAGCAAACGCTCTTGAAGAGGTAGCTAGAAGATCCCTTCTAGGGCAAACAGTGGAAGATCTGAGAGAGAACGCTCCAAAAGCCGGCCTATCAGCCCTGATGACCGTACCAGCCTACGTAAGAGGATTTGAAAATCCAAAAACTAGGGGACTAGCAACTCTATTGGCAGGTACACAGATAGCTGGTTTGTTGGGCAAATCAGTATCGAACGCAGTATGGGATAGAGACATAAGCAGGATGGCCCTGTCTCAGTTGGATGCAGCTAAGAAATGGAAAGAAGACTCCGATATATCTAAGTTGCGTAGATTGCGCAAACAGGTATCTAAGCTAGAAGAGTCTGTAGAAGGCGATGGTTGGAGCGCGCCCCAAAAGAAGGATGACTGGTTATGCCGATACATACGAATTCCCACCTACATGCCCGCCCGTACCAAGTACGAGATGAAGATGATGAGGGCGGACATATTCTGTGTGAAAATACAGACGACCTAGTTCAAGAAGACGGCGGCTATCTGCTGCAAGAGTTAACTCATGGCGGTTAGCAGGAAGATAAGCCAACTAAACCCAGCATCGGCTGTTACCGGTGCCGAGCTTGTTCCAATCGTTCAGTCTGGTGAAACCAGAAAGGCTATTCTTGCTAATCTATGGCCCCTGAACCAAACCATCGTAGCTAACAACTCCACAGCAGGCGTTGGCTACGTAGTGTATGTGTCTGGCATGTCTTCTGGTGGCCTACCTACAGTGGACGTAGCTGATGTGTCAGACATAAATAAAATGCCAGCTATAGGTATTGTTACGGCTGTCATAAACCCGATACAGGTAGCCGTACTTATATACGGCATTTATCAAAAACCTGGTTTTACGCCAAATGCAAGATACTGGGTATCTGCAACAGGCACACTATCTACGACACCGCCTGCATCTGGTTATCATCAAACGTTTGGTCAGGCTTTGGACGAAAATACGCTCATAGTGAAACCTTCACTAGAGCTTTACAGGAGACTGTTATGGAAGACGTGATGCTTGCAGAGGAACCATCGAAAGGCGCCAACACAAGAATGCCAGAGGTAGATGCACCAGCAGCTAAATATCTCAGCAAAGAAGACCTGCTACAGATAAATCTTCTTGAGACTGAAAGGGACAACCTAGAGCTGAACAAGTCAATGCTTGAGAAAGATGCTGCAATAGCATCTATGAGCATAGAAGTGGCCAAGCTAAAAGCTCGTATCACAGAGCTTCAAGTAGGGCACACTATGCGCGGCATAAATGAACGAGTGGCTTTTCTAAACGAAAAATCAAAAGACAAAACCGCCGAAATAGAAAAGCTAAAGAAAGATTTGGGTGAGAAGTACGATATAGGGAACTGGGACAACGTAGCGTATGATGTTGATACCGGGCGCATAAACATGCACCCATAAGAGGTATCAAATGGCTACGAACAAACCCGTATTCCGTGACGCCACATACAACTATTTCTCTGACTTCGCGTCTGGCGATCACCTTGATATGCAGGGTGGTCGTGTAGTCAACCTTGGAACACCGTCAAGCGCTGGAGATGCCGCTACGAAAGCATACGTAGACAGCGTTGTTTACGGTCTTTCTTGGAAAAATCCGGTAAAGCTCGTAGCTACAGCTAACATCGCGTCGCTGTCTGGTACTCCAAACATCGACAGCATTGCTACCACTGCTGGTGACCGCGTTCTTTTGACCGCCCAGTCAACAGCGTCTCAAAACGGTATTTGGGTTGTTGCGGCCGGTGCGTGGTCTAGACCGGCCGACTTCCCTACTGGCGGCGACGCAGAAAATACAGCTGTGTGGGCTACACAGGGAACACTGTACGCAGACACAGCTTGGGTCTGCACCACAGACGCGCCAGCTGTAATAGATACAAATAACCTGGCGTTTATCCAGTTCTCCAGTGCCACCGGTTACACAGGTGGTGACGGCATTATACTGTCGGGTAACGAATTTTCTGTAGAGCTAGACACAACGCCAGGTCTACAGTTTGTTGGCGTATCTCCCAACGGTAAACTGGCCGTAAAACCGGATGGCACTACTGGCGCCATTCAGGTAACTGCTGCTGGTGTCGCCATCAAGCTAAATGGTACGACACTACAGATCGGCGCTTCTGGTATATCGGTCAAGGGTCTGCCTTCCCTGTTTGAGATAAACGGTGTAGCTACCAGCGCTGCTGTTACTGCTGCAAACGTTAATCTGCTAGTAGACGGTACTTCCACAACACCATCTTATGTTGGTGACATTCACGATCATAAGAGAGTGGCTGATACTGTTTCTGCGACAGCGGACAACCTGTCCATAGGCGATCCTATCTACTACACAACAACCGCGAACACGGCTGGCAAAGCCAGAGCAGACACAGACGCCAAGTCCTTTGTCATGGGCCTGGCTAGAGCTGCGGTTACATCCCCTGCGGCCGTAAACTACACCAGCAGCGGTTTGATCGCAATTGGTGGCCTAACAGCTGGGTCTAATTATTACTTGGCCCCCACAGGCGGTATACAAGCAACTCCACCCGGCGGCGGCAATCGCGTCGTCTTGGTAGGAGTGGCCAAGAACACAACAGACCTGATGGTCAAGATTCACGACTTCGGCAAGAAGCCTTGAGGTTAGCCATGCCGACTCCAGAGCGCGTTCAGGTATACAAAACCGAAAGTACGGCAGATGGTGGGCAAGATGCACAGAACTTTCCCTACCCTGCTGGAATAAATCCTCAACAGGACGCTCTGGAGTCGGCTGGTCTTTATGTGCAGGATGCTTCAAATAGAGACTACGGCGTTCTAATATTCAGGGATGGAAACGATCTTAAATTCAAAGACGGCACCAACCCAACACCAGTGTCTCTAACAGACATGGTTACAGGTGGTGGTGGTCTCACTCCAGGTTCTCATGAAGTAATAGATAGTCTGGTCCACGATCTAGCCGAAACTTGTTACACGGAAATAAGTAGAACATCCGGTAGGGTTGCGGCTGTTACTGTGTGGACTAGCCCAGCTAAACTCATAAAAGTACGAGAGGCTATTCTTACAAGAACTGGCGGCCTTGTGAGCCAAGTAGTAGAAAATCAGTACGATGGGTCTGGCGTTTTGGTGCAGACGCTCACACATGTGTTTACACGAGCAGGTGGAAGCGTTACCAGCATCACCACCACGGAGACGTTATGGGCGCCTTCTCAGTAATAGAGGGAGATGTCGTAGTACGCGATCCCAGCGGCAACCCTGTAAACATCATCCTAGATAATGGTGTGTACAGGTTTGCTGTTACACAGGCCCCTACGGAAGAAGCTACGTTTACCAGTATCGCCGTTGGCGCAGCTCTGACTCTCAACAAGTCAATGCTGTCTCTGTATAATCCCGTAGGTTCTACAAAGGTAGTGAAGCTACGAGAGTACTACCTGAGAAATTCCCAAACTACGGCGGTTACAGGCGTTGCGGGACAGTTCAACTTGGTACGGTGGTCACATACAGTCGCCCCTACTGGTGGTACGGCTGTTACGCCTAGAGCACATGATACGGATGATTCTCTTGGCGCAGGTATTGTGATGCATACCGGTGCTACATTGGGCGGCACAGAAGAAGCCCAGCCTCTAGATATCATCAGGATATCTACTGATGAGTGGGGCCCTGGTACACTAGACCAAGAAGGTGCGCAGCAGGCCATCGCCAACTTCTTGCCAGCTAGAGCTAAGAGAGACCCTGTACAGAAGCCGATTACCATAAGGGCCGGTCAGGGTATCCACCTGAAGTTCGTGACAAATACGACTCAGGGAGCGTTTGATGTCATCTTCGTCTTTACGCAGGTGTAACCATGGGTGTTCCGCGCGCATTTGACGGTAAGCCTTTTCATGCACCTAATATCTACCCGGACAAGAACTACAGGTATCTTACCGGTCAGGCCGACGACCTAGCTAACCCAAACTTGGATGCTGCCCGTGGTACGGGCCCTATGTTTGAGGTAGACGCTTCGCCTAACAATTTGAACGGGAGCAACAATACCGCCCCGTTCGAATTTGGCTTTGTAGACCCGGTTTGGATTGCTGGTGGGTCTCTTGTGCCTAGAGGCGCAGAGTTCGGTGATACCTGCTCTCTACAGCTGATCGCCCCAGCGTCTACTGTTGTAGAGGCGCCAGGGCTAGATGGTAACTGTATGAGGGTTAACCACCTAACCGGACTCCCAGATCAAAATGGTCTTTTGATAGTGCCTTGGACAGCAGGCGCCCCAGGAGCAGGCACGCACAACGTAGACCTAGATACAGCGGTGCCCATTCCTTACGGCGACGACTGGGTAGATCAAACAGAGGGATACTGCTTCTGGAATTGGACAGATGGCGGTACAGATCCTCCGCTGATAGGCAGAGGTGCGATATCCCCCAATTACGAGAAAAAGGGGAGATTTAACCTACTCGCTACCGAGGTAACGCTTGTTACTCACGCGCGTTCTATTCCTATGCATGGGACGAGCAGCCAGCAGACTCTTACGCTAGCAGCCATAGAGACGAAGCTGCTTCTACCTCACTGGAAGTTCCGAGTATGGGTACATAACCACACAGCGCATGAAGGACTCAAAGTAGCCTTCTGGCTAGATCTAGGGAGAGCAAAGACATGAGCTGGTTCATAGGCCGCGCTGGGTATGCACTATTTGACGTATGGTCGATAGTGCACTTCTGTTTCTGGGTGTTTATAGGGTCTAACACTTGGGCAATAAGAGCAGACAGAAACATTGCTATGGGTGTATGCCTAGGTTTGGCCTTTGTTTGGGAAATATTTGAAAAGTTCGCTGAGAAGAAATGGCCTAATCTATGGCTGACACCAGAGAGTTTTTGGAATTCGTGGATATCAGATCCTCTTACGTGTGTAGTGGGGTTGTTGTTTATATGGCACGCGCTAGACAACTGGAGGTGATACTGTGGTCAGAATAGGATTCTCTACTAGCAAAAACAACGTCATATCTAGAATCATACGCGCGGTCACAAAGAGCCGTGTAAGTCACGTATGGCTTATCATAGAAAATGCATTTCTAGGTAAATCCATGGTTATGGAAGCTACAAAGGGAGGATTCAAGTTGACCTCCTTTTCTAGGTTTGCAGAAACACACGACATAGTAGAAATAATAACTCCGCAAGAACCGCTAGATGAGGGTGTGCGTGTGGCTACAGATTGGCTAGGTGGTGGATATGACTACACAGGTCTAATAGGCGCATTCTTTGTACAAATAGGTAAGTGGCTAAAAATGAAATGGAGAAACCCATTTGACACCACTCACGCAATGTTTTGCTCTGAATCCGTTGTGTTCGTCCTAAAGGCCGCCAAATACCCAGGCTCGGCGGACTTGGTTCCAAGCGCTACTTCTCCACAAGACCTCTTGGACTTCTTTACAAAAGAAAAAAGAAGAGCTTTATAAAAATGATTGCGCGGCTTGAGTCAGAGTGTTACGACTCTGCTCGTAGTTAGCTGTAGCTGCTGTACAGCAACGTTCTATGAAAGCCAGCGCGCCAGGGGTAGACGAAGCTAGTGCTTCAGGCGGTCTGTAAAACCGCTGCCCAGAGCTGATAGGTGCGATCCCTATCTACCCCACAGGGTGTGCTTAACGTGAGTACTTGGATGTTCTTCGCCGTTCGTCCCTACACACGTTACTTACACCCTTTCTTGCTGAGGTGGCGGAATAGGTAGACGCCCCGGTTTTAGGTACCGGCGGGTAAAACCGTGAGGGTTCGAGTCCCTCTCTCAGCACCGAGACCCAAACAACTGCATCCTACACGCAACCCCAAAAACTAGGTTCGAATCCTAGCTACCCCGTATAAGGGGTAGGTGCCGGTGGTCGGCAACTGGTAACCAAAACCAGTCCTAACAAGGACAATGGTGCAGTAACTCGGGTCTCATTATGAAGCGTAGGTTAAAGGCAAAAACCATCCATCTAGGCCAACTACCGAAATGGAGATAAGAGGTTCAATTCCTCTTCGCTTTCCAAGACCCCACCAAGAAAGCCATACACGCCCGAAAAGAGTGCAACTCTCTTTTTCTTCGCCGAATACTGAAGATGCAGAACGGCTTTCTAACTCGGGGTCTACCTACGAAACCCCCCCCCCACACAGCTCTAGTAGTTGGTGTGGGGGGTGACGGCCAAAGCTCTTGTGGCGAAATAGGCAGACGCGGCCGTTTCAAAAGCGGCTTTATTATTTGCAGGTTCGACTCCTGCCAAGAGCACAGCGGTCTTGATGAGGCGCCCCGAAAGACCGTTAGTCATACGAACCACACCAGTTCGTTGTAAATCTATCTTCTCGGCCCGGTTGATAGTAGCTGTACTCCAGACTCCATCCGGTATAACGGCGATCATGACGGCGGGCCAACTTACTCCTATATCAGCAAACCCTATCTATTTTTAGCTACCGTAAGAAAAAATCAAATAAATAGCGCAATAAGAAATATGAGTGAAGGCGTAGATGTCCCTGTAGCTCAGCGGAAGAGCAGGAGATTTCTAATCTCCGGGTCACAGGTTCAAATCCTGTCAGGGATGCCGAGGTACATCGTGGTGACACTCCTTCTTCCTACCATGCTGGCGGAAGGCTTCATCGGGTCTCCGGTGTACCTCTTATGGATCGTGACGGGCTGGTTGCCCTGCGGCGTCTTATAAGCGCTGTGCCTAGGTTCAATTCCTAGACGATCCACAAAGGCTATATAAGCCTTTTTTGCGACAGTAGCTCAGTAGGTCACAAGCCAGACAAGTAACGTTCTGTCTGGTGATGGCCCCGTAGAGCAGCGGTTTTCCGTTGGTCGCCCGTTCGACTCGGGCCTGTCGCTCCTGCCCACATAGCTCAGTGGTAGAGCAACGGTTTTGTAAACCGTAGGTCATGGGTTCAAATCCCATAGTGGGCTCGATGTATTGCATAGATAAGGCGGGCTGAGGCCACGTCATGCAATAAATCCTTGCCGTTTATTTAAAAACGGCTTGTTTGGGACTATAGCTCAATCGGTCAGAGCCCCCGGCTCATAACCGGGATGTTCTCGGTTCGAATCCGAGTGGTCCCACTGTTACTATATGAGTAAAAATGAAAGGAATGAAGAATGAACGTTTACTTCATAAAGGACACAGAAAGAAAAGAACTGGTGGTTATGGTCTATGTAACAGACTGCTTTAGAGATGCGTGGCATCTATTCCACAAACGGTTTAATAAAGTATCACACACAATATGGCCAGATTCAGCATCGTCATGTTTTCATAACATGAACATGACAATAGAGTCAAATGGCACGACCGAAACCAAATTGGTTTCGGAATTCATAACAGAAGTAGAAAAAGGAAGAGACCAATTCATTGGTATGCTGATTTCCCTTTCTTTGGATATATCTAAGTTACAGTTGCCCCAGGAGCCAGCTGGTCCGGCACCTCCCTTACAAGGAGGCTAAAGGAGGTTCGATTCCTCTCTGGGGCACAACACTTATTAGAGATGGAGCTATCCTTCCATTTCTTTAGCCCCTCGATTATTACTTATGTGTACCTTAATTTATTCGTAAAAATGGCATAAGATATATGAAAGGAGGTACTATGTACGAAAACATAGAGGGCCTTCGGAAGGCCCTGTTGGACATTAGGACATTCGTACATGAGGGCACTAGGTACACTGATATTGCAAATGAAGAAACCATAAAGCAATTGAGGGTGGTGCTGAACCACCCAGTAATCCACATCCTTTGGCTGGAGGAGCCGAAGGAGGTAAGCTCCCTGCTGATGCAGGCAGCGAGACACTTGCTAACAATGCGCCATCCAGAAGGGGAGGGCAAACCATATATTGAGGCAGTGAAGGTACCGTGGGGGAAGGGTACCGCAAAAGTGCTCAGTCGCAATGCACTTCGGGGAATTGCCCCCGACTACATTGCAGAGGTAATGGCCTCATACATTGAGGCGCATAGATTCAAGTATTTAAAGAAGAGAGCTTTCGCTCTCTTCTTTTTTAGCTACCAAGTAATGACCAAGATACGTTCATGTACATAAGATGCTGTGTAGTACTACTAGTAATATACTCTACCAAATAACCTCGATCTCTCAATTGTGGAACAACCAAATGCAGCACCTTCAAGGTTGTAAGATTTATAGCATGTTGGTATGTGCGCTGTCCCTTAGATGCAGCTGATTCTATGCAAGAATACAAGTCTTTAAGGAATATCGGTAGCAAGTTTTCATTTATATGTTCCTCATTTTCACTAATGACTTTTTTGGTATATTCGCCCACCAAATCCCTCATGCGCGCTGCTGTTGTCATGGTTCTCCTTCGGGTCGCTAGCTCAATAGGTAGAGCAGCGGACTTTTAATCCGCAGGTTCCGGGTTCAAGTCCCGGGCGTCCTACAAACAATCTTTCTTATTTATTCGCCAACAAGATTTCTTCAACAATGTCTGAAAGGTATTCCTTGATAATTGTTTCACTCCTATTACGACCATCAATATGACTAATAGGAACGAGTTTCATTTTGTCGTCTTCCCAAACTGGACGCATACCTATTTTGTGTGCTTGCATGACCGTGCGTATAAAATCGGCAAAAAGCCAAGATCGTGTACTAGGAGTTACGAGTCTGCCAGAAAGCAGTGCCTCCTCTACCGACTCTTCCTTGCCTTTTAGATTAGCAACGTAGTCAGCTGGAAATGCTGGGAATATGGCTGTTACGAGTACTCCCACAACTATAAGGCCTAGATGCGTTGTCTCTATTCTTCCCTCATTCTTTCTTGCAAGTCCGTACTGTAGAAGGTCTATTAGTATTGTAGCAGAGAAGGCATCTGAGTTTGTTCTATATGTTGGTGACATGCCATGAATCCACACAAGAAGTGATATACTGTCATCACTAACCTCGTGAGATACGTATTGAAAGAATTTCAAGTCTTCCTCGCTTATCATTCTGTAGGCTTCCATACGTGCTCTCCTTATTCGTAGCAGCTCAACGAGTCCATGAGCGCATTGGGGCTCAAAACACTATCGGGGAACAACAACGATATGTTAGTGGACCACGTAACTACCTCGTCTATATTAGACGAGAACTTGTTAACAGATAGATACGACTCCACCATACGTAGCTTTTTAGCTTCTGGTGGAACGTATACGCACGCCGGCTTTCTGAGTCCAACGGCCATACCTAGGTCTACATCACTATTAGGGCATGATGGTAGTACTAGTACAAATAGCGTAGCCGCTAGCAGCGCCCCAACGTCACGCTTAAAGCCGAAGTCGGCTTCCAACTGCAAACAGTCCACGTATACGTTGCCAGGTGCTGTAGCAACCTTGTTCCTCAAGCCCATAGACTTGTTACGCGCACACGGACTGTACACACGATGGTTTGCCTTGCGTAGTGCCATTACTACGCTATCCACATCTTTGTTACCGTGACTACCGGTAACGTATATATACCTACGATTCATTATTTAACCTCTCTAGTAAATGCATTTATTTTGGCGATTACGTACTCATTCAGTTTTGTCTCGTCTGCGGAATATACGAATATGGAACACGGTTTTTCTTCATTACCATTATTGTTCTTGATCATGGAGATAAACACGTCTCTATCGTACATATCCTTCCAAAGCACAAAGAACTTGCACAGCATATCTGACATGTCTGCTTTATAAATTATGCGCATATAACCTCGATTAACCTCATCATCTATGTGAATCTTATCGGGCCCTACACGCGCTGTCTCAACTATGTAAGGAACTGTTTTTCCCAAAAACGTAGTCAGTAGATAGCCAGCGTGAGTGGTGCACACCTCATATCTGGTCTTATCGTAATCGTTAAAATACAGTAGCCCCAGTTTATGCATAGACGCGATGGACGGAAACCTGTTTTCACTGATGGCTTCCTTTGTTACAGTCACCATCCTATTTGGAGCTGTAATGTATATGAGTGTATTTATCTCTTCGTCCCTCAATACTGAAAGATATTCTTTACAAGCATCATACATCCACGAAAGATTATCTTCGCTCATGGTCATAATTTGTTCCCTTTTCCAGCCATCTGAGCAAACGCTTTATAGGCGCGAACGTGCGCCTCCCCATAATCCACCTGCCACCCAACTGACGTGGACGGCACGAGCATGTGTCTGAGTCTGTGTATAGCCGGCATAGCCGTAGCGAAAGCACGTACCAGTCGCCAGAACTCTTCTTTCTCGCTACTGCCCACCAACAGATGCGGTGACCTATCACACCTCATAGGTCCAAGAACACCATCTATAAATATGCGTGACTCAATTGACATATCAAGTTTACACAGGTGGTATCTCATACTTTCCGGCTCGTTCTTATACGAATCCACGAACTTTCTCAGTCGTGTTATGTCTGCCTGTATTTTCTTTTTCGTCAAACCAGTATAGTTAGTAGAACTCAGATAATCCCAAACATCGCCTCTTATAGCCATGAAAGCCATTGGCATTTTGGTCGGTGGTTCACCAGCCATAGACTCGTCGGGATTCATATGAAAGTTACCAGGCTTTGCGTAAATAGTTAGAGTGACTTCGTATTTACCAGGTGTCACTATAGATGTGAAGGTCGCTCTACTGTTTATGAATTTACACATAGCGGAAAAGAACTTATTAGCTTTTATGGTTGAGCCTATGCGGGTGCTTACGTTAATAACGCCTCTACCTATCCTTCTTATCAAGAAATCATTTGCGTCTTTTTTCATTATACCACTTATGATGCGACGTATTTTATTTACTGTTGGTATATACGTACTGGCTTCATCGTTTAGTTCAAGCGCGTTTTGGTAAACTACGCCTGCATTATCTGTTATTTCCAGTCTATCTTCTAGACATGCTTCTATTATATCTTCGAATTTCATATTCCTGTGTGTGGGTACATCGTGATACTCGTTTTCTCCTACTTCCTTCACCACAACATATTTCTGTAGAACTTTCTCCCATACGTCATGGCACGACACAGGTACAAACCTGCCATAATCTTTATACGTAGCACACACTGGAAATGACCAAGGGAACCACCAGTCATTAGGTGAACAACCTTTGTTACTGACACTCTCATTACCTGCCAATAGTAGCAAGATAGCTCGCTGCTCATAGCTAATCGGCATACGTGAAATAGCACAGGTGAAATCAAAAGAACCCATGGTACCTACCTCCAAATCTCTTATTACAGAATATCTAAAGAAGAGAGAATAAACCTCTCTTCGCAAATACTATCTATTACAAATATGTCACCGGGGCCCACCGCGTTTGGCAATAACAGTCTCAAGTCTAGACCTAAAGGCAGCTCGCTTCCTCTCGGTCTCAGCCAACTCTTCAGGCGTTGGCTGTGTGGACTCTATATCGTGTATCTTGACATCTATGTCGAGAGCACCAACTAGCTTGTCAACGTCATCATTGGGCCAGCAAATGAGCGCTTCCGGTTTATAGCCGCCGAGAAACTTTGCAACTAGTTCATTAGCTACGCTGTATGGAACAATCGGTGACTCATGCCGCAGCATCAACATATGTTCGGTGACGCCAAAACGTACGTACTTTGGGATCAATACGGCAGCGTCAACAAAAAGAGAAAGCTCTGCCCCGGCGAGTACCAACGGAATCAATGTCACTTCAATTCCATCCCTCACTGCGGACTTGCCCTGGCCTTGCGGTATCAATTTATGGTGCCCGCACCAAACGAGCCCACATCCTTGAGTTGTATAGACCTGCAAATAAAATTGCACGTCTTGTCGCTCGCAGCGCACAAGCACAAGATCGAGAAACGATGTTGTTGTCGTCACCGATGCATAACTATTAGGTGCAGCGTACAGATCTGCTTCTATAACCTTAAGGTTGAGGTGGGGCATGTCACTTCTCCTTGTTAACAACCAAAAATTCAGACTTGCAAAAGTAACAACGTTTGTCGTCTTGAACTTCGGTGACATTCCATGCGTTGCAGAACGCACATTGCCACTTAACAAAATCTTCATCGGTATCTGGTTCTACTTCGTCAGTACTCTTGTTGTCAGCATCAACTGCATCTCTCTCAAATAGTTGTTTTTCCTTTACCAGACCAGCGATTTTAGCTTTGTTAACTATATTAGTATTTACATGTGCGTACGTCTTTTGGAAGCTTTCTACCGCTTCTCCATGAAGTAGCAAATCTTCCTGAAGCTGCCTACATTCAGGCAATCTAGCTACGTGACCGAACCAAGCAGTAATAGAGGAAGAAGCCGTACTAGCCACCTCGTATACTGCTGAATCTCCTGGCCATACTTCTATACCGCCATATGTAACATATACGTGCAGGTGCTTACTAAATAGTTTGCACCTATAAGCGGTATACGGAGTTTTGTAACCACGATTATAGTGCAAAAACGGGCAGCACTTAATGTTGGGGTCTGCCACATAATTTCTGTACCATTTAGCGGGCATCTCACGATTCGCTGTGTGGCAAGTATATGTAGGTAGGACTTCAAAGAGATTTGTAAACAGTTTTGTACCTCTATGCAGGTATATCTGGATATTGAAATCCTCTGCCGTACGCAAATAAAAATATGGCTCATAGTCTACTATTTTCAACAATCTCATGTAATCACCCCTACTGGAGCTGTTCCCAAAAACAAAATAGCAGCTTTTTGTATAAGCACTATTTTGCTGCGTATATCTATAATTTCCTCGTGTCCAAGATGGGCACTTCTGATACTCTCCTCCAATCTATCTATGATGCTTATGGATGCTTCCAACGGAGTTCTGAGGCCGTAGCTACTTATATAGAATGGAATAAGTATGCTATATTTATCATCGTGCTCACGTACGTATATATCGTTGTCCATCAAGAAACTTACCCACTCAGATATACTATTCTCCATCTTTATACCCTTTAATGACACTATTTACGATCTTTTCCCCTTTTTCTCTTGCGTGCTTCCTAGCCAGTTCCCTGGCTGCGTGTTTCAACTCATAATTAAGCGCATCACTGTATTCTCTAAATACTATTTCTTTTGCTTCATCCACGTATTTTTTATCTGTTAGTTTCTTATAGTTTGCATCTATAACAGCGTCCACAAAATGAGCAGCCAGCACGTTGGCTTTATCGACAAGTATTTTTCTAGCGGTCGTATGACTTATATCCGTTATCATTACACCAGTGTTGGCTGAGTGCTGTGCGCAAACACTCTCATCGATAATCCTTTGTATAATGCACTCCACAACATTCTTTACTAGACATTTTAGTCCTCTAGCATCATCATACAACAACTCCTTAAGATACATATTTGTTTCTTCAGCAATTCTGTGCTCCAAGTCACGCTTAGACATTCTTAAACCTCCGAACCAACTCTTTTTGTTGATACGACATAAACAATATAAGTTCATACCTACAAACCAACTTACGTTCTGTGTATGAACGGACAAAAAAGTAAAATGATAGTACAAATATAGGTACTGCCGCCGACAGTTCAACTGTGACCCTACCTATAAACAAAACACAACAAGCTCCGACAAAGAACACAGACCCGACCGTAGTATTGACAATACTGGATTCGTGGCTTTTAACACACAGTGTTCTTATGTATGCTCTTGTTTCCTCATTGATCGTTCCTATCGTAAGAAACACATCACCTATGTCGTTACTGTACTTCTGCAAGTCCCTTAGCTCACTACTCATAGCCACGTTCCTTTCAATCCTCTTATTGCTGTAATAGACATTTTTTTTAATAGCTAAAAGAAGGTCCGCCAAGCGGACCTTCTCAAGATTACTACTTCGTACCGATGTAGGGCCTCCAATAATCTATAAGCTTACCCAAGTCAAAATCACCATAAGACATATCTATAGAGTACATCTGCGGCACAGCGTATTTACTGGCCATGTAGAAATCAAACTGCTCTCTCCAATACATATGTCCCATGTAGCAAGATATGATTGTTTGGATGACGTTTATAACTGATGACTTGTGCTGTTCATACCCCGGGTCAGACAGTACGGCGGCTATTGCTCTCTCCATACACGAAAAAGACATGAAACAGGTTTCTAGGCTAGCAATGAGAATATCTGTTTTGATCGCCACTTTATCTTCTACGCAAGCCTTGGCAATTCTATTTCCTTCAGCGTGTATCTTATTACGATTAGCAGCCGCTTCAGATTCGTATATACCGCTAATGAGTTCAGTCTTACTAGTGACAGTCAATTTAAACTGATCGTTAGACCTGAATATACTTGCAATGGATTCATTAGCTCCCACAGGGAACATGTGAAATGGTTTATCTTCATCAGAATTATCGACAAGTGCATGTATGCCGTAGATATCAATAATTTCATATGGGGTATCAACTCCAATAGAAACGTAATTACGATAGGTTGGAGAAAACTTAGATACCTTATTGAAGTCGCCTACTATAGCTGCTGGGTGAACCTCCAATTTACCTTCATTCCTTCTGAAAAGCGCCCTAGCTGGAAAATGAGATATTTTTTCAAATACTACGCGCTGAAGTATGCTCATCCATTGCAAAAGAGCAGTTAGTTCGTAACGTGTAAGTCCCGTCTCTGCCATCCATATTTCTTTATAACCATTGTCCAAAGCTACGGAGTGATAATATTCTGCTGATTGACGCGGTGAACTTACGGTCATCCACGTTAGCTTACGATCGTAATCACTGAGCCATGCGTACAAAGACCTTACAAATTTTATAGTGTTGAACCCTATGTGATAGGGTACGTTATACAGACAACGTTCCTGGCCCAAAATATTCATCTTCATGGCTTCTCCATCGGTACTAAAAAAAGGCTGCCGGTTATTCCGGCAGCCCACACACACACACACAGATAAAATATATCCTACGCCGCTGCGCTACGGCTCAAACACACAGCATCGTTCTGTGCTAACTCGCCGAACAAGAAAAGCGAGCTTCGCGAATGAACGTTCTAGCTGTATGCTTGCTTTCTATGACATTGCGGAGGCTTGAAATATAGGGCTGTAAATGCTACTTCGTGCTATCCCCCACTGGGATTCACACTGAAACCCTATACGTCGTCACTCGGTGGCGTGTAGCAACGACACCTTACCTTGAGTGACTGACACCTTGCCTTGCCGCAAGCCAATCGCGGGGCGCTAGCCGCGATATGTGCTGGGTATATGTGCTGGGCACATCCCAGAGTCCATACTATGGACTTGGTTTCAAGACACTCAGTTAATGTCGCATTAACTGAGAACCCACTTTTATGTTTTCATCTGCCCGGGTTTGTAGGCAGACCCTCTTTGGAGGGGTCTCTAATTAAACATCTCATAATTCTTATGACTTAAACCCTAAATCTTTTGCTTAATCGCAGCATACACATCACACAAAGGCATACTGTTTGAAGGCTTCTTTATAGAAGCGCCAAGCCCTTTGGCGCACTCTACAGCCTCGCTCGGAGAAAGATACCCCACCTCTATGTGCTCTAGAAGACGACCCTCTCTGATCAAAGCTTTGTCCAGAGATTGGTCCTTTCTGTTCGTGGTCAAAATCACACGAATGTTCAGCATCACACCAAGTATTCCATCTGTCATATTAAGCAGTGTAGCCAACGGGTTCACTGTCCCTGCCTCTTCTCTGGAACTCAATACATCATCGGCATCTTCCATAATAAGCACAGGTAGATCGGTAGATCGGCAGAAGTCCGTGACTGCACCTATGAATGATGGATCGGCCAACTTAGGAAACAAACCATTAGGTATGAACAAACAACTGACATCCTTATTACTCAGAAGTGATTTTATCAAGTGTGTCTTGCCAGTTCCTGGCGGACCATTCAGTATAGTCAGTCTAGCTGGTGGCTCAGCGCTACACATAGCTGATACGGCGTGCGCCCATTTGTTCCTAACCGTTGAAGAGTAGTTAGAGACTACAAACTTGCTTTCCTTTATGAACACTGGGCGGGCTGTCAAAATACCGCCCTGCGCTACTAGCATGTGGACGCACGCAGTAGGTCTTGCCTCCAATCTACTGAGGCTTAGCGCGCTTTTAATTGCATCAGTACCTGACCCACCTGGTAGATTACTGAACCACAGTTCGGCCCCCACTATAGACAAGTACTCGCCAGCATCTACCATCAGAAAACCGCACCCATCCTTGGATACGTAATACTTTCTATTACCTGCATGCTGCATTAGATAGAACTTTGCAGACAGTTGCTTCTCCAACTTTACTAGGTTTCTTTTACTTATTACCCTGTTACCGTCAGGTGAAAGCATGTCCTTTGACAAGCGCAGTACTCTTACGTAGCTCTCTTTATACGACAACATTTGCGATATTGTTAGCGCATTCAATAGTTTGTCGTATGTGATACCGGCATCGTCTGCCGTACAAACCAAAGACAGGTAGTTTTTGATCGGTCCTAGATCTATCATTTTGCTTCTCTTCTCTTGTTGAGCACATCAAACGCCATCGCATATACATCGGCAATGGACATGCGATCCGCCGCGAATTTTTCTAGTTCGCAATGAATGTCATTCTCAGACATCCCATTGTCAGCCAGTATGTTTCTAAAGGCTTTGAGTACACCATTCTTTTCCAACTTATCTACGTTTATGTTGTGAAGAAGCCTACCAGCTCTCAGGGTAGCGGCGTCATACGTTTGATCTTTTCTATTCGTAGTCAAAATCATACGAACATCCAATATTCTACCCAATATTCCGTCTGCCATATTGAGCAGCGTCGCCAATGGATTAACGTCGTCTTTGTTGGACCTCTCCTCCAATAGACTATCGGCGTCCTCAAGTATAAGAACCAACTTCTGTGAAATTCTCCCTGCTGTATTTATCAAGAAGTTGAGGAAGGCCGGTGAGGCCACGTTTACAAACAAATCATTTGGCAGAAGAAGGCAAAACAATCCATCTTCAAACAGCATGGACTTTATAAGATGTGTTTTACCGGTGCCTGGCGGGCCATTCAGTATGGCCATTCTAGCCACAGGCTCGGATTTCTTGAACTCAGAAATAACGTTGTCCCACTGCGAAAGAACGCGCGCGTCATAGTTATCCCGAACTAGCTTGCAATAGACACTATTAAATTCCCTAGTGTCTAGGCCGCTAGATGTTTGAACTACGACGTGTACCCGCGGTATGTTATCAACTTTATTTTCAGGTACTTTTTCTACAAGATGCTCTATTTTGGATTTAAGCTTACTAACAGACTCCCTATCGAACATTCCTACATATATGAATGTATGGTTATCCTGGAATACGTCTACAATCACGTATCCAGCTACGGATAGATATACCTCTTCACAAGACGGATAATCACCTCTTGAGTAGACTTTAGTAAAACAACTCTCTTTAAGAATAGACACTAGCTTATCGAAGTTATCTTTCGATATTTTAGATCTAGCGTCGCCAACATTTCCTACGTAAGCAGACATTCCTAGTCTGAGCGAGACTCTGGACAACAGGCTGGACCAAAAGTCATTATCGTACAAACAGTTATACAGATTAGTTCCGTATGATACCGAGAGATCGTCTTTTGTGAAGAAATACGACATGTTCACACCTTTCTAAAAACGAGACAGCGCTTACGTTACAGAAGCACAGAGTAAAAGTTGTCTTCAACGATAATTCATCCACTTTCGGCAACTCTTTCAATATCTCTTCATAACGACTCCTCGCTGTTTTCATCTCGTCGGCTGTATGCAGTTCATCAAGTGCTGCCGACATTGGGTATATCTGTGTCACTGGTGGTGATGGATTAAGTAGCGTTTTCAAGAACACCTCCTTTTTCGCATTGAGTGAAATCTTGTCAGACGACTGACCGCCATCGGTACGTATTATAAATGGAATCATATTTAGACCAGACGTATGATTCCCATCTGATGAGCGACCATCTCTGCTTTCTCCGAGATAACGTCCATGCATAGTCAAATCTTCTTGTAGCTGACGACATTGCCACAAACGACCAATTTGAAGTTGTATGGCAGTACCTACAGCAATCTGATTTTCACGTTGCAGACTATTCATAAGCATTTCAAAGTCGTATATGTGAAACGGTATTCCCGTATTGTTGGGGATAACTGTGGATAGTTTATCTTCAAACAGGTCGCACCGATAAGACAATCTGTGGTAAGTGGGTTTGATATGCGTCAAAAATGGGCATGCGTAATACATGGAAGATATGGTTACTGGATCTCCTGTGTAGCAGTGTGCTGCTGGCGCGCATGTATGCGTACCGAGCTTGCTAAATAGACGCATAAAGAAATCCTTTTTATCAGCTACGTAATTTTTTGCATACCGCACTGAACAGTAGAGTTGGCCTTTATGTGGAGCAGCTTCAATCATCGGAAGAGCGCGCATAGATTTCTCCTATATTTGAGAATACGTCTTTTTCTCACACATCTTATGTCTGTAAATGAATAATGTTTGGTAGTTAAAAAGAAAGCGGGCCGAGGCCCGCTTTCGTAACTTCATCAGTGGGTATCTTTTGAGGTGCTTGGCTGCTGACGGTGACGCAGCCAGTGCTGTAGCCCTATTACCCAAATCGGGCTCAGTAAACACCTCCACCGGAACGCCATTAATCTTCAGCTTGTCAGCTGTAGAAATAAGGGCTTGCTCGTCGGGCACCCGCAGAAACACAAGGACGTTTGAGTCCTTTTCCCATTGTTGGGCTTCTTGCAAGTTACGTAGAATGTACTGGGTGAGTGCGTGTGCTCCCTGAACAGCTTTTTGTGAGCTGCTGGGGAGATCGTCACACACCACCACATATACCCTCTAAGCTTTGAAGTCACTCGCTGTATGAGTCATTTCCATGTCCTTCTTAACTCGCGCAGCCCTTCTTTCGGCGTAAGCTTTCTTTCTGGCCTTCTTGGTTCCAGGCGGCACCGAAACCACGTTGTTTCCGCAGGATGCTACCCAGTCAGCAAAACCACCAGCGCCGTCCAACTTGATGTGTTCGAAGGCTACGTTCTTCAAACTGTCTTTATTTGGGAAGATTGACTTTATGTCATGCAGTATCTTGAAGGTTATGGCGTTCAAAAATTTTCGTGATGTAGCGCTTTGCTTTCTCTCAACATCGTCATAATACCTACCTTTGAGATAAGCCATAAGCAGCAAAACTGTACGGGCGTTGATACCCATAAGAGTTCCGCTCTTGATCAGCTCCTTACAAACGTCGTACAACGCTTGCGTGGCGGCTATCCTCATCTCGTATTTTCTGATATCTACTCTTGCGATATCAATCAAGTTACGAGCCACACGGATAGAACCAAACCCAAACTTTCGTGTCGTCATCACATCCTCCTTGAACGAAAAAAAAACGGTTGATGGAACCGGAAACAAGGAGGGCCACGACCAAGGTGCAGCTAGTGGTACATGGCCCTCAGTATCTATCGCCGATGGACGGATGTCAATCGGCGACCATCACTCTGGCCGAAGCCATCACAGACACCTTTGGGATTTGTGGGTCAACTGTGGCCCACATCCCTCGTTTTCCGACATGGAGACTTGGCGTCTCACAAATCACGAACGCACCATGGTCTCGCCTGCGTCGGAGTTGGCGCCTGCGTCGGAGTTGGCGTCTCCATCATTATACGTAGCATTTACTACGTCGAACGTGGATTTCCAGTCCCACCGGTCATTGACGTACATATCGTACATCGAACCGGTTATTTTGAGCGTCGTATCTACCGATGCTCTCAACATGTCTATTGCAAGCGCGTACTCGCGCTCGTGTGATACTGGGCGCTTATACGTCCAGCTTTCCGGTATGGGTTTACCGGCCTGCAATTTGGCAAGCACGGCAGCCAGTTCCTTAGCTACCCTAGCTTGGTAACTAGCTATTGCTTTTTTGTACTCTTTAATATGGTTTTCTTTGTTATCAGTGAGCTTCTGTATAAGAAAATCCTTTGTTACGCTAACCACCATCTGACCTTCATCTCCACGTCCATAAAAACCCATAACTAACTCCTTTTGATGAAACATGGGCGGCCATTTGGACGCCCAAAGTAACTGCCAAACCTCTTATGCGCCAATACGCAATATTTTTTCCAATACGACTAAAAACCAATCCGGTATGTTAAACAAGGCCCGTTCGTATGTCCTCAATGTTCTTGTGGGTACGTCTGCTATACGAACACGTCTATACTCGTCATTTACGCTAGATCCAGCATTTACTATAGTAAGCGTAATTTCCCATACAATATCTCGTCTGTCATTGTTATGGATTTGGCACAAAACAACAATTGTTGGATCAGTGACTACTTTTGTTACTATGTCGTATGTGTATTCATGCACCATACGTGCAACAGCGTTTTTATATGGATGATTGACATCAAAGTACTTTAGGCGTATCTCATTAACGGCCATTCGAGAAACATTAAGCATATATTTTACAATAAACACTGCATTATCACCATCTGTTGCTTTTTCTATCTCTTCTATAATTTTGTCTTTGATGTTTTTCAACGAGGATTGTAGAAAGGCAAGCTCTTCTTCTTCGCTGAGTTCTTTCAGCTGTCGTATCTCTCTACCGAACTTGTATGCATGAAACGTGACATCCATAGCGTTCTCCTAAACGTTCATATGGCACCCATCATAGCCGTATATGGATGCTCTTTTTATGACGTACTCCTTAACGTAAATCGGTGCCTCCACTTCCAAAAATACAGGACGTTCCCCAATTCTATCTAGGCACAGCAACGATACAATGTGGTCTGCTTCAGAGTTACACCCACATATGTGAGTTATGAAAGATAGGCAGAGCTTCTCGTCTTCGAGAAACCATATAGGAAACTGAGGCATCCTGTATAGTCCTCTAAGAAACTCCCTACGTATAAGGCGTACCAAAGTATCGCTACCGTAGCCTACCTTCATTGTGCCAGCGATATATGCACACGTAGTACATACATGTACCATAGTGTACATGTCGGTTGCTACCGTAATGTTCTCCGCAATGAAATCACACGCTTCATTAACCCTGCTTACGAAATCAGTACCATCTGCATTGCCCAGAATCTGCATTGCTCTTTCTAGTACGGTTTTATTCATGGTTCTTATGCCTCTTTTAGGCGCATAGATGTACGCATTAGATCTATTATGTACATTTGTATATACTCTGGAAGTATACTTATAATAGATGGAGTTATGTTGATTACCTGATTCATCATTATCGACTTAATAATCTCCTTATTGAAACACGTAATCGAAGGCAGGCACAGTAGTACGTACACCACAAAAGGATCTTGTACAAACCACATAGGTAGACATGGATTGTTCACGGCAGACCGTATAAGCTCTATTGACTCGTTTGCACTCGGCGCAGCCTCAAATGAGTTTGCATAAATAATCGATGCGAACTCGTCCAAGCTATCAACCTGGTCTATACGTTGTCTAATAGGAGCGCTACACATGTCAACCCTGAAAAGATCCCCACCTTCTGAAACTATTACTAGTGTGTCGCCCACAATAAACGCTACTATGTTCACAATATTTTACCTTTCTTACCAGTTTTTACGCCCTTATCGGACTCTAGAAATAGGTGTGTATTTCTGTAAGCTACCTCCATTATGTAGTCAGGCGCGTTACTAACCTCAAGAAATGCTACTGTACGAACAACCTCATCGTAAGCGTCCTTATAGTCATGATAAGTATGAATCGGAGAACTCTCCGACAGAATACATATTCTAGGAGAATGCCTACTTATGCTTACGAAATCTCGTAGTTTGTCCATATAGATAAATTGGAACCATGGGTCTGGATAGTTTATATAAATAAAAGGAAATGCAGGATTAGAGAATATAGTTCTCATCAAATCAACTTCTGCGTCAATAAGCATACACATATCTCTGGCCGTGGTTACCACTTTTGCAGACTCTCCATTGAAGCGAAAAACAGAACTATAGTAATCGATGAGTACCTCTTCGAAATCTTCGAACACCTGTTGTATGTCAGCTCTACTTTCTGCCAAACCGGCCTTTATGAATATTCCTACCAGCTTTGTCTTTATAGTATCATTCAGATTAATCATGCCTACTCGCACCAGCTAATCTGTGCTTCCTGTAGATCGTATAGACTTTTCATAAAAGCTGCGTTTTCGTAAACCACATCGAGTACGTATGGTGGTGCGTTACTGACCTCCAAAAACGCTATAATCTGAGTTATCTCAAGTTCGTGTTTCAATCTATATTTCAAACCGGTGGTAGTCATATGCCGTATATTAGCGTGCATGGAATTAGAAACTAGCGCACCAAAAAGGATAGAAGACCTCTGACCGAAGTTCATAAAAACAAAGTCACGCCTTTTGTCCATATGCAAAAGGAGGTAACATGGATCTGGGTCGTTCATATAAATAAAAGGGAACATTGGATTCGAAAATAGGGCACGCATAAGCTCAACTTCAGCATCAATAAGCATACACGTACTTTGTAGGCTGGCCTGACTCCACTTATGTATGGGCGGTATGGGCTCTCTAGCTTCGTCTACGTTGTACTCGTCCCAAAACAAGTTTTCGAAAGTAAAAAACAGATCCATTACGTCCTGTCTAGTTTCTACTGAATTGGCTATTCTGCATAGTTCTCTTAGTGCTTGCTTTTTATTATTCATTTGTGAGAAAAGTGAATGTGCCATCCTTCATAATCACGCATGTATGAAAGTACCATGGTACTCTTCTCGTTATCTTTTTATACTGCCCGTAAAAATCTCCTGTTAGAAGATCATCATTTACATATTCTGGAGCATACCTCTTTATCGTCTTTTCTAGATTAGGCATAACCGCTATGCGTACCAAAAAGTCTGTATTTTTGTTTCTGTGTGTATCACTACCCATCACATATATTCCTCTTTGTGCGTACCAGATACGAAAGTACGGATGAGTTAGCACAGCTCTCATCCATAGAATGTCGAAAGCTATCAACGAGCCTCTCAAGTCATATACATCATTCTTCCTTTTAACTATACGTAGATACCTATGTTCGGTTATTAGGTTACCCCTCAATACACCGTAAATATATACCAAGTCTGACAACTCTTCTATACTGTGAACGTACCTCTTCACGCACTTCCATTTTAGTCTTAGGTAAGATTGGCGCACTAGGCGCTGCGGGTAATTGCGAAAGGTGGCGGTAACACATATTTTTAGAGACATGTATATACATCGGCTTTCTTGTAAAATCTCATCACATTATTTTTCTTTGGCGAACAAAAGATACCTACGAAAGTTTTTTGCTTTTATTGTGTCATAAAATATAGCCGGCGGCCCAGCATTTATCAGTTTTCTTATGTCACCAAGCACGTATTCTGGTGCGTATTTGCGCAATGCCTTCATAGTACCTCGATACGCGAGGTACAGATATATCTCGTTCTTTGATACGTGTATTCGTACTTTGCTTGACCAAGTTGAGCAAACAACTCTAATACCAAATTCTTGGTACCACACACCAAAGGCTGGGTGGGTCAAAATTGCTCTCAACCATAGCGCATAAAAACTCACCATAATAGAATGAGAGTTATGTGATTCATACGTATTAACCATTTCGAATATGAGCATGTCATATAGTGCGTTTAGCATTTCGGGATTGTACTCTCGATGCACAAGACGTTTTATATACTTCCATTTAAGCTTACGTTTTAGATCTCTTTTGAAAACCGACATGATTGCTCACCTCAAACGTGTACTATCTTTTTTCTTATGACAGTTTTGGCGCACCGCTAAAGCAGTGCGCCAATATGCTGTAACTGCCTTACCTTGCTACCTATGTCCAATAGCTTGGCAGTAAGTTCATCTGGGGGCATCTCCTCTTTCTTTTGCTGCTCATCAATGACTTCTTGAACGGCTACATCATGTGATTCTATGATTTCCTTTATCTTCTCCTCTTGTGTTTCGTCGATCACATTGATTTCTTCGTCTATCTTTGTGTCTATCTCTTTCTTTTTGTCTTCCAGCTCTTTATCCACGCCATGGCCATCACCCAAGAAAGACTTGAGGAAGGCTATGCCTATACCCAAAACGGTGGATAGAAGCACAAATACGCCAATGATAAAAACCCAGTACATGTTCTTGTCTTCCAGCATTTGAATCCTCCAAAAGAAAAAGCACCCGGAGTACTCCAGGTGCTTCTCTATTTACACACGCATACGTAACTTATCTATTGTCACAGGAGGCACATCATCCTTTGACTTCGTGTCGTCTGCCGGCATGAACTTGCTTTTGAGTAGCTTGTACACAACGCCGCTCAAGGTACCGAGCACAACGCCGAACATGACCCTTGCGTACATGCTGCTGGCCACGACACCTGGGAATGGGTAGTTGGCCGGTACGATGGCCCCCAGAACGCCGAATACAGGGGGAGCTGAGTGCAGCACAAGGCCGCGCCACGTCTTGTTGCTGGTCAGGGATGGCTTGATGGCTTCAGCAGTCCGTCTAAAGCAAAGGACCACGAAGTGTATAAACAGGGCATACAGGATGGTAGACCACCCAAATACGTCAATTACCAGTTTGAATGCGTCATCCATGATTACACCCTGAAGCCCTTTACAACTACCACGATGTCACCAGCAATCATGCTATTTGCACCAGTGTTCTCGATAGACATGGTTAGCCTGTTTGCGGTCGTAGATGAAGTACCACCACTCATGACAAACCTTCTACCTGCTGTCGTATCCTTTGTAGTCTGTATTTCGTAGTTATCAGTAGTTCCGTTAGGGAATGTGATGCCTCCCTGAACGGTCTTGCTATATATGAGACCACCTGTCTTATTTATGGCGTTGCTTCTGTTCAAGTAGAAGTTGAACGCTAGTGTGGTGTTGCCATAAGCAGGAGTACTTGCATAATCACTGCCCGCAAACACCATGATGTCTTCGATATAATTTGTTATAGAAAATGGCTTCGATGATGGGCCGGCTGTAGGGAAGGCAGGTGAGCCTATGTGAATCAACTCAAGTAGGTTTTCACCGCCATCCACTGCTGTATGACCTGGATACACAGCAGAGAAGTCAGCGAAGTTACCGGCTGCTATGGCAGGAGCATCTAGAACCAGTACCCACCTGAAGCTCGTATCTAGCCAGGCTGTAGGACCAGATGGCTCAAAAGCCACGGTCTTTCCAGTACCAACTATGGTCGTGTTGTTGTTGTAGGCTAGCGTCCGCTCCAGGTTTGAAGCAGGCCTCTGTCTCTGTTGAATCGTCATGGCTTACCTCAGTAGTACCTACGAACGGTCATGAGAGCTACGTTATTTAGAGAAGAGTCAACAACCACAACACCAGAGTAGTGGTCTATAACACTGGTGTCATTGCTGAGCAGTCTGTCTGCGCTGTTCTCAAACATGCAGTCAGAAGGCCATGTAGTAGTTGTGCTGCTTATCTGCATAGGTGTGCTGCCATCAGCCACAAAGAAAATATCGAACCTATCGCCTGGGGTCATGGACGATATAGGCAGAGATATTGTGGTGAAGGTAACCGCAGCTCCAGCCTGTCCGAACACGATGGCAAAAGCATTCGTGTTCAAATCAGATATGTTGAGCGTCTGGCTACCGCTCAGAGATATGAGAGCACCGCCGTACGCATTTGTACCGTATATGCTCGACTTGACCTTTGTGGTCTGTATGCTGCCGTCGCCGTACAGATACCCTTTAGGTGTGTACTTGGCGCTGGTGGCTGTGGTCACATCATTTACATGGTAACCCCACTCAAGAGCCGTGGAAGAAGAGTCTTGAGCGAAGAACCTGGCTGGGTCTGGGCTTACTCTGTTACCAGACGTAGCCGACAGCAAAGAACCCCTCGAATAGAAAAACCCCTTCAGGTTTATCTTCGATGTGCCAGTACCATTTATCTTTTCATAGTACTCAGGGCCACCGTCACCAACAGAGAAATAGGGGGCGTGCCAACGAACCTTTACAGATACAGCGCTGGATACGAAGTCAGTGACAGGCTTGCCGGACAGCTGCCTTACCTTGCACTTCTTGTTGTTTCCAACGACCAGCTCTGAAATAACAAACACTGCCGGTATATCTATATTCGGCATTGCTATGTCATTCCACACGCCTCTTATCTCAAGCAGGTCGTGACCTACAGCGATGCTGGTCTTTGTGGTACCGGTATCGTAGAACTCAGCGTCAGCGTCCGTGAGAGTTACCTCAAGCTCGCCAGACACCTCTGAGATAGTAGCGTTAGCGTCGCCCTTCAGCCTTGTATAGAAGTCTGCTGCCGATGTACCGTTTGCTACAGACTTTGATTCAACGGCCAAGAAGCTGGCAAGGCCAGGAGCATTGTAGTCCTCTGTTTCGTCATTAGACCTTCTACGACCGCCGTTGACCAAGAAGCCAACATCGCCCAATACGGATGTTGTACCGACGCCCTTACCAGTCCAGAATATAGACCTGAACAAAGCATTGAACGGGTCTGTATAAGAGTGTGTGCCGCCGTCCAAATCGCCTATAGACGTATACACACTTAGAGCAGGGCCGGTTCTCTCGATGAAATGGCCAGACCCTATATTACTGTCATCGTAATTCGGGTTCATCCAGGTTTCCGGTTTACCTGAATTGGATACAGTAGTGCGGCCGTATCTGTCATTGAGACCGCCAAAGGCCAGGTCTGCAATGGTGCTCTTCCATGTATCATCCCAGGCAAACTGAGAAGCGTCAAACGGGCTTACGCCATGGAGAGCCCTGAAGCGCTGCTCTATGACCTCGCTTATGTTCATCCTAGATTCAACCAGGAACCTGATGAACATATCTGGCGATACTCTGGCTAGATTACTTCTAGCTCCGTACAGTATGTGGTAGTTCGTACCATTAGGTACTGCCGGTGAGATGGTGAACGTAACACCACCGTCGTAAAACCCATCGGCCGACAAAGAACCAGACAGAGCGGCAACAGCCGTTACCTGACACTTGATACCAGAAGAGTTGACCAGAATTTCATTACCGGATGAATCTACTATCTTGTAGATATCCGTTATGGCGCCGGTACCTCTATAGATACGGTCACTGATAGCTCTGGATGTTTCAGAGCCACCAGCCGTGTACATCGCGCTCTTCGTGGGTATCGCCAGAGCAACGTGCAGTATGTTATCTATATGCTCTAGACCCTGTGCAACAGCATAAGCAGGCCTATTGGCATTTGCAGATGTCGCTTGGTCCTGATAACCAATGAAGTAAGAACCTTGGTTGGTACCAGATGCGTGCTTTCCTGTATTTACAGGGGCAGACGCGCCAGGATCTCCGTTACCAGGAGGATCGTTGATGTAATCGTAAGTGACACCGGATTCGCCGCCTTCCATGGCGATACCGTTGTCGCTGAACACGAAATACGTTGGCTCTGTCAGTCTGTGAAAGTAGTCCATTTCAGAACCTCAAAGTCCACTCAACCTCAAACGAGAAGGCTGATGTCTTGGTAATGGTCGTGAATGTATCGTAAGCCAACGGTTGGTTGTTGTATACAGCTGGGTCCACAGCATTTGTGAAGAGACCTATTTCTGACATAGGGACGGTCAAAAAAGGCCCGTATGAAATCTCTGTCTCCGTGAAAACAACGACAAACTTGGTCGAGTAGCTGGTGGGATGCGAAGCCGGTGCTCCTACTTCTTTCATCCACAGCTGGCCAGGGTCGCTGTATAGCGGAGGTGTTGAAGGCACAGAAGGATTTGTAGATGACACCATCACTGGACGCTCAAGAGCAGTCGCTGATGGAGTCGTATCATCCTGTGTATTTGTGCCTGGGTAGTAGCCATTTGGGACAAGCAATGGTGCCCCAGTTGGACCCATGGGGTAATTGTTTACCGTGCTTGAGTCTTGCTTGTTGCCGCCGATACCAACACCTATGTATCTGATGCGGTTATCTTCTTGCGGTGTAAGGGGAGAGTAAGAAGAGTAGGCGACTAGATTAGCGAGCCACAACCTACCTGCATTTAGCCATATGTTGTGAACTTCTCGCCTAGAGCCTCTTACTATCTTACCCCTCTCACGCATGAGCATCTTGAGGTTCGAATGGACCTCAACACGATCGCTTCTGGATGTTCGCCTGTTGGCCATTTTCACCTCTTACAATACGAAGAAAGTACACCACGTACCAGCAGAAAGGGGTGGGTCGTCAAAACTCCAAGTGACTGGTAGTCCAGGGTCACAGTTTTGGTACACAGGCACATCTACCACAAAGATACTGTCGTAAGTGATTGTTATAGGTGAGCCAGATGTCAGAGAGGCTGTGCCTAGTATTTCACTTTCTGGGCATATGAACATTTTGTCATACCCCCAGGCAGTATCTTCAGCTGTAGGAAAGCTGGGTATAGGCGTACCAGGGTCTGCGTCAACATCGAACTGAGGAACTGTATGTATGCCGGTTTCGATGTTGTATGCACTGTTGTCTGGTCCTGGTTCCCACTGGTCAAATATGTACGCCTGATTAAACACCTGCGACGTACATACTGAAGTATTTATACTCAGAGTACCGCCAAAAGCAGTATCTTCGTCCACCTCCAATAGATCTTCTTCTATATCCTTGCGAACGGCAAAGGTGGGGTAAGTGTAGGTAGCCTTGACCCGCTTTGCGAACTGCTGGATGAACAATATGGAGTTCAGGTTAAAGGCCGCTGAATCCACCCTGACCACGAACTTGAAGAACTTTTGAACCTCGAACATGTTTCCACCAGCCATATAGGCGTAAAACCATGTTGGGTTCTTTACGTAATCATCTACTTCCACGCCATTTACAAGCGGAGCGAACTGCTCAACTGTATCACCTACAGCATAAGCAACTCCTGTAGCCGGGTTCGTTTCAAGGCCCAAAAGACTCGGGTACTTGTAAGAACGCACTACATCGCTATTAACAGCATCCTGTAGAAGTATTCTCCCTGTATTGGGGGAGAAGTCATTACGTATCTCAAGTATCGTGCTCTTTGACTCCGCAAATGGGAGGCCGAGAAGTATCTGAGCACCTATTCGAAGATTACTTATAGTAGGTGCTTTGAAGTGCGCATACCATAGACCCTGCACAGACGATAGGTAGTCCAGGTTGCTTATACCCAGAGAACGCATATCGTCCAAAGTGAAGTTTACGGCGGCGCCGAAGTTGGCTTCTATGACAGGCCTGTTATCCAGGTAGTTGTACTCGCCCCACAAAAGAGGCACAGCCTCAACGCCTTCCCAGATATCTTGCTCAAACCTGATGCACTTCAAATCCCTGAAATCTTCTATATAGAAGTCAACGTTTCTGCGAAGAACATGCTCATCTCCAGGGTCTTTTATGGTCTCCTGTAGATAAGGTACGTCTGTAATCAACTCATCAATAGGTACATACCTCTGCCTTTGTATCTTTCCTAGCTGTACCGTGTAGGAAGCATCGCTCAAAAACTGATCTATAGCTGTCGCATCGAAAAACAATACATCTTCAGATTTAGAAGTGGCTCCGAGTACATCTGCCGTGTAGACAACCAAATCTCCACTCGCATCGATTACATCGAACTTGGCCTTGTCATTGAAAACAACCATCTCCGAGTAGAACGATAGCGTCTTCGATTTTACGTAGGGAAGTATTGACCAGTCTGCCCCCGACATGGCGCTTATATCGTCGAGCAGAACTATTCTCTGGTACTCATAGCTATCAGCAGCATCGGTAATGATTCTATCTATCTTGTAACCATCACCGTTTATATACAGGTAGTCTCCTTGAACAACGTCAAGTCCAAGAAGACCTATTTCTACCTTGTACGTCTTATCCCCAGCATAGGCACCAGAAGAACCGCTGATTAGCGTGGAGTACGAAGCGCTGAATATGGTAGATGTGCTGGAAGCATCCACAGAGAAGACGTGAGAGCTAGTTACTCTGAGAGAGTATTCATTTGTACTCTGCTTATAAACCAGCGTCACTTCATACGACTCATCTATAGCCTGTAGTGCTTCTAGTAGTTGGTCTCTCAAATCGCTCGGTACGATTGGATTGGTACCAACGAAGGTAGCGGTTATAGGGTCGTGTACTGTACTTGTGATAACTACCGTAAGGCCGTTCTGGTTAGAACCAGTGGCAGGAATCAGCGAGCTTGCAACACCGCCGTACATCTTACGAATAGTTGTCGTCGATGGATTTAGCTCCTCAAGCAACAAACTGTAAGACAGCCACTTGCGTATGAAGGTTCGTTGTATATCCGTCAGACTGTTATTGTAGTCGATTTGCCAAAGAGTAAGTAGCTCAGAAGCCGCAGCTTGAAAGGCGGCCGAGAAGTAAGTCTCTATAGGCTCCCTATCTTCAACAATCCCCCATATCTCAGACAGATAGTCCCAAAGAAGGCTCAAGTCTGGGATTACGCCACGAGCTACGCTGGACGATTGCACGAACAAGGTGGTGACAGACGGTTCTGAATAAAGAGAGCCATCGAACACAACCAGGTCGAACTTGAAGATTCCTACAACGTCAGGGTAAAAGACAGGCTTGATAGAAGTAGGTGAATCAATGCCGTTCTGATGCAGTACCTTGAACGGCCTGGACGAAAGCTCTTCAGGTATTGTGACTGTAGCTACCTGAACGAAGTACCCGTCTATATCGCTTGATATCACTTCTATAGTGTGCGCAACACCGTTCAAAAGAAGAACGTCACCAACAGCTATAGTATGCACAAGCGGGTTGAACTCGTCCGAGTAGAATTTATCTACATAACCAGAAATAGACGAAAGTGTGTATCCGTCGTGTCCGCTTATACAAAACTCACTATCGTAAGGAGCGTCGATCAATCTCCATTTGTATATGAGCGGAGCCCCCTCGGGATCGTAACTCTTGCTGCCATCCAATCTGGCGATGGAACACATACGAAGACCAACATCAGTACCAGCGTCAGCTATAGGTCTGAGATTGGGATATATGGAACCAGTGCCCATACATATGGAGTCGAGCTTTAGATATGCGGTCTCCGTAACTGTACCTAGTGCTCTTATGGTAACGCTGTCAAACGATACAGAAGGAGGTGAAGAGAACGTAGAAAGAATGAATCGTAGCTGATGTCCAGTTAGCGGTAGGTCTGCTGTCTTGGTGGCGAAAAAGAGTATCTTATTTACAGATACGTCCACCACCACTCTGAAGGTCCAATACTCATTTAGCGTAATCAGACCCGTACTATCAGGTATTACAGACGAAGCACTACCCAGAACATCGCTGTATGCGATACCGGCGTCAGAGAAGTAGAAGCAGTAGCTCTTACCAGTCTCATCATCCATCGTGACGACAAGATATTTGTCAGCAGGAGTTGCAAAATCGATAGGTCTCGATATCAACTTCCATGTCCACTCAAGCGTATTACCCGAAGGTATTTCGCTCAAGATGGTCATCTTAGCTTCTACATCAGGATAAGAACCACCGCTTCTTAGTATCTGGTCCTTGGATATACTGTCTACAAAGCTATTGTCCCCGCCAGGTAGTACAGTCACGCCGAAATACAGCGTAGCGAACTCCATCTGAGCACAAGGCCCTATACAGAATATGTCGAATTCGGATGTATATGGCAGGGGATCGCCAGACACGGGTTCTGGACCACCATAAGGTTCTTCACCCCATGGACCTGCGCCGTAACCATCAGCTGTACATGTCATAGCGATCTCTCACCTAATTCAACCCACGAACCCAAAACAGTAGCATCCGATATAGGAGTAGCACCGTTCTTTGGACCGCTGTACTGACTGCCACTGGTATCTGCTGCACCAGTAGCTCGCCAAGAACGCCACGCAGGTGTGCCATCAGGGTCTCTCCAAGACATCTTGAATACCCTTACAGGCTCTGGAAGAGGTGGTGGCCCACTCGCAGGAATACCAGCACCCTCCACTAGAACTATCTTCCCGTAGTCAGTACTACTAGGCTCTATCCCAAGCCCTTGGTTATTTTTAGGATGTAGACCAGGAAGGCTACCGCTGTACATCGAATCAATCGTCTGATTCTGCGTACCGTAATAGAAAACGTCAGCCGTGGTTCCTATGTCAGCCATGACTAACCTCATGTGGCGACAGGCGTAGTAGAACCGTTATAGGGCCCGAACATCAAGCAGCCGTAAGTGGAGTCAAGAGGAGCCACTGATATCCACAACTTGTTATCTGCCGTAGACATGCGGCTTCCTGTAGGCAGCAACCGTACCCACCTGGGCGATCCCTTCTTGTTCTTTATCTGACTTGTGACGCCACCAGTTAGGTTAGCTGAGCCATCGTTGTACAAACCAATGCGCTCGGGCCTTATAGGAGGTGTGGTGTCTGGGTGTACTGCCAGCCTCCAGGCTTCTCCTGAGTTCAGCGCCATGAAGTGTACCGATGTTGTCTGCGCTACGAGACCGACGTACGGCTGCACAATATCTCTCGCAGCAACACCACAGCCTCTACCTGGAAAGGCTACCCAAGCGTTTACAGAACCGCTTGTACCTAGATGCACAACACCGCTTGTTGCAGCTATGTAGGTGTTCGCCAGGTTTGCCTTCTTATCGAAGCTGGTTGTTCCTTGCGCCTGTGTAAGAATGGCGAACGGCGACAAGTCGCCTGGCTCTACGTCATCACAGCGCTGCCAAGACACTGGGTATGACCCATCGGTAAGAAGAGCGGCCGACGTGTGATACAAAACGGTGAACGAACCGTCTGCATATCTAGGCGTTCTGGCACTTCCATTTGCGAGCCTCGGCCTGGGCAAAGCGTTTGCACACATGACTTGTGCATTCGCGCCCATGTTGGCTGCCGTAGTATTGATGACATTCTGGTGCGCGGCATTGCCGCCATAACCAAGGGCGGCGTTTGTCGGAAAGGTGTCGGTTGTAAAGCCGGGAGGAATAGCGGCTGTAGAACCTGCACGACCTGATAGTGAGTCTGAGTTCTCGCCAGACCTATCACCGCACCACCAGAAAAAGCTACCCTGATAATAGTTTGAAGAAGACTTCGCGAACATCACTTCATTCGCGTACACAACAGGTGTAGCTGAGATATTTGCTGCCAGCAGCGTAGCGCCAGAAGTGACACCTACAATATCGTCAACCGTATCCCATGTGCCGTAATCGTGCGGCTCAATGGCCATCCACCCAGATGTACCAGCAGAGTTCATAACAACGCCGGCTAGTGTACCGCTTCTTTGGGTAGCTACGGTGGCGCCCTGATAAACAGTCTCACCGATGATGAAGCTGGAAGATGGTGTGGTGTTCACAGGAACCTTGATAACTCTAGGCCCTTCTAGAACAGCCCACTGAACAACAGCCCCAGGAGGAGTATAGGTAGCTGTCTTAAAGCTCTTCTCCTGCCAGGTAACACCAACATTGCCGTTATTCGCGTCACCAGAAACACCAGAATTATTCCAGATGGTGCATGAAGTAGCACTCAGTACCTCGGCTATCTGAAAAGTGCCGTTGTTACCGCCCGACGCAAAGCCAGAAAAGGTGATGAAGTTACCCTCTGAGCCAGGGTCTGTAGCTGTTGGTGATACAAGACCAGAAACACCGGTTACGGTCATCAATCCACCAAACTCTTTGTTTGTGATCGATGGCCCAGTACCTCCAGCCCCAACGTTTTGCAAAGTAGCCAAGCTGAAGTTGGTCGGGCTAGCCGTACCCACACCCAGTTTTGTAGTGCCGTTGCTAGAGGACTTTATTTGCCAGCCTGCTTGTATGAGGGACAGAAGAAGTCGCCAAGTAACACACCACGCATCTGGCGGGTTGTTGGTGTCTCTTACAAGGTTCGCGTTGATCACGTTGGACATGGTTTCTCCGGTCTAACCCAACTTTGCAGATGGTGTCTTGAATAGACTGTAGGTTTTCTCGTGCCCTTGTACACGTATCATGAAAACCAAACCAGTCGTCCCTACTCTTGATCGGCTTGGTCACAGCCCCACATGTTTTACCGTTTATCACTATGTTAGCGTGCCAGTGTCTATTACCGTACCTGTCTGCACGTACACTGGGCTCACTAATAATCACGTTATACTGTTGCATACGAAAGCTCCATGAGCGCCGAATAACAGAACACTTTGTCTGTACCGGCTCCACCATTTCTTCTGACTTCCACTCTATACATCTGCCTGGCGTTCTGGACATTAGGAGAGGCTCCTATTGTCAGCGCAGCGCTCAAGGCTTCAGGTGCTGTCTCTGCCGCAGCTGTAGAAGTAATGGTGCTACCGGTGATAACGGCGCCTGATTCATCCTTTAGTCGTACTGTTATCGTAGACCCAGTTGCTTCTACGAGTACGACAGCTCTGAAAGTCAGGGTTCGCGTTATTTGACCACCAACAGCGGGAGGCAGTATAGATGGGTCTATATCTATGACACCTATCGTTTTATAGGCTGTGTCATCATGTGTCTGCAACCCAGCTACGCCGTAATAAACCTTCGCATCTGGGAGTCTTGGTATGTTTCTGGTTCTGAAAGATGAGTCTGTGAAAGTGCCAACATTGGGTTGGTTACTTATCAGAGCTGTCACATCCAGAGCGTATACAACGAGAGTACCGCCACCCTTTACAGAGTCGCCTTCTATTTCAGAAGAACCATCTACATAAACAGTGAGTGTCTTTGTAGCCTCGACCTTTACGGGAGCATCTGCGTCAACTGAAAGTCTGCTGCCGTTTAGCAAGTACAGAACACTCAAACTGTTATTGAAACGCAAACCGAAACCAACGCCATCACCTGTACCGGCCATGTTGGTGTTTACCAGGCGCAACATCACAGGGCTTGCACCCCAAGTGAAGTTGTAATTACCGGCTATGGCTTGACACGATATCTGCAAGTCTTGAAAGCCGATTACATTCTGGCACTCAGCACCGTCCAGAGCATCTATCGCTACTATGACATCAGTGAATGGCAGACCTACAAAGACTGCGCGCCACTGAAAGTTATATGCGCCAGCTGGTATTTGTACTGCTGCGTCTTGGCTATCAAAGCATATGAATACCAGACCTTTAGTGGCAGCAAAGGCCGTCATTAGATCTGTCCAGCTGGTGTAGTTATTACCAGACTGAGTAGATCCAGGTCTGTAAATAAGAACTTGTGTAGTACCGCTACCACCACCTCCGGGTGTAACTGGTACCCACGCACTACCATTCCAGTTAAGTACCTGCCCAGATGAAGCGCCATTTGCCTCATCCAAGAAAAAGGCATTTGAGTCCTTTGCCCAGGCGCTACCATTCCACCTGAGAACATCACCAGATGCAGCCGTGTAAGCTGTGTCTCTGAATAGTGCGTTTGACTCTACATCCCTCAATAGCTGGTCAATAGCCTCCATGTACCCACGGCTATTACCTGAATAATTTGTATTTGCAGAGTTGGCTCTGAACGGCGGATATGTCCAAGAGCGGCTGGAACGATAAGTGAATACTCTGTTCACCGACAGCGTTGTGTCACCATCAGTAAGTGATAGCTCTATAGAATAAGAGCCCACCACGTCTGGTGTAAATGTAGTCGATGTAGACAGACCAGAAGAAAGAACAGCCCCAGGTGCATAGGCACTCCCAATTGGTGCATCCAATACCGTGAAGGTCCATTGAGAAACACCCGTGTGGTCTCCCACGCTGGCCACAGTAACAGTAGCATTGCTACTGGTTCGCAGAGCCGCATTATCAGCGCCTATGCTCAGTCCTTGCGTAAACTTGATGACAGCTGTAAACACGGCTTTATCCTCCTACCAGGGACCATCCCATGAGACCGACCATATACATGAATGCTACTCTGAATATCCTTGCTACCGAAGGTGAAAAGAACCTTCTGGAGGAAGCAGAAAAAAAACAGAACGCATTTTATGCGTCGTTCTCATGTCCCAGATGCAAGCATGGGGAGCTAAAAAGAACGGCCCATCCAAAACCATTTATTCCAGATGAGCCGCTCCCGAGAAGTCTTCTCATGTGTCCGTCATGTGAGCATGTCTTTGACCCACATACAGGTATCGATATCAAGCTGGGAAATCCCATGCTCGGATACACGAGAATAGGTAAAGAGAGGGAAGAAGAGTTACCCTCTCGTAGCTGTTATTGAATCGGCGAAAAAGGAAGCAAGACGGCCTATCGAAAGTCTGTCTTGCGATGCCTCCAGATAAACTCGTCTATCGATATCGTGAATGACAGCGTAAACAGTCGTTGGGCTCTTGACCGTTGTAGCTCCAGCTTGTTTCGCCATCGATTCAATAGCCGCCACTTCGATAGCCTGATTTGGTTCGCTGGCAGATACGTAATCAATCAACTTGGATTGAACAGTATTTGCCTGTGGTCCACCAGTATAAGACAAATTGAAACTCACATAATGAGGTATCAAATGTCTCGCCAGTGGATTTGCATTTGGAACTCTCTCATCATCTGCCAAGAGAAATGACTGGATAGATGATACAAGTTCAGAGTGCTCGTAAACAATCTGTATCGATGTACCTTCAAGTTGTCTCACGTTTGCGTAATCATCCGAAGACCCAACTTCCAACATCGTTCTGGATAGAAAAAGGGTAGGTCTCTCGGCTGTTGAAAAGGTCAAAGACTCGGAATTGGTTTCGAGCCAATACCCATCAGACCTGTACTTTTCGATATCCATGAAGGTCTCGGAAGGTATGTTGTTTCTGTTTCCAACACCCTCGCTGACGACTTCCAAATCGAAATAGTAAAAGCCGTTTTCCTTGTTATTCGCCATTTCAGTGGACGAAATACGCTGGGTCTCAGCGCGGTATACAAGGAAGTGTTGTCTCTGGGCAGTTACGGCAAAAATGCTGTCTTGGATGGTGACTGTGTTTGTGTTCACAGCCGAGATTTTGTAAAGACCCGCATTCGTAGCCGTGTTGCTCTGAGGTGAAAGAGTAGAGAACCCAAGAAGAGTATTGGCCGAACCTGTTTCCAGTACAGAAACAGCTATGTCGGCTTCGAACTCCAGCTTGTTTGTAAGCGCGTTGATGTAAGCAACAGTCACACCGAGAGAAGAGTTTATTTGAGAAGCGACACCTGCTCTGGTTACCGATGTAGCCAGTATCGATGTGCTGTCATTTACGAGAGTTATCGTTTTAGGTGTTCCACCATTCAGAGAAACAACGATTTGAGTAAGAGCTAGATTGAGTACTTCCTCCGTCAAAGCAACTGTTCCTATGATGGGCACATAGGTTATTTGCAGCTTATCTCCGGGCTGTATGCCTTTTGATATGAAGTCAGTTGTTGCCGAGGTAAGGGTGGTACCGAGAGCAGTTGTCGAACCATCCTTTGGAGCTGCCGTATAAGGCGGTGCTGGGATACGGATGGCATCAACCGTAGGGTCTGGCAGGTAAGTGACCTCTGAACCGTCTTCCAGGCTCGCCGTTAGCCTTGTCTCCTGGTCAAACTCGGCGCTGGTCGGCTCAAGGAAGTAAACCCTGGCTGTACCAAGAGACCTGGAACCCACATTGACCGAGGCATCGACTTGTGGATTGAAGTCACCACCAACCTTCACTTCCAAAACATCATTGGTCAGTTCTCTTGTCGTGACCTTGTAAACAGGAACGGCCTTTGGGTTATACCCATTCAAAACATCGGCTGCATCTATGGTCGGGTCAATAACCGGAGAAATAGTCGATGAAGACCACCGGCCAGTCAAACCAGAAACATAGGCAGACCTGATGTCTCTTGTTGTTCCTTTGTATGTGGCGCTACCGAAGAGTGCGGTCAATACGGCAGGGAAATTACTGTATGCACCTGATGGAGCATTGCCGGAAAGAAAGACACAGCACCCACCTCGATATGGCAAAATACCCAGTCTGTCTCCATCCACAACAACGGCCAACGGTGGATAGTTCAGAGCTACCAAACCATCGTTTATCTGTTCGACGATTTGCGCAAGTGTAAGAGAAGCTCCCGTAAAGAAAACAGAAACAAGAGTACCGTATGTAGTCGAATTGAAATCAGAACCGGATACACCCAATTTGATTCTGAGAGGTAGCCCATTTAGACCCGCGACAGGCCCAGTGATGGGTATGCCTACAATACCAAGTGAGGCATCCGTCACACTCACCTTCGTACCTTGTGCTACGTTCGCAAATCCAAGTGATTTAGCCTTCAAAGCCTTTGCATAGGGAATAGTAGAACCAGTCGGCTGACTTGATGTGTCAAGAAGTTCTACTCTCTTGATTCTCACAAGCGGCAGCTTGATTCCGCCATTTGAATTCTTTTTGAAAATCTCGTAAGAAAGACCTGAGTTGTTTTGCGTAAGTGACCTATCCAAAGTAAGCGTATTAAAAAATGGAGCTATAGCCGTGATTGTGTAATCACCTGGTTCACCACCAGAAAGAATACGAAGTGTATCCCCAGCAGACACCCCATATGCATCGAAGTCTATACCACTCCCAGACTTTACAATCGTAGAAGAACCAACCGTTTGCAAATCCGTGTTTGAAAGCCTGAAAACCTTTGGCTCAAACAGGTCTACATCGATTGTGTCAATCAGCTTCCAGGCAAAATTGCCTGCAACAGCTGAAATTGTCGGTATTAGCGTAAAGATTGGGGAGTCCCCGGGTATCGTCGGCTGTGTGACGGACACTATCTTGTACGTCCCCGCGACCGCTGGGTCACCAGATACCTCAAGCACGTACCTCTTCAAGTACGAGTCACTGATGTACTCATACTCCTTGTCCACACTCGCGTAGTTCGTACCGAGAACCAGGTCATCAAGAGACACAGACCCAGCCACAGGTACAGTCGCCGCTATCCCAGACAAAAGAGGTGTCCTCGTCCGCACCTCGCCTATCGCGAGTGAAGACTCATTTGGAGACTCACCCTTCACATAAGCGTCATACATACCGCCTATGTGTATCTCCGTAGATGGAGACGTGGTGATGAAGTCACCACCTTCACCAAATACAATCCCGCCAGGCAACGAAGAAAGAGTAAGCTCTCTCTTTCTCAGAGTCCAAGGTATGTCGGTTACATACCTCCTGAGCACCTGCTCCTCTACCTCAAGTAGCTGACTGCTGATGATCGACCTTACTTTCAAATCTCTCACCTTTTCAGATGAGCCAATCTCGAAAGCATTGTAGAGAGTAATTACATATCCATCCGGCGCCGAACCAGTAGAACCAACAAGAGCTACTAGGTCCACCTCGGATGCATCGAGCAGTATTCGTCTCGTGTAAAGACCAGCCTCGCCATCATCTGTGGACGCTGCAAGTACTCCTGATGCCAGTGACTTACCAAGACCGCCGCCTGTGATGATGTCTCTCTGCATCTCAGGATCTTGATAACCAATCAATGCAATTGACTGCACCTCTGGGAAATTATTTAGAATCCTGTACTTGGCACCACGGTCTGAAGCAAGTGACCTGTCTGTCACCTCTTGCTGTACACGAGATATAAACTCGGATGGATTCTCGGCAGGTAGACCACCTCTGAACTTCACCTTGTTTGTTGTCTTTACCGCGCCGGCTATCCCAGTGATACCAACTATCTTCCCAGCATTGATGTTGTAACCGCTACCAGCCTGCTCAGCTTGTACACGAACATCAAAGTAGTAGAGACCATTCTCTACATTCGTAATCATCTCCTCGGAACGAATCGATTGGCTCTGTGTTGGGAAGTACCTGAGACCATCTGCTGTAAATGCGTAGTTGGAACCACTCACAGAAACGGACCTGGGAGAAGTAAAGTACAGACGAACTGTACCCTTCGATATGTCACCAGTGTCGCGAACAGAATAAGTGCGAGAACCCAAAGCTTCTGCTTCTTCTGTAGTTAGAAGCTCTGGCGCCGTAAGACTCTGACCATTAGCTATTCTTCTGTTCTCTCTTATGAGAGGTTCCAGAAATACAGAGAACGGCTTTATCAGAAGGTCTATTAGAGCGCTTCCCTCTTCAACGAAATACGTAGGATGCTCCTGTTGTAGTCTCGTCTTGGCAAACAACTGCAAATCCATGACGAATGGATCTGCCCCGAGACGAGACACTGTAGGCTGCACTACCTTGGCATCGAAATCACTACCAGATGATGTATCGATAGTGCTGTCAAAGAGAGCCATGCGCTCCCTGATGTATTGAGCTAGGTCTTTCGATGCCATATCAGATCTCCACGTTCAAATAACCAGTCTTACCCGCCTGGTTTTTCAAATTGATCTGCACAACCAAGCCACCATCAGTCTTGCTGAAGTAGGCTGATTCTACCTTGGCCGTCAGAAGTTTCTCTTCTGGTGCCAGGTTTTGAGTTCTCTGCAAGGCAAGAAGCTGCTTGGTAGTTTGATCTACTGTTATGATTACGTCCGCCAAAATACTCCCACCGTTGTTCTTACTGAACACGGCGCCTATGTTTCTCATGAGACCACCACCAATCTTTTTGGCAAACCTGTCTCTGCCAGGAGTGGTCAACAAAATCTTGAGAAACATCTGTACAAGCAAAAGCATCCTATTGCATCTGCGAGGCTGCTTGTTCAGCTTGAACCTGAGTTTACTACGTGGGCTGAGTACGAAGTTGTTGGACAGAACTTCGACACTTGTGATTCTTTGAAGAGCGGCCTCATCTGGTACCTGCACAAGTATCTTCTTGTCAGATACGTTCACATAGCTGGGAGATGGATAGCCATTCACAATGACTTCCTCTACCGCTCTGAAGTCCTCGCCTATGACCTCCAGTGTGCGAACAGGAAGACCTGGGACTTCGCGCATACGGCGAAGGTCCACCAACTGTTGTGGGTAGCAGATTTGTAGGTCAAACACACCGAAAGGTTATCATGTTTCTTCAGCTTGTCCCTCTTCTGTGTTCACCGGCAAGTTATCCTTCGGCGCCTTGAAGTAATCGGGTGGCAAGCTGCGTATCTTTTCGACAGCTGACTTGAAGTCATTTTCTATCCTAGATATCTCTTCAAGTATGTTCGGCCTGCCATCTTGCTGAGTGCCCTCAATATCCTCGATACGGCGATCGATACACTCTTCAAGTGTGGTTGCGGCAAAGGATTGGTTCGACTGCTGGCCAACGACGAAACCGTAAGCATTTGCAACCTTACGGCGAAGCTCAAAGGCGTCATCATTCTTTTTGTTGTCTTCTTTTGTGCTCATGTCTCCTCCAAATCAGCGTCTGTACCGCCTTGCTTTGAGGGCCCGGAGTCATCAGAAGTGTACTCATAGTCAGGTGACTCGGACTCAGCTATGACGCGAGCATATCTTCTGCCGACACCAGTAGAGCTAGTAGGCAGCGTCTCTCTAACTACTGCGCGAGCACTTGATGTAATAGCCCCAGCATACGATGCTGTTTCCATGTCTATGCCGAAATAAGACACTACATCAGCCGTGATGAGCAAATCATACGCTCTATCACAGCCCTGCTGGAGTAGCGCCCTCAGCAAAGCATCTACATCAGGTATGTGCTCAACGGCATAACTGGACAAAATGTACTCAAGAGACTTGGTTGCATCGGAACCAACAGCCGTTGCTATCGATTTAGACACGAGATTACCTAGTTCATAGGTACCGCTTGTACCAAGTAGCTTGTTGACAGCGTTGTTTACGTCACTGGCTGTAGGATTGCTGTTCTTGTGAACAATGTTGTACAAGCGCTCAAGCTCGAACAAATCGTTATCATCGGGTATCGACAGTAGCCAGGAATCTATGGCCGTTTTGACGGCTAGGTATGGCTGGTACATGCCGTGCGTCACAAGAGCAAAAGGAAGCGTAGCCGATGAAGACACGGACATGTTCACATTCGCCGGACCCTCGGGAGAAAGAGAAAGCACCTCTTCCTCCTTTCTGGTCACCACATATGAGACACTGGGTGTCTGTATGCTGGTGTCATAGTACGCCACCACATCTCCAACCTTTATGGAGTTCAGAGAAGCATCGTATCTGAACCATTTGGTCGTAGCGTTCACTACCGGCTGAGACGTTGTAAACAGGAGTGAAAAAGCCGTACCAGAAGAACAACCTATAGAAGAAGATATCGTTTCATTCTTTGAGGTAAAAGATACTGCGCTCTTACCTATGGAACACACAACTTCGATAGGCCTGCCAACAGTATCTTGGTATGTGGCCATCGGAGTGTCGTCACGAAGCTCTAGCTCAAAAGTAGGCACAGCTGTGTTCCTACGAACAATGTAAGAACCGGCTAGTGGACCAGAAGATATGAGAATCTCGTAGTCTTCTAGAGAAGGGTAAGCAAATCCTATATCTACTGTACCTATCCCAGCTACCGTGGGAGGTACGCCTGTAGCTGAAACCACTCCAGTACCTGATACAGAGGTAACTAGGTATACCTCGCCAACACCAGGACCATCCCTCACTATCAGCACGTATCCAGCAGCCACACCGGCATCTATCGCGCTCTTACCGGGATCAGTAGGTACGAAGGTCAACCCGGTACCAGTAGGTGTTATAGTTCCTTCTGAGTACAGACTTGATGCTATGAACTTGGTCCTATCAGTCGCATCTGTTCTACCTGGTATGTCTTCGTAAGTAGCCTCAAACACAGGAGCAGCCTCGATCCTGGCCGTCACTCTGTTGATTGTACCTACTACATCCTTTGGGTACACGGGGGCAGACTCAGCAAAGGCACCAGCTGTAAACCCTAGAATACCTATGGCGGTGTTACTCACAGAAGAATCTATCTGAATGCTCTTTTTATTGACGATAGATGCGCTGTTTATAGCTTTCAGAGCCACTACGAAATTACCAGAAGCACCGACCTGACACGTACATGACGTGGCGGCTACAACAGCAACGCTACCAGTGAAGTCTATAGTTGTAGATGTCCTGGCAGTTACAGTCCAAACGTAGTAGCTGTTCGTAGTATTAAGAAATACAAGCTTGTCCCCAGGTACAATACCAAGAGCTACGAAGTCTACTCCTGTTGTAGATACTGTAACTGTGCCAGAAGTAGGACCAGTACTGACAACAGATACAGTAGCCTGTGCCTTTACGGTGCTCCTAAACCTGGGGATGCACATAACGTCATAAGCAGCGCTTACGGCGTTTACATCAGCTGCTATCTGTTCAGCCGTTCTGGCAACACCAGTTGTCAGCGTCACACTTACCAGAACACTGGCTAGATTTGAGTCAACATAAAATCTAAATACGTTATTCGTAAGGTTGACTTCATATGTTTCTATTACACCACCAATTATTTCTGCGAAATACGATGTTCCTAGTGGAACGACATAGGTTGCTCCGTCCAACGAGAAAGATAGTTTGTTCGACGTTTCTGTAAGAGCGTACGGTCCCTTTATGTCGCATTCTATAAAAGGTCTCGTTAGAGTATGCGTGGCATCACTGTACGGCACCAAAGCGCCGTTTATTTTCTTTTCAGTCGTGGGCGAAACAAAACCACCGAGCTGCTTAACTACAGCTCTTGTTGCGGCTATACCCAAAACCGATTCTCTGAGTACGGCAAGTCTCTCTGAGTCAGAGAGATTGTCCAAAGTTTCATATATCTCGTCTATTTTATCTCTTGAACGTTCTATAACGCCTAGTGAGACAACTCTGGGTAGGTCTAGATTCGTATAATTTGTAAGAAGATTTGATATGAACTTTGCTCTTGTTATTACAGTGGCGTAAAGAGAAAAAACTTCTTCTATAAGAGCAGGTATACGCATCCTGGCTTCGTCTGGGGTAGGTACTATATCGCTACCATCCCGTATAGAAGACGCCTGACTGTTAACAAAGTCCGAGGTGTTGGAGCTGAACCGCGTATACGCCGGTATGCTGGTTATGGATTTAGGTACGGATGACCTGCTAGCCATAGCCGAAGCCAACTCGGACAAAGCTGCGCGAGCATTTGCCAAGGTGGTTATGTCCTTTACAGGAATAACCTTCCTATCAGCGTATCTCGTCACAGTTGCAAGCTCATCTATCTTCAAATACAGCGATCTAACTGTTGACAACAGGCGCTGTGAAGCTAGATAAGCTACGTAAAATATACCTTCTGGCTGCAAGAGAAGAGTAATGGCTGTGACTTCTTGAAAATCAGCAAATGTCTGACCAACATCTCTGATGCCGAGGCTGTTGAAACCTCTTCTCAATTCGCTGAGTAGAAGAGATTGTACAGCCGCCCTTACTTCTTCACTTGTATATGCCATGGTACTCGGTAGCTAAAAAATTAGCTGGTTGCTGCGGTTGATTTCTAGATGATACTACAGCAGCAACAATCGCTGTAATGACCGTTAGTATTCCGGCCACTACAGCGATTGGCACGTCTATGTTCGTAACCTGCTTTATACCCCCATCGGGGTAGCAAGTTATATGGCGCACTGAAACTGCTTGTTGTTCTGGTACCAACATGCATCAAGAGTGCGCCTAAAACATACGGTAGTCAACAGCCGTTAATAGCTTGTCATCCCACACAAAATCTTCTTCTTTGAAAGTTTTACCAAACCTATGTCTGGCCAACTCAAGAACCGCTTTCTTGTTGTACTTCCAATGCTTTATCGTCTCCCCCTTCACGTCAGTGCTTTCGAGACTGACGTACATGCCCCAACCATCCTTGCCAAAAATCGCTAGTTGCCTCGCGGCAGTGGAGACCCACTTCGGGGAAACAGGGCCATTGGACGATACTGAAGATAGTGTACGAGCCGCCCTTATGGCCGAATAATGACCAGTGCTATCCACCATCGGCACGGCTATGTACGTAGATGTTTTTTCTGGCGCCGGGTTCTTTGGCAACGCCGCTACCGACCCCTTGGGCCCAAGCAGCAACTCAGCGCTCGGTAGGTTTATAACATCATCAAGGCGCACGCCGTTGAGTAGGTCTACACCTGTAAACTGACTCACTATTTGAGCCTTTTTCACTACAGCTACTTTCTCCGTAATCAATCCAACAGCGACCATTTCATTGATGACACTACAGGCAGCCTTGTAATGTTTGGCGTCAAAGACGCCGAATTTTATTGACGCCGCATCCATTAGACTTTTGGCCAGCCTGATGGACGCCGCCTGGATTTCTTTGTTGTTCTCTATCTTAGCTTCAGATTCCATGAGAAAACTCCTTGAGGTTGCAGTACCCCAAACTCTTATAGCCAGCTTTTATTTATTTTTACTCAGAGAAAAGACTATCTATGGACACCAGCATTTCTGGGAGCTGATCTGAGATGGTCCTAAGCTGCCTCTTAACATCGGAAACGGCGCTATGTACCGCCTCCATAAGCTGGGCGTGCTTACCTCTTCCTTCAAGGGCTTTATAGGCCAGCAGAACTTTGCTTATTTCCACATCCCAGCCTTCTGAGCTTGAGAAGATGCGCACAGACCAACCTCTGTCTCTGAGACGGGTCAGAACGGTATGTATGTCTACCATGCGGCAAACATAACATACTAAAACGGAGGCACAACAATAAACGGTGTGTATTTACTACGTTGTCAAATACAAATTCAAAGGTAAACATTTCTCGTATCGTATCTGCCAATTTTTTACTTGCATCTTTACCGTAAACACATTCCCAGAGAACACTAAGTCCATGTACTCTTTCGTGAAATACACAAATAAATTCGTGTTCGTACTTATGCATGAATACGTAAAAAGGCCTAAATCCATCAGTACACAGTACAGAGTGGGCCCAAGCTGGCACAAATTCATGATAGTTAGGCACAGCTGATGCTAGTTTACTGGTCGGTGCATAGCTTGTATCTCTCAAATGCTCTTCGCACCTGCTCATCATCGTAGCGTATAGATCGTAATCTTTATTGTTTGTATTTATAACTTTATAGAACTGCATTTGAACTAGATACAACACAGTTCTATAAGCCAATAGGGCGTCTATTTTTAGTATTATGTAAAGTAGCCATTCTGGTCTATGGCAGCTATCCCATAGTGTTTTGGTATCTTCTATTACATCTGTATCTGTTTCATATATACGATTACCGAAACATTCCTCAGCCCACATAATTGCGTCGTCGCACGCATTTACGCTATCTAGTACATTTCTTACAGATACCATCCAAGCCTCCTAACACGTCAACTATTAGACCCTTTAGTATGCCTATCTTGGATAGATAGCTGATTACTGATGCAGCTGGTATCATTATCTTGTTAGCGTATTCACTGTTAGCGTATTCTATACCTCCTTCATACAATAGTGTTCTCAAGTGGTCATACGGCAAGTCAGTAAGGCTAGCCAAATGTAGGATACTGATTGGTCGCAAATTTCGTATATGTTGAACAGCTGTTTGCTTGTCTATAGTGCAGTTAACACAAGTAAAATCCTTACGAGGATCTTCGTGTTTGGAAAACATTTTAATCCTATGACCACAAGACAGCACTGCAAACAGACAGTTATTGCCTGGTACGTAATCTATTACTTTTCTTTTAGGGTGTCCCTTTATTTCTGAGTCTATAGCCGCTTCGGCTACAGTAGTCGTTACTTTCTTTACATCCTGTACCCTCTTCCAATTGAACCTGTTAGAAGCCATCCATTACCTCCAGAGCCATTTTCATGCCCAGCGACTTAAACACAAGTCTGGCCAAATCAGACACCAGCCCAAAAAACACAGCCACGCAGAAAAGTACGAGAGCCATACATACATTATGTCACGTACTTAAAAAATACGCCGCCACGTAGGGCGGCGTACAAATGTTCACTTCAACAGAATCTGCATAAGCTCGTGTGTAAGTGGTACGTTGAGCTTTATTTCCACCATGGTTGGTGGAGCTTGTGGAGCTTGTGGCTGCTCCTGCTTGAGTTTTGCCTCAAGCATGGCTATGACCCCGCTCTTGGAGTCAGCCGCCTCTCTGAGTGATAGGATGAGTCTATCCTTCTCCAAGGCGTCTTTCTGGAGTTCTTTGACCAATACCTCATATCCGCGGGCGTCTTTCGACCACCTCTCTACTTCGCCACGTAGGGAGGTTATTTCTTGACGCAACTTGTTTTCGTCGAACAAGCTGCGCGAACTACGTAGCGAAGTATTTTCTTCCTGTATCTTCGCTATTGTCCCTTTGGTCAACTCAAAGTCTTCCGTGATCTTATTGAGGTCTTCTGTGAGAAGTGCTCGCTCATTTTGCAAATCCAAGCACTCTCTGATCTTGGCTTCGTATTTGGCCTTGATTGATTCAAGGCCATCTTCTGCTTCTTTTAGCTTTTTCTTCAGGCTTTCATTTTCCGTAGCGTACAGATTAGCCAGTTCTACCTCATCATTTTTGGCGGGCACTGATGATGTGGAAATGCTCTTCCTTCTCCCTCCTGTTCCGAATGCATACCTCCTTTCGTTGTCTAGCCAATCCTTAAATTCTTTGGTTCCGTAACCCTTATCACACCGCCTCCGAACAAACATGTCTACGGCATGTTTGGTGGGGAATTTCTTTATCGGGTTTACATAAGCTAGTATGTTGTCGGCTATACCAGACAGGCACGCCTTTTTGTATGCTTCGAATATCTTTTCTATGAGTTCCTTGCTTTCATCTTCACCGCTTTCATCTTCTTTTTCTTCATCAACGTTCTCTTCCATATTTGCAGTCTCTGGTTCTGGCGTAACTTCTACTTTACTTGGCGAAGGTGGAGGTACGTAGACAGGTGGCAATTGCGGCGGTGTGATGCTTACGGGTTTGGCTTCTGCAACAGATGCGGGTGCTGTCAATTCCATGCCTTTTATGATTGGCTGCAATATAGCGACCCAGCGAGACACACTAGCTGGTAGATTCACTATTGTTTGCCGCCACCCTTTGATTTTACTGTGTATTTGTTCGACTGTGTTGTGGGCCATCAGACCCGTTAGGATTACTACGACATCACATTCATCCCTATACGCACTTATACCTCCCATGTGCCTGTCAGCATCTATGTAGGCTACGACTTTGAAGCAACTGGACTCAAGGGCGTCCCTGTACTTCGTGTCAAAGTGGTTTTGCGGTATCATTCCCACAACCAGAGTACGAGCACACTTACCTTGATGAGATGACATTTACAGCCTCCTTAGAAAGAATCTTAGCGTAGTGCTCTTCACTTATTTCACAAATCTTGAGGACTTCTTTAGTAGAAACCCCCATAACGCCAGAGCAAGCGTTTACCCTATCTATGATAGATAGGTCGTCAACATAAGTCGCTGACATTTGAAATGCGTCCAGCATGTTTTTATATCTTTTCATTGCCAACTTTGCTTCGTACGAACTTGCTATCTGCCTAAAATCGAACATTGAGAAGCAGGCTGATAGTGGCACACCTTTAGCTGAACCAGACCCAATAACCGGAACACCGAATATTATTGGTTTATCATGTATTGTTTTCTTGGCGTAAGGTGAAGCCTTAATGTACTGCCTGATGAAGGCCCAGACCAAGACCATCGCTGGGTTTATGTACTCTTCTCCTTCCTTAAAATCAGCAGGTTTCTTATCGTGCGCCGAATATATATGAAATTCCTTTTGCACATCAGGATCTTCGCTTGATGCCGGTGATCCAGATCTCAGCCCATCGAAAATGCCTATATCCGTGCAAGCCTCGAAGGAAACAATCGTATCATTGTTGTTTCCGGCCAGTACCTCTATAGCGCACTCACTTACTTCATTGGGGTGAAAGCGCGAATTTATAGTACATATATAGAAATGGTCAGCCTTGGTTATACTAGTACGAAGGTCTTTCTTCTTAGTACTTATAACTGTTATGTCTTCATTATCTTCCTGAAACGTCATAGCAGAAACTACGTCATCTACGAATACATATGTTACTGCTATGGTGCTGTAAAAATCATTCTTGAGACCCTTTATGAACCTAAATATCTCAGGGGGAAAAGGAGATGCTCCAGGCATCACTACCACGCATATAGTAGGCAACGGTCTACTAATGAGAAACAACCTGACCAAGTTGTGAGCGTTTTCCAGCATGCATCCTCCAAAGCAAAATACCCGCATACGCGGGTATTTGACTGAACGGAAAAAACTTTTTAGCGTTTAGATTTAGATTCTTTCCAGTGTCTCATCAATTTTTTGAGTTTACCTACTGGCACTCTCTCCGTAACCTTCGGAGATATCCCGCTTGCTACGGCCGTCTTAATGTAGCTAGCCATGGATTCTGAGCAACCAGCAAACTCAGCTATCTCTGCCATGTTAAGTGACGATACCCAACCTACGAACTGCTTAGTAAACTCCCTTTCGGATGGATCTGTAAACAGTCTATATGGCTCAAATACCGCTAGTAGTGCATATTTGCTCTGATTTTCATTTAGGGCGACCACGCCCCTGTTTACGATATCATCTACAAGACGTATTGTTTTCTCAGGCACACCGTACCCGTTGAACTTCATACTCCTGTTGACTAGCTCAAGCGTCTTGTCCTTACCGCAAGAACGCACCCAGTCAGATACGTTAGCAAGGTCTGACTCTTTCAGCAGGTCCAGAGAGCGTAGCGCCCTCACAGCTGGTGAAGTACTCCTGTGGACAGCAGAAATGCCGTATGTATCCATTTCAGACACATGCAGCTCATTCAATGCCCCGCCATGGACCCTAAAGCTGAACTTTGTCTTCTTTCCGCTATCAACCAGATCTGACCATCTAGTTACAGAAGATATTATCTTCGCGTAACAACTAGCCGGTACCAAACCGGCATCTGCTAGCTCCACGTTATTGTCGTCGGACACCAAACTCTTTGGTACGCCGCTGATGAAGAGTAGATTATTGGGCACAATGCTACGCACCCATTTCATGACCGATTGCATCACGCGAACGGTGCCATGAGCCTCCAGCTGCCGTTCATGAAAAGATAGGGTCTCAAAAGCTACTTGCTTGTTCTGCTTGGCTTCAGTGCGCTTTAGCAGATCTTTTTCATATATGTTATATAGATTTGGACGGCTTTGCATACTTTTAGGAGCAGAAACAACACAACACACAACACCTCCAGCAATGGCTTTGAACCCAGCAACGTGCAGCGCGTAGATGTCATCTTCTAGCTTGTCCGCTACAGCTGTCATCATGCTGGGTTCCAGGTTCATAACCCAATTTTCCCTAGGTGCCATTTATAGACCCTCTTACCTCTTATGTCTTATTCTTCTCATTTACTGCATCAGAAAGAGCGACCATCACGTCATTTTTAAGTAGCTCATACGGGTCTACACTACATCTATCTTTTATCTTTCTATCATCACATAGTTGTATGAGCGCCATTGTTGTTTTTGGTCCATAAACACCATCAGCACCACTCGGCCCCAAATCATACCCCAAGTAAATAAGTGCTTTCTGTACACCTGTCACACTGGTCAAATCAAAACCAGTTACAGGTACAGAAGCATCAAATTTTATCACCGCGTCAGATAGGTCTTTTGCAAAATCTGGTAGATCTACCCCATACAATCTCTCAAGTACCGGCCTAATGGCGTTGTATCTATGTGGGTAGATACCTATGCCAGGACCAAAGGTCATTGTCTTGAGCAAGGCCATAACCCAGGCATCAGAAAACTTAGTTGTACCTAGAGCATTGGTCTTATCGTACGACTCTTCGGCCTTCTTGGGGTTGTTGGCCGAAAACGATACATAAGCAGCCTTAGCAGCCCTTTGCATGGGCGTGTTTAGATTAGGGTTGCTTATAAACTCCTTTAGCGGAGTAGGCATGCAAAATGTAAGTAGACGCCTACCAACGTAGTCTATCTGCAAATCTCGTACGATTGGTGACGCCAATACAGAAGCGAGTGTTACAGCCCATTTCTTTGCATAAGCCTTAGAAGAATCATCCCAGCTATTGGCTCTTCCGTTACAGCCCAAGAAGAACTCTTGTACTTCCGCTAGAGTGTCTACCTTGCTTCCGTTGCTGTTGATGAAGTTAAAACCAGAGGTGTCGTTTGTGCAGCTCGCATTTATAGAACCCAAATGCTCTATTAGCGGTGTAAATGACTCATGATCTTCCCCGAGTGCTTTAAAAGCGTATGATAGGAATTTGTTAACCAAGAATATACTGCCGCACAGCTGTATGTAGCCAACAGATACTACACAAGAATCATACATGTTGATAGCATCTGCCCTACCACCTTCTGTGGCAGTTACTACCGCCAACATTTTACTGTTGTCTGAGCTGCTCTTTGTAACTTCGGGGAGTCCTACGCTGCCCTTGTACCAAGGGCCTGCATAGTTCTGATATGTTCCCCATCCTATATTATCAATAGTTACGGTCATGTTCTGAGCCTAGTTTGTTGCGGAGTTGATCGTGAAGAGACGCAAACTCGTCTACGTCGTCAGGTAGATGTTCTAGCATGGCCTTGAATATATCTCCACAAAGCATGGCGTCGTATTCGGCCTCATGGGTCTTGTGTATATTTATGCCATAGTGTTTTGCTACAAAGGCTAGCTTTCTTTTCCTATTTACTTTTGGATTTAGGTGCTTATCCAAAATGAGAGTATCCGCAACTACAAGATCGTGTTCCTCAATGGGGTTCTTCATACCCAATATGCTGAACTCGTAGTTCAAGTGCCATACGTCAAATGGCGCGTTGTGCGCCACAATGACATCAGCATCTGCTACTCTTCTGGATATCTCATCTATAAGCTCACAGAACATAGGAGCTTTTAGGATAACATCCATAGAAAGCATGTTGATAGAAAGTGCTTCTTTTACAGATCTATCATTCCAGTCAACGGGCTTAACAGACACGGAACCAATAGGTACTTCTGGCCTGACTACGGATGACCACATATCAGTCATGATCCCGTTTTTATAGGATAGTATGGCTATTTCGACCACCCTACCTCTGAGGCCAGTTGTTTCGGTGTCAATAACTATCCAGTTGTTCTTCCACGACATGCTAAATATGTACGACAGGTAGCTAAAAAAGTAAACAACTAAGTAGCTATAATAGGTGGTCCCCCTTTCGGGGGACCGTAACTACCATTGAGAATCAGAGTCTATAGCCTTTTTTATTACCTCTAGCCTCTGCTCTCTGTTCGCTCTTTCGTCCCATGCTCCGAATCCTTCTATGCCTACTTCGGCATGGTAGGCCAAAACCATCAAGGAGTTGGCTACATGATCCCCGTAGGTGAAGCTTCTAAGCACTTCCATGATTGTGCAATTGTTGTTTATTACACGTACAAGCGCAGCATCAAGAACAGGTCTGCGGTTGGACGACATCCTTAAACCTGTCGCTTATGACTCCCACAGGAAAACTATGGTGCCTGTACAAAACCTTCATGGAATTTTCAGATATGTTGAATGTGTTGCACGCATTGGGGCAGCATGTGACTTGGTACACAAATGCGCCATTTTGATCAATACCTACCGGTAGCCTAACAATGAAACAGCTTTCGAATCCAGGCTCACCAATCTCTACCACGGTCAACGGCGGTATCTTGTCCAACATCGCAACAAACAACTGAGGGTTTTTAACATCTTCAATGATTACTTTAATGGCTGGCCAAAAACTGTCTATGTTTTTCTCAAAGAAAGCATCTAGCCATACGGGCTTATTTTTAGCTTCATTTACGGTTATATATTTCTCGCTCACGTCAACCTCATGAAAGTAGACACGGTAGTTACAACTGATTCTTCGAAATCACTTTTTGTGCCGTTGTTATTGATAGTTACCCTCTCTACGGTTTCCAGCCAATCCAAGTTCTCACTTGAATGACCAGCTACACCATTTATTGTGGTGCTCTTTCTCTTCTTTCTCTTTATCTCAAGGACGCATACGGTAAACCGTTCTGATAGGTATTTGTACTCATCAAAATAACGTACATCAGACACTATGAATATCGGCTCTTTAACATGCTCAGCATAGTGATACTTCTGGATGCCTCTGTACTTGTCGTACTGCTTATATAGAAATGCGCCGTTGACAACCATTGGTTTTGACAGTTCGTATATACTTCGACTCAAGTACTCAGACCATACGTCTTTGTATACTGTCTTGGCCCCCTCAGTACCAAGTATCTGTAGAGCCTTTCTACCAGTAAGGATTGTCCCATCTGGTAGTACTCGGCCAGCTGGGTCTGGATCGTCCTTCTTCTCCCATACGTATTCAACCGGCCAACCATATATTTCGGCGGCCATTCTCTTGATGGGATCTGCCAGTGCTATTTTTATCACGTTGTATTTAGTCTGGTTTTGGATTATGGCATCAGCAGCCGTATCTTTTCCAGACCTGGCGGCTCCACAGATGAGTATCACTTTCATGGCGTCTCCTCAGATTACAAAACGCTTCAAAGCATCAGATAGAATGCTATTCAGCACACACAGAGGCTCTGTGTCCATTGCTCCAAGATCTGCACCTTTTTCCATTTTCTTCAAAATGTATTTAGCTGCCATGTTTTCTACTTCTTTCTTGGATACACCGTTAACCCTTTCAGCTTTATTAAGGCATTGCGTATAGAAAGTAACCGTACCTTTGTACAAACTATGTGCCAATTTAGCAGAACCTGTTTTGTCGTACAACTGCCAGTCTTTGAATGTTCTAGGTATGTATATCAGTACTACGGTATTGTTTTTTGATGTAATCGGAGTCTGAAGAATCATTGCTCTATCCTATCTATTGCTTCAATAAGATAGGCCAACAGGCCTTCGTAAGTCAGGTAGCGATCTATGTCCCCAACTGGTGGGGAATTGGGTTGCGCCGTTGGGCCCTCTCCACGCAGCGCGTGGTAGGCCATCCACCCAGCTGGAGATAGAACGTCACTGCTGCACTGGTCAAAGAGCCACAGGGCTCCCAGTACACTCCAAGATGCCGCGCTCTTGGGGCAGGTTCCTCTACCAGAGAAATCCCTAGCAACTGCTCCATCTCGGCACCATAGCGCTTCGTCCTCCGCAAATAGACGAAACATTCCTCTGATTATCTCAGAAGCCCTTTCTCTTTCCTTATCCACGCTTACCTCCAAACTGGCTGCATCGACAGCCAAAAACAGTATCCTATAAACGAATATGTGTATGTATACAGTATCCGCCTTGTCCTCGGCATTTGCTAGCCTCCACCTCCCACTCCATCGTAGACCAGCGTCGTCTACATCTTCTTTCAAGAACGCCCCTAGGAAGTTAAATACCTCCATAGAGGACAATCCTAGGTCACAACACTCCTTTGAGAGCGCACCGTGGTAACTCCACTTCACAGCACTTTCATCAGATGCTTCTACGAACCTACCGTTGGCGTCAACGGCGTCCATACCATTGGAAAGCCAACCACATCTGATGATTCGCTCATACGCTCTCATTGCTACGAAAGCGGACAAAGAGCTGTTCATCACAGCTCTTATACCATAAATAAAATGTCTTTTACTGAAGCTTCGTCTTCATCAACAACGATGGCGTAGTCTCTGTGTGTCTCAACTAGATATCTAAGCAGCGCCGAATCGAAATCGCCAACAGACTCTTCCTTTATTTTCCTATGTTCAGGAGGTCTGCCTGCGTTAAGTATGTCTTTTGCTACTAGTTTAGATACGTCTCTACGAACAGCAGATGGCGCCATATCGAGGGCGTCACAAATAGACAGAAAGGAAGTGATCTCTGTGCCATTTCTCACTTCCTCATCATACGCTGGATGTCCAGGCTCTTCTTTAAATAGCCATTGAAAGGCAGCAGCTGCTACCTTTCGTTTCTTCTGGCTTTTATTCGTTCGGTAAAGAACCCAATCATAAACCGCTCTTCTCAATATCTCGAAAAGTAGCAGCCTCCAACCATCCCCATTTATGTCACTATTATCCCCCCTCCCACTATGGTCACGGATTGAATTGGGTAGGCCACCACTGTCTCGTCCCTCCTCTTGGCGATTATCGAGGTCGTGCCAGCGGCTATTCCCTTTACCTTTAGTAGCGTGTCTGTCAGAGCTGATATGACAGCTATCCCTGTGTCTGCTATCGACCATTGCACATCATCCTGTGCAGTACCGGGCAGTATTCGGCCGTCAGTAGTTTGCACTGTAGGAGTGAAATCGGCCTCAGAACCAACAGAAATGCCCAAAGATACAGGGTCAAGAATGACCTTGGCAATCTTGGGGAAAAGCAAATCTGGTAGGTTACAACTGGGCGCATCTGGTACGGATATATGCCTAACCATATCCGACGCACCAGATACAGTCACATCAAAATAAGCACACCGAATCAAATCAAATTCGGCATACCCGTTTTTATCTGTGACAGCAGTAATACCCTTCATTACATACTTGTCTCGCAGTAGCAAAGGAAGGTACTTGACATTTACATGTATGACAGCGCCAGACGCAGGCTTACCGTCAGCGCCTATGAAGTAACCAGAAACCCTACAAAAATCTGGGTCTGCCGCTATAGGTCGTACCCAAGAAACACCAAAGACCTCGAATGAGTTAGTTACGTTTTCCAGTACCTCTATAAACAGCGGATTTACAAAGGTTACCTGGCTCTTACCGAACCTCAACTCAAAGGTTTGGTTACTCGGTAGCAAAAAAGAAACTTTGCCATCCACGTCTGTAGTAGCTTCCGTATAGAAAGCGCCGTTGGACAGCACCCTAACCAGAACGTTGGTTAGGGCTGTGTTTACGTGCTTCTCAAGTACGAAAACGTCAACTGGTTCATAGGATGCCATAACCACCTCACTCGAACCATTGTAACGGTATCGTATGGGTTAAGCTCATACGCCATGACCAGCTTTCTTCCGTCATGAAGATGCGGTACACAGGTCTTTAGCAAATCATCGAGTCTGTTTTCGGCTATGAACGTGTGCAAGTTCAGTCCTTTGCACCAAGTACGTTCTTTAGTTACACGTCCCCCTACATCGGAAGTGTAAACCAGCCATACACTAGATCTATCTTCTTTGGGCATAGTCCCTTGGTGCTTTCGCGACACTGAACCTATCGCTATCAACACTATAATCCGGGCTAAGCAGATCGAATCTATCTATGTCGCTCGGTACCAAAATCATTCTAACTATGTCAGTTCCAGTTACAGCTATATGCGCTCTACTGCCTTTTATGAACGTAGTTTCGAAATTACCATCTTCATCTGTAACAAATCGCTCTCTACCATTAGAAATATCGTAATGAGACGTAGAAGCCGTAAATGTTTCTATGATAATAGGGTTATTGGCTATGGGTCTACCAAACCCATCAATAGCTTTCAGATAACCTACCACTAGGTTATCCATGGCTTTTTTAGAGTTGGATTTAGTAATATCTTGTGACCATTCACTGAAAGAGCCATCCAAAGTGTTTACATATCTGAACCGATATGTTGTTGTAGATCTACCACCGTACAGATCTACAACTTCAGTTTTGGTAGATACTGTTTTATACAGATCTTTACCAAAAGCCAAAGAGTCCGGTTCTTCAAGAGGGAGCCCTAGTAGAGCGGCAGCCTCACCGCCGTTTACTCGCATGGTGGTATTCATGCCTACGTTGTTGGCTTTCACCTCAAAAGTAGATGAATCTATGGCAGACGCTGTAACCAAGCCAGCGCCAGCAGTATTCACCTGGCTCACCATCTGAGAAACAGTCAGTGGGTTGGTACCTGTAAATGTGAGAGATACTTTATGTGTCTCATCAACAAGAAGTTCAAGATACTTACCCGACACATTATTCGAAGTCAGTGTAGTCTTGAAGGACGGTGATGTGTAAGTGCTGCCATGCAGCGACTCATACAAACCGTTACCGTATCTGGACCGCTGAACTTCTATAGCGTTGTATTTACCTGCCCAATCTTCATCGGGTAGGTAAAGAACAAGGTCTACTCTGTTTCCCAGGGTGGTGAGCGCAGCTGTCATTGTGCCGGTTCGCTATCTGCCTTTGGGGGGATATGTGGAGCCAAGACGCTTTTTATATCCCTGATAGGCGGTTGGATGCTCATCAGAGCACCTGTTTTGCCATCTATTCTAACCTTTTCCCAAGAAAACCCATATTTACTAGCCAACTCAGTAGCAACTGCCTTCAACTGCTCGCACTCGCTTTCGTGAGCATTCTTGGCGATGTTCAGAGTCAATTCAGCGTTTTGAACGCGAAGTTGGGCGTTTTGAAGACGAAGTAGATCTTCTGTAGACAGTTTGTCCATAAGTCGGAAGATATAAACAATTCGTCTAGTTCGTCCAGAACAATTTTTTCTGTCTTGTCCAATGCAGAAGAGGCAAGCCTCTCTGAGCCTGTTCGGCCTTTTATGACCGATTTAGCTAGAGAAGCTTGCCTCTTATACAAATCTCTGGTTTTAGCCGCCCATTCTGTTACGGCTTTTTCCAGTTCATTTAGCTTTTCGTCTCGGCTCGACATGAGCCGAGTTTAGCATCATTCGTCGGAGCCGAACCTATCTATCTTCTTTTGTAGCGCTTTTCTAAGTTTAGATACAGCCGAATCTGTAATGCCCATTGACTTGGCTATAGCGCCCGTTTGCTGGATAGGTGATTCAAATCCGTGCCCTGTCAGATGATTCATCAGCGCCATTTCTCTCTCGTTGAGAAGGGGAGGATTCGACATGCGAACCAACTCCTCAACTTCAAAGAACCGAGATGGCACCCTCTCCATCGGGTCTTGCTCAAAGGCAGAAGCAGCCACCTCTCGTCTGGTAGCGTCCTTCATGGCGCGCATAACCTGGCGTACTGGTTTGCCAAGGTGGGTCGCCAACTCATGTGCCGTAGGCTCTCTGCCGCGCTCATTCTGGAAGAACTGAATGGCCTGCTGGACTGGTCCAACAAGCCTTTCATTTTCTTCTACTTTCCTGAGCATATCGTTGTGCTGATTAGAAAATCTGTACAAACCTTTACCGTGGTGGTGTAGCACGGTTTCCAGATTGATCCCTCTGTTGGGGTCGAAACCCTTTGCTGCCTGATAGGCTAGGGAGCGATAATGCTCTCTCATTGCTGATTCAGGCACATTAGGTTTTCTATACTTAGCTACCAGTTGGTCTTCTACTTTTTTGTAATGATTCAGCAGTGGGTCAAAGAACTCTGGTTTATGGCCAGACGAAACCCACTGCTTATGAAGCTCGTGACCTTTACTATGATGGCTCTGTTGTTTGCTCAGAAAAGCGTCTAGTGGCGCTTGATGCTCATCATCCATGACATGCCTCCTTGACGCTCTTATAACAGATAAAGGCTTCGGCATTACGTGACCGACAGCCTCAAACAAACTACGAGACCTACGTACATACTTACCGGAATCAATATCTGGGAAGTAGTGCTTAAGTACGTCTTCGTCATGAGCCTTTGATTCGTCCGCGTTACTAAACATCTCACGCAAACGCTTCTTGATTAGCTCATCTCCAGCATCTTCTACGCTGTTGCTAAACAAGCGTGTTTTGCTGTAGTTCTGCTGAGTGTCTGGTAGGGGATTGGGGTGTTCGTTACCAGTAGGTTGTGTACCGGCTACACACTTATCATTGGTGCTCAAGTCAGAACCAACCTTCACGCTTGTAGGAGATCTCATGGCAAGCAATCTAGGGTCCATCATAGGAGCCCTGGCAGGTGGAGCAGCCTGACTAGCTGGTACACTCAAATTCGGTTTAAACACCCTAGCCGGCGGTTTAATGCCCGAAGCCGTCATCGACTGCGGTGGTGGCGGTACAGACGGTTGTGTTTGTACTGTTTCTGCATTTGCTTTAGCCAGGTCCACCGCACCAAGGTTTCTACCAGTGCTTTCTGTACGTGGGGCTGACATCTGTGCAACTGCCGGCTGACTTGCTCTTATATCTCTCACTTTGTTTTGGATATGAAATCTTTTTGCGTCACCCCTAATAGTTGCCATTTCTTCGGGCGTCATTGACGCAGACATACCTGGTAGAAGAGTGGGCGTCTTACCACTGCCCATATCTACCAAGAACGCCTCCAACTGGTCTGGGGTAGAATGAAGTACAAAAGGATGTGGCAACCAGCCAGCTATTTTACTAAGAGCTTCCGCAAACTTGGACCTCATAGTAGGGGGCGCCATAGCCGACATCATCATCGTGCCGCCGCGACCCATAGGCTTTGCAACGGGAGTAGGGGCAGGAGCGGGTGATGGGGGTTGCGCAGCCTGCATCATAACTGTACCCCTAGCCGTCCTATTTGAAGAGGCAGGCGGTGCAGTAGACTGTGGTTGAGCTACTGGGCTTTGCATAGTAGGCGTTGCAGCCCCAGCTGAGGGTACTGGCTGTACTGCTGTAGCAGCTGTATTGGCAGCAGGTCTTGCTACTGGAGGCTGTTGTACTGCTGTGGCGGCAGTATTAGCCGCAGCAGGCGCTCTTTGTGGGGTAGCAACCGGTTGCTGCGGATTGTTAGCAGTGCCACCTGTTGCCCTACCAATCGGACCCTTTTGGTTGGGGTCATAACCTAGAGGTACCGCAGAAGGTTTTACCTGCGCGGGAGCCGCCTGAGTCATCCTGGGAGAGCCAGGGTTGGTCGGCATCTGCGTGTGACCAACAGGAGAACCAACCAAAGTAGGGGCACTCTGCGCTGGCATCTGCTGCGTCATAGCTATTGTAGGGGCAACACTTCGCTGCGGAGTAGCGGGCTGCGATTGCGGTGGTGCATACACATTTCCGACAACCATCTGCTTGAATGCACCGGTACGCATACCCAGCTGTTTAGCTTGAGAAGATGCGGACTCTTGCATCTTTTGCTGTATATGCTGTTGTCTAGCAGCATGAGCCGCTTCCTGTTCAGGCGTGTACTGAACGTTGAACGGGTCGTAGCTCAGGGCCAGTTTCTCAAGGGCGAGCTTAAACTTGTTGCGCATGACTTAATCCGTTGTGTTGGTGGCTATCGTCATAGGCTTGCCAGTACCGAGTCCTTTTGGTTTGAACTGCTCGGATATACTGGGGCCAACTGCACCGCCCTTGAGCGGCATACGCTGACTCTTACTTAGCTGTGTAGCTGGAGAGAACCCCAACTTAGCAGGTTGCTCTGTCATTTGATCTTTGTATGCGTCCAGAGCTTCTCTGAGTTTTATCTCAGCGGATTTTCTCTTTATCGCATCTTGCAGAAGAGGAACTGCCGCCGACATAATCATACCTTTGCCGGCAGCGGTAGCAGCTGTTCTGAGCCTGCCAACAGCTGGTGATTTATGTATGGGCTGCCCGCCTCTCATAGGTGGCTCAAACAGCTCTCTTCCGCTCATCAAAGATCCGAGCACGTCAGAAGCCAAGTTAGCTCCACCACCAAGACCTGCAAAAGAAGCCATCTCACTTATAGAAGGCTTTGACTTTTGTATGTCTTCTAGCTTTTCGGCTGCCCTAGACGCTCTCTCTAGGTCATCTACTGTAGCTAGCTTAGCTCTTTCGTACATAAATGACCTGCTTTACCAAGTAGTTTAGTGGCTATTCCAGGGGCTGCCAGCGTAGCAAGCCCAGCGAAATCCACTGCTGGATGAGCAGCATCGTGAAGGAACCTATGCTGTTCAGGATCTTCCCCCTGCGCCGTTCTCAGCTTAGCCTGTATCTCATCTACAGGCAGCGCTGCCAGCATACCAAGACCAGCAAGGTCGTAGTTGATGGCATTTCTATCCAAATGCTCTAGAACGCCCCTACCGCCTCCTTTTAGAGCAGTCAGTCCTTTAGCCATGTTTTCGGCAAGAACTGAAGCCACTTTAGGAGGTGAAGCGACGCTTATATTCGATGGATTTACAGTAGCAGACATCTTTGGTCCACTGCTGCCAAGGCCCGTAGCATCGTGAGAAGGTCCATAAGAACCGCCATTCATCATGTTGGCCCTCTTCACCTTCTCACGTACATCCTCTACAGAAGACCTGGCAGCTAGTCCTGGGTACTTCTTTGCTACTGCGGCATGCACCTGAGACTTTTCTTCAGGTGTCCCATGCTTGGCTACCATGGAAAGGGCAGCCCTAGCATGTGTCTCATCATGTATGGGATATGCCCTTCTAGAAGGTATAGCAAACTCCCTCTTTTTAAGATCATCCCTAGCATCCTGAGTTAGTACCGTTGCTGCCTTAGTAACCATAACGCCACCTGAAGCCATGGGAGTAAACCGCTGTGTCTAACATCAAAAATATCTACCCCACTCTTCTCTCGGTGTTTGCTGCATTTGCGCTAGCAACCCTGGAGGAAGAGGAGACTCATACCCTGGAACTGTTTTGGGTGCACTTCTGAGTCCAGCTTGATGAATTATATTTGGCATGTCTGCGTTCAAACCAGCAGCGTAAGCGCTACTTGGAACTACGTGTCCGTGGCGCTGCAAAAGCTGGTCTACAGGATAACCTGTATCGTGCGAAGTTACTCTCCTGTTACCTGGTGCGCCTACGTTGTAAGCTCCACTAGCATCAGGCAGATGAACACCAGCTCTTGCCAAATCAGCTCGTATTCCGGCTAGCCCAGAATCTAGAAGATTCTTTCTGTCTGCCAACGTACCTGGGAATACATGCTGCAAAGTAGCGGCTGGATTGCTCTCTATGCGCGTAACTCTATTACCTAGCTGCTTCATTTCAGGGGCTAGCTGGTCACCTCTTCTAAGATGACCGATACTCTCACCCATGCTTCTACCAGCTGCCGCAAGTGGGTCTTTAACATACTGGCTGAATGCGCTTTCCATTGGAACGGCTGGGTTGCCTCTAACGGCCGAAGCACCCCTCTGTAGCCATGACTTAGCATTGTCCCAAAGACCACCTGCTCTCGAAGCTACATTTTTGAGACCACTTGCAGCTTGACCAAAAAAAGCCTGCTTGATGAGACTTTCGACAGAATCAGCATCAAGCATGGATGCAATCTTGATAACTGAGTCGTCGTTATGGTCCTGAGCTATTTTGGTCAGCTCGGCGTAAAAAGAATCTCTGGCAATCTTTTCGATAGCGATCGTAGTCATGTCCACCACTCCGTATTGGCTGTCATAGCCTGTTCCTGCCTATTGAGTTGACCTGTACCAGCTCCCAGATGAGTAAACAGCCGTCTTTCGTCTGTTTTAGGAGCTTCTACACCATCTTCTGGGCTTGGTGGCTCCCAGGGCTGCTTCTTTGGTCCGGTGGCAGCCTTTTTGATCAAGTTTGCTATGGATATGGGCGTCTTTCCACTTCTTACTTTGGAAGATACCTGAAACAAAGCTCGTGCAAAGTCTTTACTAGCCGCGAGCTTTGAGAACTCTTCCATAAAAGACCTGTAAAAGGAGCTTGTATCCACAACAGTAGGGTACACGTTCATCTTCACTTATCCTATCAATGAAGCTCCCAAGTCAAGAGAATCGCGAAATGTTTTGACAGCGAGCCATTTACGCTTTCGCGTATCCATCTTCGCTGACTTGTCTGAGCCCCTTCGTATACCCAGCACACTTTCTATATCTGCGGTAACCAAGCCAAACAAGTCTTCGTATTGACCAAAGGCTCTGGAGTGAAAACCCTCTACTCCAGAGACAACATTTTTACCTTCGGCGTCTAGAGCCAAATCGTAAGTACCAAACATGTCGAGCATGGTTGCTACAGGTCGCCATATATAACCAGTTATGAACGTGTCCAAGTCCATCTGGTTTTGTTTTGCGTAAGAATAAGTAGTGACTATGAAGTCAACTGCCTGTTGAACAGAAGCCCCCTTATCCAAAGCCAATATGGCCGGTGCTTCTTTCTTTGGGTCGTCTTCTACTTCAAAACCACTGGCTGCCTCTGCAAGAGCGTCTATAGCATCTTGCTGAGGTATGCCGGTACTAGCACCATCACTGTCAGATACCTGCTGCGGGTCTGTAATGGCCCTACATCTGAAGAAGTCATCATAGGCATTGCCTATTTGAGACGGGTGCCAAACATCTCCGTACCAACCTGGACGTATGTACTCTTCTGCCGGTAGGTCTGCTTCAACGCGCCTATACTTAGGCACCTGTTCGACAAGCTCGTACGCCTTGAATCGAACAATCTTGTTCATATCACCACCGACAGCAGCGACTACATCTGGACCTAGTAGACGAGCTTCTTTAGGAGCATCTATAGGCACGGTCACAGTAGTTGGCGGACCCTTTCTTCTGGAGCCAGTATACAAAGGCAAGAAGAACTCAGTACCGTCTTCTGCTGGTTTGAATCTGGAAGTTACCTCTCTCACTTCCACAATGATCCCGTAATTCGGTCCCAAAGCACCCAACTTAGGAACAGTGAGGGAACCAACAGTAGCTTTGCCAAGAGCGTCTTGGTCAAAACGCTTTCTTAGCTGTTGATCATTTTCTATAGCTCCAAGGAACTCCACGCTCTCATCGTGCTGTCTAGCGTACGTCATTGTTATGGACGTAATACCGCCGTCTGACTGGCTGCACTGATACGACACGTTCTCTAGATTGCCTAGGAAATGCGTTCCTGCATACGATAGCTGCGTTCTACCTGTAGCTTTTCTGACTTGGTTTTGTTGAGCTATAGCGTCTATGTCTACGTACTTGTCTAGAACCACAGCTGGAAAGCCAGGAACTAGATAAGGCAAAAACAAAGCTTGCAGAGACAGCTGCCTAGCAGCAAATCTATGCTTGAAGTACATGAAGTTAGTAGAACGCTGTGCAAGACCTACTTTTGGTGTTTTTCCGTTAACCGTACCAGACCTAGCAGCAAATATGTTAAGCTCGCCCATCTTCTCGAACACTGGGAGTATCCCAGTAAACAACTCATGGGCCATGATGTCGTTCTGAAGTATAGAAGATAGGTCGTTCTTCCCTGTCTTTATACCAAACGCTTTTGGTGCGAAGTAAAAGTTGTCGAAAAGCTCATCTTCTCCGAAAAATTCTTCGTGCGTCTTCAGAAGAAGCCTAGTCGGTTCTTTCAGAAACTCCCGGCTGTAACCCATATCAAAGTATTGATCTGGAAAGATGACGTTACACATAGGAGGTGCGCTAAACCATACATCCGGTCTGAATATCTGTTGATTCAATCTGGCTGGTCTAGCTTCTTTTTTAGACGTAACCGGTATGTCATAATCTTCTACCTGCTTCATTTTTTCATTTACAAGTAGAAGACGGTCGCTGAGATCTTTTACTATTGGCTCAGCTACACCCGGCTTCCAGTTTATTCTCACCTTTACAGCTACGGTACCAAGCTCAGTACCACTTGTTCTAAACAGACCAGAGACAGGCTTAAACCCAAGAGCTTGCGTCTGAGTAGCCATCTTTTGACAGGTCGTTTGCATCGTCTTTATTCTCTGGACGATATCATCTCGTTCTTTGGCAGAACCTGTCTTTGAATTACTTACCAGTGCAGCTACTACGCTCTCTATGCTATCTCGTATGCTTCTAGCGGTGCTAAGAACAGAACCGTACTTAGGATCTTCCGCTAGCTTCTTTCTTACAAAGCCTGTTATTGTTCCCTCTGTACCTGGCACAAACCTAGGCGTAGGTATTCCATAGGTCTCATGGAATATGTGCTTCATCAGCATGTTTATGGCAGACCTAAAAGAAGCCTGAGAACCGATACTGCCTAGTGACCTGCCTAGTAGGTCTCCAAAACCACCTGCGTTCAGAAGTCTTTGTCCGGTTGGATCGGTTTCGAGCGCAGTTATCATTTGCGTTATGCGCAAACGAAGTTCTGCTATGGAAAAGAATATGTTTTGGCCGGCGTATTTCTTTTCGTAATAATACGAACCACCCATTGCTTCCAATAGATGAACCACGCCGCCTAGTAGACCCTTCAAATTAGGATACTGAGTAGACGGTGATTGGATCAAGTGTGCTATTACACCACCGGGTTCATCCAAGAAATCAGTGAATAGGTTTGTAGAGCCTCCACTAAACAAAGCTTTGTAGCCAGGACCGAACAAATCAGTATTGTTAAATTGATACGCATAATCCCAATAGATAGAAGGATCTGCGCACTGATACACCAGAGCCCTACCATTTGGTGTTTTCTGCCACGAAAAACCTACTATCTCACCTACAAATAGTAGCTTGAAGTGTTGGTTCTTTTGATCGTTTACGAAGTCGTCTAGGTCGCTAGGCGTATCTACCTCTTTGATACCGGCCAGCTTTTTTCTAGACACCTGATACGGCGTTGGTCCGTACTGAACCTTATCGGTTCTAAACAGGTTACCTCTCCTAGTAGCGACTGGATTTTCGTACTCGTACAGATCGTAAAAGAACAAATGGACAAGGCTTCTTGGCAGTACTTTCGTACCCTCTGACAAGGGAGGCACCTGCAAAGAAGCCATTACAGGCGAGTTTGGCTGACACTGAATGGACGCACCTATTACTGGTAGCTCTATTCCTTCAATGAAAAGTCTCAGCCTGAGTCTCTTGGCGGCGCCTATGGACATGGTAAAATCTTACCTTTCGGATCTATTGAGCCGAGACCAAATGGTGTTGGGTTCTTCTGCTCATCCGGTGGCCAGTCGTCACCTTTAGGTGGATCTCTTTCAATAATAATGGGCGGACCCATACCGACGCCTTTGTTTTTATCATCTTCGTCTTCCTCATCGGGCGGGTCATCTGGTGGTGGTATGACTCCCATTTCTTTATACTGTTTGGGAGTAGCCTTCGGTAGATCGAAATCATCAAAAGCGCCATCTAGCGTCTTAACTACATCGTCCACCTCTGGAACATCGCCTATATTAACATCCTCAAACGGCGGTGCTCCGGTCCACTCATCAACGTTGTCTACGTATCTAGAACGCAATGGGAGCCATCGTTTTTCGTCTTCTGAGAGTACGTACCCATCGCTATATACGGCTGCGGCGGCATTTCTGACGAATGACTCTATATCTGGGCTTGAACCAGGGGCAGATATGAGTCCTCGTCTAACCAGGTCGGCGAGTGTGCCGTAGCTAGCGAATTGGTCTGGTCTCGGGGCTATGATGGCTGCTTCTTGTTGAAGCTGCTCATAGTCTGGTGTAGCAGCCAGATAGTCTAGCAGCCTATTTGAAGCCGGGTCTCTTAGGTCCACGCCTTCAGGTATGTATGTAGCTGCGGGTAGCGGGTAGTTTGGGTCTCCAACTACAGCGATGCTACGAACTTGGGTTACAAACAGTCGGCACTGTAGTTGAATGATGTGCTGTTCCGCAGACACTCTAGTAGCAGCGGACGACATCATGTAACCCTCAACGATGTTGTCATCGTAAAGAAGGTATACGCGAGCACCCATTTCAGCGAGCTTGGTACCTCTCCAAAAGTTTTCGTAGTTGTACCACCATTCAGCCGCCCAGTTGAAGTCAGCTGAATTCATAAGAAGTGCAGCTACATCCAGAAACCTTGGCTGTTCGCCGTAAAAGAATACATAAGCAGCACCAAAGGTTTCTATAAGCTGCTGCTTTTCTATTCTGGTTTCGGTAACTTGCTGCAAAAGAAAGTTGGCGTAGTTGACACCTGTACCCTTGAAGGTAGCTGAGTCGGCAACAGGCACCTCGCTCCCATCTGCCTTTACGACCTTGAGTACTGCATATGTGTCCTCTTTTATCTCAAGGCCACGTAGTGGGCGCCTTACGGAGGCTATTCCGGCTCTACGCGCACCAGTCATGTTGCCAGCGAACCTATCCATGTTGCTGGAAAAGGACGATGTTGTTAGCTCGAAAAATACAGGCATGTGTCACCCTTCTAACGTAAAAATAGCACTTTTCTGGCATAAGAGCATTGATGAAAAAAATCGTCCCCATAAAAAAACCCAGTCAAGTAAATTGGTTTTTGGAGATTATGCAATACTGCCTAGTGGAGGGGTTGCGTAGGCGCCACTACATTGAGTCAGCGAATCGAATTGATACATTGATGGATTCGTGCAAGCATAATAATGATCGCGAAAATTTCTACTGGGCAGTCCGCTGCATAATCGAGTACAATGCACTGCGTAACATTATTAGAGAGTTGCCCGACGGGGCAATGTGCGTGCTAGAGATTTTTAATGATACTGGGGCTCCGGCCCCAAAGAGCACATATTGGAGCGCCTGGGAAAACACCCCAGTGCCTCCAGTCGATGAGCAGGACTGGAGGTCGCTGCCGTTGGTAGAGTATGATGATATAGCTCAAGCCCTGGAGGATATTGTCTCCAGGGACGACTTATTTTTTGAGAGTACCTCATTAGGGGTACTCTCTTTTTAGCTACTTAACGCTTTCCTGTGTACAAGTATTTAAGTACGTCAATAACACCTCTTGCGTTATTTGGAACTTCAGTTGGTATATGCGACAACCTATTAGAAGTAATCCCATGCAGCATGTGATTAGTTAGTTCCTTTTCTCTAGTAGCTATATTAGGCGTGTAGTTCTCCATAATTTTATCCAAAGCAGCATGCTGTTTACCACCAACAGCTGGGGGAGCCCATGGAGTACCACCTACTCTTTTCATGGCTGCGTAGGCATGAACATCGTCTGGATACCCCTGGGGCAACATCAGATCTAGATATATTTCCAGCAGATATTTCTTTTTCGTACCTAGGAGCAGCTGTCTTGCTTAGGTCTATACAAGGCATATCAAACCTCGTTGGGTATAACGTTGGACTTTATAAGAGCGTCCTTAACGCTCTTTGGTACTACTTGAACAGTAACTGACTCACCAGTATCTACTGCGTATAGAATGCCCTTGATATAGACCATCAAGTAGTCTTCTATACAGATTTTGTCCCTTACGACAAAATCATACCTCTTGCCGCCTTTATGAAACACCCGTCTCTGCTCGGTTCTTTCGGCAGAGCATATTTCAGGCTGAACTATTGGGGTAACTCCCATAAACAGTCTGGATTTCATTTCTTCACCGCCTGAGCAATCTTATCGCCCATGGATTCCAGTTTAGCTCCTAGGCTGGTACCTACGGCGTCTCCAACCGCACCGGGGGTAAGCTTCTTGAAAGCATCGGCCATGGCCTTTATATCCCTAGCCATAGCTCTTTGTGGATCAGCTGCGTCTGCTTTCTTTTCTTTTTCCTCGGCTATCTTCTTCTGAGCTTCTGGAGATTGGGCTATGCCACGTACAAGTTCATCTCCTGCTTTGCCAACTTTACCGCGACGCGCATCATGTAGAGACTTTGATAGCTCATTACCGAAGGTCTCATCTTGTATGCCAAGTTTTCTTTGAAGCATGGCCGAAGCCTCGCTGCTCTTCATTCCTTTAAGAGCAGCTAGCTCGTCTTTACTTAGGTCTAGCCCAAGCTCAGATGCTACAGCAGACTCGGCACCACCTCGTTTGATGCCTGCTTTCATCCTAGTCTCTCTAGATAGAGACTCTGCTGCCATCATACCTACATCTGTGCCAGCTAGCCTTCTAGCGGCATCTCTTTTATCGGCGGCAGACATCTTCATTAGCTGTTTGTACTCTCTACCACCAGTCTTGTAGACACCTTCCAAATCGCCGCGTTCACCTGCTTCAAGTCCCTCAGCCAAATAAGATGCCAAATAAGCTGTGCCTGCACTAGCTCCCTTCATTCTGGCGGCAGAAACGCTGAGTCTGCCTGTCTTTTCATCTCTAGTAAGTAGTCCGGTACCAGTGAGGCTCTTTATATCACCAGCGGCATCTGACTTTACACGGCCTATCATAGCAGCATGTTCTTCTCGCTGCTGGGCCGCCAACTCACTAGTACCTGCTTCGTAAGACTTCTGGCCGAGAGCCATTATGTCTTCCCGAGACATATCCTTGTACTTGCCGCCCATCTTCTTTACGCTTTCGACATACTTATCTATGTCTCCAGACCTACCCAATCGGACAGCTTCAGCATAAGAGCTACCTATCATCATAGATCTCATGGCTTCCATGCGACCACGGTCTGAATCAGATAGCTTGTGCTTCTCTTCGTCAGCAACGAAGCCAGCCATTTGTTCTTCGGCCCTCTTTCTGGCAGACATTCTTTCTTTATCGTCAGCAGCAAAGAGACCGGATGCCATGGAAATGCCTTCCTTAGAACGCATATATGCACCGGCTGATCTTCTAGCCGTACTGCCTCCATCACCGCCAAAGTACTTTTCAGCTATAGCGCTGCCAGCTGCTGCCCCCATTACTGAGCCAGCACCGAGAGTGAATATACCGGCAGCCACACCACCAACAGCTGCGCCTATATATTTGGCTCTTGAAGCACTACCAACACCGAGAGCTTCACCTACAGCTTCATCGCCCTCAGCAAGACTAGAATATTTACCTCTATCAACGTTAAATGCCGAGGGAGCCTTTGCAAAATTAGCGAGCCTGGCCTTTTCATTGATACCGGCACCAGCCTCGGCAGCTGACATCATTCCAGCTCGACCAGCCATATCTGCTTTAGAGAATCTCTCTAGTTCAGCAGCTGCTTCTTTGTTTCCCTTTTTAGCTTCGGACTCAAGCATCTTCTGATAAGCAGCGACTCTATTCTCACCACTACCGCTTATAGTACCGCCTTGAGAATAAGCGGTCCTGAGCATATCGGCAGCACGAGTACCGAATTGCATGGACTGTCTATCATCACCTTTTTGGGCAGATTCTATAAACTTCTGAACCTCGCCCATTCTCTTCTCGTAGTACAGGCCACGCTGCTCAGCAGTGCCAGTAGCACCACTGAGGTCAAATCCGGCTTCTTTGTATTTATCGGCGCCACTAGGGCCAAGAGCCCACTTAGCGGCTCCAGCCAATGCCATGCCTCCTATACCGAAGGCAGCTCCAGCCGCAGCAAACTTACCAACCGTGGCGCCCATACTTCCGCCTTCCATCTGGTTAGTTGTGCTGCCATAGCCGCCAAAGGACATACTACCCACACCGCCCTTTGCAGTGGTTGTGTCCCCTATTAGCTTCTTGCCACCGAAATGTGCTTGGTAGAGTTGTTTACCACCAGCGCCGCCCATAGAAGCGGCTTTGAAAGTCTTATCTACGTCTTCAGTGGCTCTGCTAACGGTTTGGTCCAAGAGCTTATTGATGAGGGTCTCTGCGTAGCCAGTGAGATCGTTATAAACCTCTTGGCCAACAGACTCTATCTTGGAGTTTATCTTTTCTCTGGCATGTTGAAATCGTAGCTTTGCGCCTTCTATACCCTGAGTTTTACGATAGGCGGCCTGTTTCTGAAGATACTGATCGTTACGTGTACGCTCTCTTTCCTCCCTCATTGTTTGGGGGAGGTTGCTGACCATCTTCACCGCAACATCGGCTTCGTCTCGGCTCATTCCGCTAAAGCGCTGGAACGCCAACATAGCTTTGTCATCCATGTCATTTGGGTCATATCCCCTTGATTCCAGCCATTCTTTGTAAGCCATCGTTTGGCCTAGAGCGCCGAATTTCTCAAGGGCAGCGCCACGAAGTCTGCCTTCGTTTCTGATGAAGTTAGCTCTACCTACCTTACCTAGGTTTTGGTGTGCCAATTCCATGGTACGTCCGGTAGTTACGCCGCCAGTCATGTACTCAGCCACAGCCTGTTCATTTAGAGAACCGTCTTTACCGGCTATGGAGGCGAGGAATCTTCTACCTCTACCAGAAGAATAGAATCTTGCCGACTGTTGCATCATGCCTGTAGCAAGAGCCTGTCTACCTTCTGCGCCTGTAAGGCCTGTGGCGTTGTATACGTCCTCTTCAGATATGGCACCTGATTGAAGTGAAGAACCTACTTGGTTCATGGCCTGCATTCCGCCGAATGCGCCCTGTCTACCCAAGCCGCCAACAGACCTAGATATCTGAGACCCTATATTTGCCATAGCGGTGACTTCGCTCATGGCAACACCGGCTCCTACGGCTGTGTTTCTAGCTGTAGATGCGAACTTTGCTTGGTCCGCAGCTCTAAACATACCCGAAGATTTGGTCGAATTTACGAAGTCGAGCGCACCTTCTAGTGAAGTGTTTAGTGTTGTGGCTACTTGCTTCAGCGTGTCTACCGTTTTCTTCAGCTTGTCCGAGAACTGCTGTGCGTCTCGCACACCAGTCGTCATACCCATTTGACCCATCTTACCGGCTATAGCTGTAAGCTCTCTCATGGAGGTCATTTCTCCTTGAGGGCCGAATTGATGTGTCATGGCTCTCATATCGGAGCCTATTTGGGACATATCCTGGCTACTGAATCCGTATCCACGAGATGTTGGAAAGGTATAGTTTGCTCGAAGTGTGTTATTCAGGGAGTTTTGTTGCTGCATACCTGAATACATCTTCTCGCCTACGTATGTTGCGCCCATCACGGCCATACCTGGAAGGGCACCAGCGCCCATACCTGCCATAGCTGCTCTGGATATGGATGCGCCTCCCATAAATGAACTCATGGCCGCGTTTACACCCATTGTAAGTGGGTCAAACCCCATGAGGGCCATACCTCCCTGCAAAGCAGGTCCGCCAAATGCAGCCAAACCGCTCATACCGGCATTTACGAGGCCTTGAGCCGACTGCGAAGTGTCCATGGGAGCACCGCGCAAAGGGCTCATGGATGAGATCATACCGGCAGCATTATTCGGTCCCAACATGCCCAAATACTACCACTTTTTGACATAAGAGCTATGAGCCTTTAACAAGTGATATGTTCGCAGGAGTGTATTTATGGACAAGGTAGAAACAGCGCTACTCGAAGCTAGCTGCGAGGATGAACTAAAGAACGTGCTGGGAATACTGAATGTTACTAATGAAGTAATAATACTAAGGAACAGATTTAAGTATGTACAGGCGCTTCTTAAAAATCCATGTACACCCGTATTTATGGTACTCAATAGACTATACATACAGAAAATACTGCTGATAATAACAAGATACCAAGACACACACTCAGTAGATATCCATGCCATGATAGAACGTCGTGAGCTTAATAAGCTGAAGGTAAAACAGGCAATTAGCCTACTTAGGGCCATTAGTAGAAAAGTAAGTGTTGATTGTGCTGTATCAAATGCGGTCATAGAATGCCTTAGTGAAATAGAAAACTATGTGAACCACACCGACAACTCAAACGATTCAATTACAGAAGTACATGCACAAGATGTAGTAGAAATGCTACGAAGTGTAAATAGAATAGACGGAATACGAGAAATACTATACAGTATGAATCGCATGGATATTGAACTTACTGTACTTAATAGGGGTCACTACATAAGGGCACTGTCATCTAATCCATGTTTGCCTAAGCTAATTACTACAAATACAACTTACGTTCAAGAGCTACTGATGATGATACTGCTCACATTCTACAGCAATTCAATGTTTAGTAGATGTGATCATAAAGACTTTTCTGAGTCGGAGATAGACGAAGCTATCAATAATCTCAGATATCATTTTGAAAGTAGCACACTAGAAACAAAAGAAGAAGCCCTGATGGAAGCGTGCATAAGGGAGTTGTTTTATGATCCACAATCCTAACTTCTGCGTACTTGATGGTATGTGATACGCAAGGAGGGCTAAATGGTAGATAACAAAGTTGATAACGCAGAGTACATGCTAAAACTCATATCAGAAGCCAGTAGCAGGGAAGATCTGGCTAATATCATCTGGGAGTTGGACGGGATGGAGGGGTGGAAAATAGAAAACTACAGAACGCTATATATAAAAGCGCTAGCAAGTAACCCGTGCATACACATATTCATTCTAAATGATAGAAAAGTTATACAAACAATACTGTTGATAATTCTAAATTTCGTCGATAACACATCAGCAGACATTGAAGACACTATTAACAATAAACTCGGAGTTGCTAGAAGTGAAGTGATTAAAACAATCACTACGTTCGATATGATTGCTACGAACATAAAAATGGATAAGTACCTAATGAATACAGTAGCAAATCTATTGCGAGAAGTACTGAATGATTATAGTTCCTAATCATAGACTTAATCCAAACATAGATATCATTTACTCTGTAAGCAACGTCGAAGACAGAGAAGGTCTGGAACAAATCATAGACCGCATAGATTACCTACCATCATCGGTCATAACCGATAATAAACACAGTATTCTGGTAGCACTTGTAAGAAATCCGTGTTTGCCCGTGCTCATACTGAACTACCTCAAACATATTCAGACAATAGTTATGTTGCTAGCCAACCCTACTATAAGTCTAACGGGGCAACACTACGAATATACAAACGGACGTGTTAGATCTGTTAGCGTACACGAAGCTGTGGAAATGGTAGAATGGGAGCTTAAAAACGAAGACGGAGTAGCTATTAGGATGCTTACCGATTGCGTATACGAGCTGCTGTCAGACCCATTGATAAGAAAGGTGTAAAAATGTGCGCACCAAAAAACTACGATATAACGCGCGAAGAGGCCTTGAAAATTTTTGATGACCAAACCCATAGTAATGTAGAAAATATAGTTTATGCAATAGAAAATATGGAATGTACTAGAGATATGGATATGATACTGAGGGTATTTGACTACCAGCCGTCTGAATCTATACGCGACAACGCGAGATACTATCTGAAAGCCTTGGCAAAAAACCCTTGTATAGACATGCTACTTTTCACTAACGAAGGGCACATAAAAAGTCTACTACTAATAGTTACAGCGTATCCACATCTCTCGGTTAGAGACGTATACGATAGCTACGAAGGGAAAACACTATCAATAGGTAGGCTACAGATGGCTATAAGAATAATAAAAGAAGCACAGCTAGGTAAAATAACAAACAAGTTCTTGCTATGTGTGGCTCAACTTGAGAGTCATACGACAAATAATGACGATAATGATGAAACTTCCTATGACTACTAATAGCTATTCACGCCTAACACAAGAAAATCTGTCCAATGAAATAAAAATGAAAGTAAGTAATGCGGAATGCGTAGAAGACCTAGATAATATTTGCATGATGCTAGATTATGCTAGCCCGGACACTATAACACTTAATAGAACAGTCATACTTAAAAACCTGATAGGAAACCCATGTTTCAGCATACTCAATATGTCATCTCCAAGACAAATAAGTATCATACTAATGATAGCGTGCCTAAAGGGTGTGTACACATATAATGAGATAGCTAGATACCTAGATAAAGTAAAAACAGAAAATCTAGAGAGAGACGTAACTGCCATAAAAGAAGTAATAAGAAGGATGGCACTGAACACAAAAGAAGAAAACGTATTGTTGATGCTGGCCGAAGAATTGCTGCGATTCAAAAGGAGCTGATCATGAATATCGACGACAAGAAATTCTGGTTGTTCAAGCTTAACATTACACCTGCGCAGACAATTTTGGTCAGAGAGTTGATAAAGGAAACAATAGACCCGAGCGAGGAGCCCAGTGTATTCCCAAAAACATACGAGAGGATAAACAACTGTTCGGCAGAACCTAAAACATGGTCCATCATAATGATGGCCATTGCTGAACTATTGGACGGTTCGGTACAAGCCATATTGTCAGAGGAGTCAAACAGCTCCATATGGGGCAATGTACTATATATGTACATAGACAGGGGAAATACGTCTATAAGTACAATTATCTTTGATGTGCGAAGAACTCTGTTCTTCGTCGCTTCCGTAGAAGATGTACAGTCATTGGACAAAGGTGCGGAGTTTGTAACAAAAGGTGATAACAAACGTAGTAAGACAGCCTATGACATGGGGATAGAGGCGGCTAATAGCCTATCAGAAGGGGTAACTGTAGTAGTGTAAATACAGGCAAAAATAAGCCTTTTTCTGGCATAAGAATATGGGAATCATCGAAAAGAAAGGAGGTTCCCATGCTAGAGTGGCTATCACTGGCGGTAACCGTCGTAAAAAATACCATTGCGGTAAATGCGAATGAGACCGCAATGGCGAGGAGGTTCCTCAATGAACACAGGCTGCTGGACGAGGGCGCAGCAGTCATCATTCCAGTGAAATGTGTACTGGACAAGGACTTCATTGAGACATTGAACAACGTACAGTCATTGGATAAGCATGTACGCAATCTAGTCGGCAAATCTATTAGGGGGGCGATAACAATGGCCCCTGTTAGTGACAGTTATTTCACATTGTACTTCGTAGCAAAGTCGCATTACCAGTTTATGGCAATGATCAATGGCCTCGATGACGAGGAACTGGCAATCGAGGCACACATTGCATATAAACGCACTATACTGTTGACTAACTATACTGTTGACTAAGTTAATTATTTTGACAGGCATACATATGGAAAAAATATGTATGTTCCTGTCATAAGAATAATGAAAGGAAGGTATCATATCATGTCCGAAAACAACGGCAACGCCAACAACAACAACGGTGGTATCGACTACGGCGCCCTGGCAAAGGCCGGGGCGGCGGCCGGGGCGGCATCCCTGGCGAAGGGTGCTCTCGCGGCAGCGGGTGCCCTGGCGGTGATAGCGGTGGCTAGGAGACTTGGCATCGCCCCGGATGTGGTGGTGCTCCACCACGCCGCCCACAACGCCGCCCCCAACGCCGCCACCGGCACCGGCACCGGAAAGTTAGCGCTTGAAAGGAGACCCCCGCGGGTCTCCTTTCTTTAGCTACTCGGAATTAAAAGTAGGCATAAGATATATGATGACATACTCGTTGACATACTCGTTTGAAGAGGCGTGTGCCGGTATAGAAGTAGAGGGGGCTCAGATACAGTTTCTATACGCACTTATGCACAAATGGAGTACGCGAGAGGAACTGTACAAAGCGGCCACACTACTGACAAAATATAGAATCCCAGATGCATCAACATCAGAATCTGGGTACTACGCAGAGATATTCAAGAACATGGGAACAAACCCATGTATTCCAGTATTGTGGGAAACAGGTAGTTCCCACCTGATAACCGTCTTTGCACTTCATTTTTGTGACAGGACGAGACCGCTGCACTACTATCAGAACCAGGACTTCGAGCAGCCTCAAATAGGCAGCACTTACGAATTTAATGCTATGGATGCAGCTTACTTGGTAGTAGCAGGTAGGTTTCCAAAGTACATATATAGGCAAATAAAGAAATACGCATACAAAGACGTGAAAAAGATGCAGGGTTTGTGTTTTGCATTGGATAGTAGGGAGATGGAGATATATGGCGAAAAAATCAAAATATGAAAAGGGTAAATATTCAATAAAATGGGCAAACAATGTAACTGATACGCCACTTGAATTGAGCCAAGAATACGTAGTAGTGAATATAGAAGAAATGGAATACATTTCTGACTATCTACTGGCCCTTATTCTCATAGCGGAATCGCCTGAACATGTCCATCAAATAGAATATCTGATGGATAGTAAATGCTTTACAACTGGGGCGATAGACGACGTAGAGTACAAAAAGGAAATCATTAAGATAAGGCAGAGGCGCATTGCAAGAGCAGTGAAGGCAAACCCAGCATTGACAGTATTGATGCAGGACGGCCATCTTAGTAGAGTCATATCGGCCTGTGTATACCTATTTCTAGCAGATAAATACGCAACTCCAAGAACAGTAATGGCTGGTGTAACAGTAGCCAAAAAAGAAGTAGACCTAATAGAATCCACATTCACAAAGTTTAATGTCAGCGAGTCGTTCACAAGCACGATGTGCAGATATTTGAGGAGTGTGGCATATGAAGGAATGTAACAAACGATACGAGATGCACGCATATGAAAAATACATGAAAGAATTTATAGACTACACTTACGCATGTAACGAATGCAACCCGGGAATAGCAATAAGCTCAATAATATTGGAGATAGCGTATGGCAAATCGTGTCACGTAATAACGCGGGCGCATTTTAAAAACAACAGATACCATCCTCACATATATGACATAGTAAGGGTCACTCGACCTATGAAAAAGATGGCATTGAAGTTGTTTTTGGACCACCCAATAACAAAGGTGGTGCTTTTCTCATCTACAATTATACAAAAAGTAAGTTCAGTACTTACAATGATAAAAGACAGTCCACAGTGGCTTGCAAGAATGGCCAAATCAGACGACACACTTTTGCCACCATGGTTGGCCAAAGCAGTAACGGCAAAAAGAAAGAATAAATCAAGAAAGAAATTCATGAACATAAAACGTAATAAGAAAAAAGGTATGAAAAGAAAACATACCTAGGCCGGAATGCCCGACCGGCCGAAACGTCTAATTCCCAAAGCCTGGGCAAAACCAGGCAAGGGGTCACGTGTACAAGGTTGTACCAGCCAACCTTGTAAAGGGAAAACCGTGGCTCGATGCCACGGATGGTGGTGTTTGACCGCCACATCGCGTCGCTGAGCGCCGGTAGCGACGAATTAACCAAGACGCACGTATAAGTCTTGGGTGAGGCGAGTATTGCAGAATGGGCTGCAATGAATGAGAGCGTTGCCCTCTCACAGACAGCGTTTATGCGTACGTGCGCAGACATGCTGAGGCAATAAGAAAGCACCACATACGGTGCTTTCTTTTTAGCTACTTGAGGTAAGGAAAAAATACAGTAATTGGTGCTATAAGAATAATGGTGGAAGGAAGTTCCATCCTAGGGCATGTCCGAGCCTGAAAAGGTCAATTTTATCTGACCGAGATTGCAGATGACTGTAAAAGTCATCAGGACAGTCAGTCTACCCGACGAGACTGACGAGCTAAGTCGGGAACGGACCAATACCTGTAGGTCCGTTCGTTAGTAGCAGGTGTAGGACGGCAAATGCTTGCGGCCGTTCGAATCAGTCACAGCTAGTACAGTGTGATTGAGAGGCTGGTGGTGGTGCGCGCGAACCACTACCAGTCATGCAAGCGTTTTTTTTTGTCACCGCATAGAACAAACCAATCTTTCTTTTTAGCTACCGGAAATAAACAAATACAATAAAAAAGTGGCATAAGATATATGAAAGGAGAGTTCGTTATGAATTATACCGAAAATGGTAAGGTGTTTGAGATGGTGGAAGGCATTAAACAGAAATTGTGCATTGATGCTAGGTGCTACGTCATTAAACAGTTGTGGCACTCACAATCGACAGAAATCATTTTCAATGACGGCACTGTCGTATCATACGGTCCCTCTCTATGGGGGAGACGACTCACAGTAACCTCATATGATGAAGATGGGCAGGAACAATCGGTATACAGACACTTTTCTTCAAAGAAAAACAATGAGTTTCAGGAAAATTTGAGGCGGGGGAGGCGGGGGCGGACTAGGCATTTCATTAAAGGCACACCAGTGTTTGCAATTTACTGTCTAATCTTTAATCTCTAATCTAGTCTTTAGAGGCGCAGCCGCCTCTATTTTAGCTACCAGCAAATACTCAATATTTAACGACATAAGAAATATGAAAGGAGTTTTCTTCCATGAAAGCAGAAGAAGTTAACGGGGTACTGCACAGTGTGGCCAAGAGAGTCTGGGCAACTCTGCCCAAAGAGGGCTTTGAGAGCGATGTGAACATTGAAGATTTCGGAGATGTGATAATGTTGTCCGCCTGCGCGGGGAACTACAAGGAGGCACTGCTGCACTACATTGAGGATGAGCGTGAGTTGACATTGTGCAATGACCTGTTGGAACTCAACATTGGTAAACAGTTCAATCTAGAGTTGAGCATTCTCGCAGACATCATTGCATTCGTCAATCTGGCAGGCATTAATTCGGATGAATATGATTACTCCATGTGGTACGATATAGAGGGCACACAAAACTACATTGACGAGTTCTGGGAAAAATTCACAAAGAAAGCAGAGAAATACATTTTATTTTTGAAGCCCCGTCATCCGGGGCTTCTTTCATTTTTAGCTACTCAAAAACAGAACAATATGTCATTAGATATATAGAGAGGTGTACCCATGAAATTTGGGGTTCTTTTGACCGAAGATGTACCAAGAGGCGGTAGAATCATAGGCCTTCCAAAAAGCTTGTCCTCCTATCTAAAAAAAATAGCTGGGGACGAACAAGCACCCGAGGGCTTTCAAAAGCACAGAAGTTACAAAGGCCTGCTGAAAAGGCATTCCTTCGATAAGTTGGTCGAACTGTACGATCTTCGTTCCGAAGACGTACGTACCACTTACGTAAGGGGTATGCCGTCGCCCGATAAGCCATCAGGTGAGTCGTTTTTGTACACAGCACCCTACATCTTGTTCATAGGGCAACGAAAGGACAGGGCATCTGAGATGTACGTAACTCCCTACCCAGACATATCGATCGTAAACCGGGCTATGGACGATCAATGGTTTGCCAGAGCTTTTGAGAAAATTAAGAAAGCGATACTAAAAACGTACGGATGACTCTTGCTTATGTCCAAATAGCTTATATTCTTACGTACATATGTACGGCTACCGCAGGAGGGAGCCAGAAACAGAGAGGTGCGCGATGTTCGCTGTTATAGAGCCGCTAGGGATCGCTGAGTACGAAGTAATAAGGGTGCGAGTAGGCAGAGAAAAGGAAGACGCTGCTGACTGCGGCGGCATCCTGGTGCTTCTCTTCTCTGAAGAGGACGAAGCCCATGCCTTTGCTCACTCCCAGAACAAGCTGCTCAGTGCTCGTTTAGAGACCACAGCAAGAAGGTTCGGAGAAGAGCCTGCTCGGATGGAATCAATGGTTCCCATCCAGTTTGCTGCATCTTCTCGTCGAACTCCCTTAGCTTCTGCTCAACGGCTGTCTTTACGTCAGCCGGCTTGGCAGAGTCAAGGATCGTACACCCATCGACCAGTGTTACCTTCAGTTGCATAGGCAAGAGGTAAGCACGAAGCCCAGGCATCTTCAAGATGCTTGGGCTTTTTGCTTTGGATAGCTGGCATAAGAACCAAGAGGTACCATGAGCGACGAGATGGTTCATTACGGGTTTGTGGTGGGCGAAAAAATAGCCATATGGTGTAAAGAGTACCAATACGAATACGACCGAAAAGAAAACTTCTTCTCTGTAAAACCGAAGGAGGCTACATCTCCACAGGGTGAAAAACTGATAGTACAGATGCATTCTTACCTGTACAGCGAAGTGACATGTACATACTGCCAATCTGCTGCCAGGCTAAACAATCGTGGTGTAAATGTAGCTAAACTATTTACTTGCGCTTCTAGAAACATACAAACTACATACCCTAGAGAAGTGTTTATGGAACAAATAGAAATGCGGAACGTATTTGGTCCTGATAATAAAGACCGCATTAAGCTCAAAATACAAGCAATGCACAATTTGCAAGAGTGCATGTGTACGGCAGCTACACTGCCTGAGCTAGAATCACTCATAAATCTTCTTAGAAAAGAGGTGGCAGAATTCAAAGAAATAACGAAAGAAAATAACAAACACGCAGATGTGTATTTCGTCATATCTAGGATAGCCACCACAGCACTTATCAGTATATTCCGAAACCCGATGCTACCCATCATATGGGTGAGCAACCCAGAAGAAATAATGATTAGAAAAATGAGCATTATCATAGAAATGATACCAGACTGTGTATTTCACATAGCAGTAGGAAAAACAAGTACGGCAAAAGAAATAGATGAAGATGTAGCGACACTGTACAACATAAAGATGTTGGAAAAATTGGAAATACCGTCATACATAAAAGAAGAGCTACTTAAGTCTCACCTAAAAGACTATCAACAATGCAAAGATTCAGTGCTTGATGTGTTTAAGTTGGCTGGCGTCATATGAACCCATACAGAAAAGCACACAAAGACGAGGATGTTACTGAGAAAAAACCTACTACCGTAGACTGGATACGAAAACTGGTATGTAATCTGATTGGCCACAACCACGAAAAGATAAAACTGATAGTGTTCAAGGATGCTAGCTGTTACGTATGCGGAGCACAACAGACGCATACACGTACTGCGCGAATATGTAGCAGATGCGGAATCGTAGTAACACTTCAACCATATTCGCATGACAAATGCTGGGAGCACATGCCAGGAGGTATGCTGGACTTATGAACCCATATAGAGAGCATCATGAAGAAGAAAAGCACAAAAGCACCTACATGGACAAGATCAAATGCTTCTTCTCAAGGCACGTATTTCATTTCAAGGAGCGTGTAGAAATACAGATAAGACCATGTTCGATATGCAAAAAAGAACAACACTATTATCTATTTATATATGAGTGTATTCACTGCGGTAAGCATAAAACAAAACCTGTAAACGCAGAAGTATGTTTGTGGAACTGGATTGAAAACTATGAGCAGGACGGTTAGTACTGATTGGTCTACTGTAAACATGTTTGGAGACCTAAAAATACTGGATGATGTTGCTAGTATACAAGAATTGAAAATGTGGACGACACAAGACAGATCCAATAGATTTCAGCATAGGCTTTGGGTAGACAGTAACATAAGTAAACTAACAGAGGATGATAGGCGTAACGTCATCAAATCAGCAACAGAAGCGTTGCAGCACGTAATACGTCTACCTGTGCTACCTATACTCTGGCTACAAGATAAGAGAATAGTGCTTCACACCATACAGTACATTCTGCATTACTTGATTATTTTGGACAAAGACACTGATTACCTAATATATTTGGGTACCCATGATTACATACGGGAAGACAGAAGTCTGAAAGAGTGGTCTCGTTTCTACGAGGAAAGGTTTTAATCGTGGAACCTATCCATTTGTTCGTCGTCGCTGGGTCGATAGCACGTATACCTTGTACAAATGAAACACTTGCAATAAGGCTTGTGTCAGGTAAATACGTATATAGTATAGATAAAAGAGACGTATTGGCGACGGTTAACAAACTAGAAGTAACATGTGAAGAATGCATAGAGCTTGTAGATGGATTCTCTTTTACTAACGATGTCTGGGTAAACACACCAAAAAATTACGACGAGTTTGATGTTGTCCACGTAAAAAAAGAGTTGGACTATCTTGTATTTAGAACTATCGATAGTCATAATTTCGGGAAACGGCTTAATTTCGCTATTAGTTCTTTTGACCGAGGACTATCCGAGGCCGATAGCATAAACGATATTATAGTACTTATATCGACTGTAGCCGGTGAACTGGAATACACAAACGAGTACATCAAAGATATAGATACAGCGGCTAGAATAGCTAGGGCAGTGGCTATTTACGTAATGAAGGTAGTTTTTACACATCCAATAGTAGCTGTTACTGGAGATGCGTACATCAATCCAGGCAATTACAGCATAATGTGTCTACTATCATATATAGAGGAAGCACTACTAAGAACTGGCACACGTTGGGGCTGTAGCAAGTCCATAAGAGACTGCTTCTATTTGTATAATATGTACACATTGGACAAGTTGGGTATTCCACCGCAACTAAAACACAATTTCATTAAGTTTAACGAATCAACGGAAGCTAAAATAACAACTGCCATAAAGGCGCTGACAAAATATATGAATAAATGACGAAACAACCGGAATACATACATCTGTGCGTAAATGCTATGGATGACGATATATACCTGGCTTGCACAAACATGAAAGACATTTCCACTATAAGAAAAGGTACTCCGTGTAACGATTCAATAGAAGAACCTCCTATATACATTAATCAAAACGGACTTAGGTACGCTAATGACATACGGGTAGTGACTTGCGAAAGATGTATAAAGGCTCACAATACGAACAGAAATCTGAATGTACACTGGAGCATACCTTGGGATAAATCGAGTACACCAATACCGGTAGTAGCGATAAAAGAGCTAGTTAAATCGGAACAAGAAGCAGATGCACTACAAGCCATAGTAGAAGCCGATTCAGCGCCTAGCATAAATATAGCGGTACAAAATGCCAAAAAACAAATCAATATAAATAAAGCTGTTCAGAGAGGAACCTCACTGCGACTAATACTGCTACTGCGAGCAATAATAGAAAATCCGTGCCTACCCATTATTTGGCACGATCATATGGACTCAATGGAGTCAATTATAAGTGACATACTGGACACCTCTTTTATAGACTGCATCAAAATACACATGAATAATGTTAGTGTACACAAATTTTACGCAGTTAGAATACTGCATGAAGTAGGTGCTCCCAAGTACATAATAGACCATTTCGTTCAGATCAATAAAGACGAAATAAAAAACCTGAAAGAAATGTTGGACGATCTGGAGGATACGTTGATATGACGCACAGAAAAGACAATATAAATGCACTACATAACGCCCACACAGCACTGGAGCTTATCGATGCCATAGAATCGATACTTGGGAAGGGCGGTGGCCGCTCGTACACAGTTCATGATTCCCAGGATTACACATATTCCCGGGACTACGTAGTGGCGCTACTCCACAACCCAGTACTACCAGTCATATGGATGGAATACACAGAGGAGTGTACCTACGTAACAATCGGTTATGAACGAATATGCATGCAAAAACATCACAGTATGGTCATGGATATGATCTCATCTGCATTGTACATACTCATTGAAGTCAAAGTACTTACGTATGAACATACCAGTAGTCAAAGGATACGACTGTGCGATACAAACAGAAGTAGTCCGCATATCAACATACCTATGTACATGAAGAAAACATTTGAAGAGGTAAACAAAAAGGTGTTTAAAGCCTCGATCAATCTATACAAAGAAGTGCTAGACGCATACAGTGCCAGCTATGACAAGTTATTTTGCGGAAGCAATAGACAAACTAGCTGAGGAAGAAAATCCAAAATGGTTTCTACTGACCGCTAGAACAATCAGCACAAAGCTAAGCTGCGAAGAAATAGTAGAACTACTAAAAAGGATTATGAATATGCCGATGCTGCATATCGCCTGGTTTCTGGGAGAGGATGAAACCTTTAGGGCGCTGATAGCTATAGTGAAACGCACTAGATATGCCTTGGTCGACAATTACGTGAAAAAAACGGAAATACCCGGTACGTACTATACCGATGCTAAAAAAAGGTACTATATGGATGCTGACTGCCTTAAATCTATAGGAGCACCGCAATATATAGTTGATTACGCTAGGGCTAGGCAAGATAGGTTTCCAATGACTTGGATAAGCCCATGATAGTGATAGAAAACAGTAAAATAAACCACGTAATGAGAAAAATAGTAATAAGGAGGTATATACAGAGAACAAACGAAGCTGATAGTGCGGAAAGCATAAGCCGGTTGTTTAACGATATGTTTATTATCAATGCGTTTTCCAGCCAGGAAGTTTTGTCTGAGTACATGAACGCCCTACTAAGTAATCCTGTGCTACCGGTACTATTTACAAATGAAAAGGAAGCCGACATTATCGCATCGTGTATGGTGGGTGCTATAAAAACACTGATAGATAACTTGGATCATGATGTAGATCATGGAATAGAATTGGTATTGAAAGATGTAGTAGCTTGGCTGGATAGCAACTATAGCGAAGTGATACCTAACTACGTAAAAGACCATCTCAGAAAAAGAGCAAAAAGATGAAGTACCGACCTAGGCAGGTGTTGAGTATGAACATACTTGTTTCAGACGAAGACCCGATACTGTCAGCTCGTTGTGTACCAATGAATAAAAGGAGCGACATAATCAAAGACGCAATCGGTATGTTTGGAGAAATATCAAAGGAAAACGGAGGAATCACTCCAATAAGCCAGACAACAAAGAAACCATTTATAACATCGATACCTAACCATCCATGTGTTCGGTGGCTGGGTCGTAGCAGTGGTAATTGGGATTGGTTTGTGTCCTACATAACAGAGATTGTAGGCGGAAAAGTACCGATACACAGAGACGTTTTGGATAGTGCGCATCTTTCGAGTCGGCTGCGCATGCTAAGGCATGTTATGAAACACGGTACTAAGCCACCTTTTGGTAGTAGAACTACCTTTGTAGCCTGTGTTCCGAAGAGGTTTTCTTCCAAAGAGAAAACAGATGCTTCAACGATAGAAGCGTACAGATCGTACATAAGAGGCACCTACGCACTGAGTGGCGTAAGTGAACCTTGGTGGTACGTACAACCCAATGATTCAACAATACTGAGTGTAATCAACGATCTTGAAAATGTTTCAACCTTGGAAGATCTTAAAAGCATATGTACCCGTAAAGTAGACAGTACTGTTAGCATTAACAATTATAAAATATATTGGGGCAGTATGCTAATGGCACTGTTCAGAAACCCGGTACTTCCAATCATGTGGATGGACGACAACATAGAGGTTCTTATCTGTATATACAAAATACGCTATATCTGTAGTCATAAATATGCCGATAGGCAATCAATTGTTAGAGACCTGAAGTACACACTAGTGAAATACCCTGCGTATATACAGGATTTCATAAACAATGAATTGATAGTTAAGAAGCTAACGTGAAAAACAAAATGGCAGGCTGAGAGAGCCTGCCATTTAGTGTTCTTCTTTAGCTACTCAAGCTGGCTGAGGCTGTGCTGCTTTTCTAGCAGCTTCTTCCTCTTGATATTTGCGAAGCTGCTCTGCCGCCATCGCAGAAGTATCTGCGACTGGAGTCACAACATGCTTACCTCTCAGCTTGTCTAGCATCGGTTTAGCGCCGAACTGATAAGCCGCTGCGCCAGTACCAGCAAGAGCACCAACCCTACCAAGACCAGATAGGAATCGTTTGTTGAGACCAAGCATCCTCTCCTCTGCCGGTAGGTAAGAACCTCTTATATAGTCACCCATATTGGTAGCGCGGTTCTTTAGTATCTGCGCTAGAGATACATCCTCTTTAGCTAGGTTCTCAGGACCGATAACGCCCGTAGGTGTGTGATACGCTGTAGGTCTTCCCTCTGGGTAAGGAATAACCCTGTTAGCGTCGTTGGTACGCCACGCAGTGCCTAGCTGCCGGGTATCGTCTTTATCAGACTCAAACGTGGCTCTGAACTTGTCATGCGGCATGACGCCGCCGATGAGTGTAGGCTCTTCTGTAGAGCCTGTAAAATAGTTCAGGCCAGCCTTGAGCCTATCCAGCAAAGATGCGTTCTCATCTGGTTTCAGAGCTTTGTCGGCCATACGCGCATACGCCTCTGGATCTTGCATTCGAGCGTACGCTTTAGGCCCGGATTTAGATATACCTACGTAAGCCCTTCCTTCTGCATCTCTTTGGAAATTAGAGGCGTCTATGTTTGCAAGTGGAGTATCATCTAGAAAAGCAATAGCTTCTCTCATTTTATCTGCGTCAAATACCCTGCGAACTGCCTCGTCCATTTTTTCAGGGTCGTTCAAATTCGCTAGCATACTTGGCATATTCGCAAGGTACTTAAGAACTGACCCAGAGCTGCCCTTTCTTAGGGCAGCTTGAGTAGCAGCATCAGAGCGAACGCCTGGACGTACTTTTTTTATTACCTCAGCTAGACCGTCTAGGTGTCCGAGATGTGGCGTCGTCGGATCTAGATGACCAATAAGCGCACTCTCTTGGTCAGCCGGTAGACCTAGAGACTGTAGTTTAGACAAGAGATCCATTTTCTTTTCAGTTATTTGTTTGTACTTAGCACCCTCTCCATAATAATCTTTAGCTACATCAATATTCATTAGCTTTTCTAGATCATTAGCGAAGTTGTGTCTGGCTGTTTCTCTCCAGGCAGCGCCTCCAACACGACCGCCGTAACCAGGATCTAGACCTGTCTCCAGTATGTTCTTGCCAGATTCGCTAGTTGTGCCGTGCCAAAAGCGTTGAGCGCCTAGCAACCTCTCTAGCGTACCCTTAGCAGATCCAGCCGTAGCACCAGCCAAGGCACCACCACCCAACAAAGCCTTTGTAGCGTCACCAGCCGTTACTTTGTCCGTCAAACCGCTGTCTACATGTAGTCTAGCGGCTACATTAGACCGGCTGGCTAGCAGCTTATCCTGATCTTCTTCACTCAGGTTGTCTTTTTCAAAAGACTTAAGATATTTATCTCTGAGAGCTTGTTTTTGCGCACCAGCCCCACCTTTACCCAAGGCTCCTATACCGGCACTAGCAAGTGCATACGGAATAACTTTACCCGGTATTTTTGTTGCTAGGTGCCCCGTAAGAGCTGTTATCTTTTGAAGATTATGTGCTTTTTCTTCTGCTCTACCTAGCTCTTGAAACAGCTTAACTTTTTCTGCATGGTCAGCAGTTTCATTTATCTTTTTTATCAATGCCTCGTGATACTTACCGCCATGCAAAGCCTTTAGCTTATCTATACCGGTCAACTCAAGAGGGTCTACTCCTTCTGGAGTTTTATCCAGCCAGTCAATAACCCCTTTTGGAAGACTTGCAAAAGGAGAAGCTAGCGCCGCATGATAAGCACCCTTCTTTAGTTTATTTATTCTTTCCTGATCTTCTCTACCAGACAATTCTTCTCTTTTGTTTTCAAGTATGTCACTTATGATGCTTTTATTTATTGTATGTTTTCTCAGACGAGTATTCTTCCTGCCTGGCACACCGTATATATCAGGTATATCCACTCTAGAAGAAGTAGGTTTAGACCCACCATAGTCTTCTAGATAAGGACTTACTTTTGGAGCAGCGTCAGTCGAGTCTTCTCCTGAAGCTGCTTTAGTTATGCCGAGCAACTCGGACTCAAATCCATCTAGAAACGAATCAACAGGTACGTTCGGCATAACAAAACCCTCAGAAGTTTAGAGGTTTGTACTTCTTCTGACACCTGCCGCAATGATACATCTTCTTGCCGGTTGAATCATAAAACGGTAGGGCAGCAGCACCACATTCACAGGTGAAAGTGTCCATACCGCTGTCTGGCTCCTTGAGAACCTTTACACCTGTTGAGGTGATGCGCTTAGGGCGACGCTTCGTTGACGGCTCCATGGTCACCTCCATCATAAACCATATCGAAAGAACTCAACTCTTCCTCTACGGCCTTTTTCTCTGTTTCCAGAGACTTACTGTCTTTTGCCAACTCTTCTTTTAGCACTACAAAGAAATCCAAATAAGCAAGCACCAGCTGGATTTCTTTGAAATAGGCAAACATGTCTATGCGGCCGGATTCATCGTGATGATACGGCAAATACTGAGCCATGGGACCAGATACATCGCTAGGGTTCCACGGCTTCTTGGATGTATGTGCCCCCACAACACCAAGGCTGAGGTCTCCCAGCATCTTTGCGTGAACAATAAGCGATGAGTCAATACGCTGAAACATACTGACTACCGACCTATTTGATTCCACCAGCGCTGCTTCAAACGATTTCAGACGAGCAGCTATCATGCTCATCTTAACGTCAGCCGACAGACCATCCTTGTCTGCCTGAGACTTCCTACCCACAGCTTCCTGCTTACGCCTCTCATGTCTGTTAGCCATGATTACTCCTTTATCTCCACATACGCTTCGTATTCTTTTTTGGACTGGTCTTTCAACGAAGAAATCACAGCCAACACTTCCAAGAACGTATCCTGCGGTACAACGCGATCTTTGTAAATGACATCTTCACATATAAGTGTGAACGGGGCCGTTACATCGCGCTTTACGTAGTTGCTGGCTAGATACTTCATTACGGCCTCGTACACAGCAACCTTATACGCGGCTTTCTTTTTGTCTTCGTTCATGCGTTTATGTAGTTCATAAAGAGTCTATGTAGAGGCGCCCCATTAGAAGCAGCCTTGACTATGCTGCCAAACGGAAAGATAGACTCGCGCGTAGTCATCTCTTTCTGAACCTTCCTTATCTCTTCTCCCCTTCTGTCTTTAGCAATCTCTAGCTGTGTGGCTGCCCTAATATCTTTGGGAGAATAGGTAATCTGCACGTCTGCGTCGCTATTGAAAGCCAGAAACCACTTGAGCACCAAATCTGCCCAGTTCTGCGTAGTTAGCCTAGCAAATATGGTGTCCTTTACCTGCGTACCCTTGTACGACTTACCGCATTTAGGGCATCCATATACGCCGTTTTGTGGACCCTCAAAAAATGGTCTGTCACAACCTTCTGTAGGACAAATAGACATGCTCATGGCACTACCAGAATCCATCTTACGCATGCTCACCCAAAAGGTCACAAGACCCCTGTATGGGCGATGCATAGAGCGCTCTTCATCAAATATAAGATGAATCCTATACGTACCCAGAACCTTGGTCTTGTCACCGAGGGAGAACAGCTTTTGAAGAGCCTCTATCTTTCCATTTAGACGCTCTCGCTCTTCCGGTGAGAGTATTTCACCAAAGAGATAATTCTCTTCCTCCGTGGCCCTTTTGACAGTTAGAGCACCATTTATATGACCACTCATAACATTCTCCTAGAAGCTGCTAGCTGTCCCTGAAGCAAGGGACCGACTCTAGCCTGACCAGTAAGTGCGACACCTTTACCGCGATCGTTTTGACCCTGCATAGTTCTTCTACCGGTAGCCACAGTAGTAGTCTCTATAGCGGACTTAGGTATAGGTATGTTCTTTACCGCCTCAGACAAACTATTTAGAACCGCTCTCAGATCTTCTTCGCTGTCGGCCTTCAAAACTATCCGCCAAACATACCTGAGCTTGTTATCGTCATCTAGGTATATTTGCTGAGAGATATCCACGTTGTTTGCCCTACCTACGTTGTTGCAGGTATTTAGCACAGCGTGAACGCAGAAAAGCCATTTGTCGTATTCGGGAGTTCCTTTTTTATTCAGAACTCTACCAACATACTTAGCTACGGGGCCGGATGAGTCATCGCGTATTAGTTCAAACCCACCCATTGTGGTCAGCTGACGTATAAGACTCATTTGTCACTCCGATGGCTTGCATATCACAAGCACTTTTTTGTCATCGGACATGACTTCACTAACCTCAGTGAAGTACACTTTGACGTTGCCATACTCAAGATAAGTAAGACCGTCGGCAAGTATATCCTCTACCAAAAAGTCCACGTTATCTGGGCTAAGGTTAGGACTAGGTAGTATATAGAGACGCTTTTTACCTACAGCTATCAATCCAAATTCTATAGGTATAGCTGGCGCTGTACCGGCTATGAACAGCTTTCCATAACTTCTAGTTCTGAAAAACTGACTCATGATATCAAAGTCCATGACTATGATATCCGGCGTTACTTCATTTTCTCTTTTTAGTTTTTCTACGAGAAGAGCTGGGTCTTCTACTTTATCAGACCCAACTTCTTCTGCTGTATCGAAAACCATGACGCCAGGCGTCTTCCAGCGTGTAAACTCACTTACGACACTAGATGGAATTACCCCAGAATCTATTAGTATCTTACAAGACCGATGCATCACTTACTCCATTCATGAATATGTTGTAGATGACGCTCGTATCAGGCATATACCCCATAGGTATCTCAGAGGCGCACAGGAGTATTCGCTCTTTGGGCAGAGTGGGATCTTCATACACTGGGTACCCTAGTAGAGTACTTGGACGTATTTGCGTCTTCTCTTCAGGGTACAGCCAGAGCATGAACGGCGAGTTTCTGGCAGCTATGAAACAAGTTACATACAGCCTGTCCCTGCTCATAGCATCAAATACATTTTTCAGAACTATGTGGGCACTTACGTTTTCGTCATAAGGAACATCTCGCATATCCGCATTGGCTACAACTGCCTGTGGTGTATAACCTTCGATATTAAGAGCTGGTCTAGGCTCCTCACTACCCGGCTTAACAGTGTAGCGGTAGCTAAGGACACCTCTAGCGTTCACATCGAAAGTATATATGAACGGGTTGGACAGTAGGAGGTTGGCTATTATTTCACCAACGCCTTTGGGTCCAACGCCTTTAGGAATAGTTAGGCTACCGCTACGCTGTTCCATAATAGGCTCACAAATTTTAGAGAATCCAGATAGTTACGAAGACCTTTTACATCTGGGTACTGACGTTGTAGAGAGTCAGCAACTAGATCATGCGCTAGATCTAGAGTAGCGTCGGTCATTTCTAGACCAACTAGCTTGGCTGCTACAGCCTGCTCTAGTTGAGTCAGAGCGTTTCTGTTTGTAGCCAACCAATGAGGTAGCCACATCCAGCATAGTTCTATACGACCCTCTTGCGTTCTTTCTACAAGCCTCACAGAGTTATCTCCGTATCTGGGTCTACTACGCACAGTATATCCCCGGCCTTGATAAGGATTATGTCCTCACCAAAGTCAGAGAGAGCGTTTACAAGAGCCTTACCAGATTTATGTGCCATGTTGTCTTTGTGAAAGACAACTATGTCACCTGGTTTCACATCTGGTTTCACTCTTTTGTCGCCGTAGTACTTGCCTGGACCAACGGCTAGTACAGTCGCTTTGTACACGTCTTCACCTTTAACAAGGTGAATAGCCCCGCGTTTCATAACCAACGGCATAAACCGCACAATAACGGAGTCATTGTGCGGTCTCAGTTGTTCAGAGCGGAACATCGGTTTTGGGTGGAGCTGACTGCTTCTTGTCTTCAATTGAAGAGGGGATCTTGGTCAAGAACTGGCGCTTGAACCAATCAAACACAGACCCTAGTCTGTCTACCCAATCTGAGCCATTTGGGGCCAGGTAGACGACACCTTCTCCGTCCACCACCGCCAGACCTTTTCGTTCGATACCCTCAGAATCGCCGTATACGACTGCATACAACTTGATAGGGGTTGCGTATAGAACTGTATTCTTGGGTGCTGGCTTGTCTGTTCTATCCCGTACGGACTGAGAACCAAGTACACCTTTTGTAGCTTCAGTAGGGTTCATTTCTGTTTCCTTTTTGACGAGCCTAGTAGGCCTAGTAGTTGATGTCTATCCAAGAATCCTCTGTGAGGGTTCCATCTTCTAGGAAGGTAGAACACATTTCTACCAGAAGAAAGCAAGTCCTTCACAAGAACTTTTAGCCACCCTATGAATGGCGGCAAGGTAGCCTGAACTGACATGTTGCAGTGGGGACAACAAATATCAGTTTTATAGCTGTCAGAGATAAGATGCCCGCAACCGGGGCACTCTACGCTGTGATCGTAAGTGACCCTTACGTACACTTCTTTACCTATGGTATCTACTTCTTTGGGGTAGCCGGAAGGTAGTGACCGGGTACGGTTTGGTTTGGGAGCCGATTGCTTTACGCCATTTTGTTTTAGTTTAGCCAGTATTTCAGATGCTGTCGGACTGTCAAACGAAAGCATCTTTATAGCTTTTTCCACATCGGTTTTGATGTAGTTAGCTATAACAGGTGGCAGAGCGTAGGGGTTGAGTCCCTGCTTATCTGTTCTCTGGAAGAATATAGGTGTACCGCCAGCAGGTATGTACTTGGCGATAGACCTGATCATATCTTCGTACGTAGTATGCGTAAATACGAAGGCAGTGGTGAAGTTGCTACCGTCTTCGGACGACAACAGGTCGCCTTCACATTTAAAACCGTCTACTCTTCTATATCTGAGTAGCAACATGTTCTGACCTATTGTGTGGGGGTCTTATTCTGTAAACAGTTGGACCGGCCATGGTAGAGGCTAGATACAACCTGTATCCGTTAGACAGTCGAAGTTCGTGTACAGCTACGTCGCCCTGCTCTACCGTTACCACTACATCTACGACTTTATTTTGCGTCAAGAGGGACACGACGGCTTCTTTGGTCACAACCCTCTCTGCCGGTACTCCTATACCGTGCTGCGCTTGAAAGAACTCTTGTGGCGTCAGATCTACAAAAGAAAGACCTGTCAATAGATCTGACCCAGCAGTAGCTATTTCTTTGTGTATATGTACCGGTGAATCACATTTGCAGCATTTATAGTTACCGGCAAATGGACTATGTTCACCAACCAAGTAGTCAATAGAAGCAGTATCAGCGCTTCCAGAAGCTACTCGCGTACACACACCACATGCTCTACACGGAAACACATACATAATAGGTCTGAATCCCCCAGCACACTGGCTACGTCGGCAGTGTGCTGCAATATGGGGTTACCTTTTTCGTCAGTCATGATTTGTCTGGTTCCAGACATGGGCGGCATAAACGGTCTAGGGCCCGGACCTCTTGCTTTCTCTGGCTGAGGTATAACCCTGGCTCTAGCCATTGGCTGCGGAGGCTGATTGGCCTCTTCATCAGGTACGTACGAATACGGCTCAGATGGTGATTGCCCTGGTACAAAGACCATAGGCGGGGCCATCTCGGCTTGCTGCTGACGTTCCCTATGTTTGCTAGCCATAAGCTCTGATATGGGCATAGGGGCTGTCATATACGAGGTGTCTTGCTCAGGTACTGGGGGCGGAGCTGGAGCTGGTCTTCTGGATGGTTGTTCCTGGGCTGCCCTGCGAGCTTGTACCTCGCCCCAAAACGCATTTGGTTCTGGTGGTGCTGAATATTGATCTAGCTCTTCTTGTCTATGCGCTACTTCTTCTTCTCTTTGTATACTGTAGACCGTACGTATCAACTCAGTCAAAATGCCCTGGGTTTCTTTAGATACGTAAGACCTAATCAGTATGCCGCCTGGCAACTCCAGTGTTATAACAGGCAATACTTTCCCTTCACTAAGTACAAAGGACTCGTCTACGCTGATCAACTTTAGACTTAGTTCCATAAGTTTGCCTTTCTTTTATTGTCGATACCTTTTACCCTTGCTTCAGACTTTAGCCGTTCTTCTTCTTCCATGTGTTTAAACATGGCAACAAACATGGCCTCGCCCATAGCTTTAATATATCCAGCTAGTTGGTTCGTCATCTCTTCTTTAGTACCGTTTTTAAGCAGCCCTATCTCTCTAAGAAATCTGGCTACAGGAACAGCGCAGCTAGCTGAAAACAAAAGAAGGAACTTTCTCCTCAGCTCCTTTTTATAAAATTCAGTAGCTTCGGCATGCGTTCTTTCATCTACTGGAACAGCTACAAAAGAAGAAGCCGAACTTTCGAAACCACATCCTTTGCATGTGGAATTAGCGCCTATCAATGGAGATACCTCAACCATTGAACTATTGCACTTGGGACACATGTAGATAACGTTAGTCATCGGAACTTTGACCCTACCCTATCTATACGCTTATAGACTTCTGGATTACCAACAGGTGCTTTTAGTGGATCTCTACTGACCATTTTGTTGTACAGCTTGCTGGTAGGAGACCCAACTATCTGCGGCGTAACGACGATAGGGCCACGAGAGAATTCTTTTTCCATCATCTCTTTTATCGCCCTGTCGTGTCTCTCTTGAGCCGTCTTGTGCCACGGGAATGCCGTCTTGATGTACTCGTCAAAGGCCTTTACGCCTGATTCCTTATCTAGAAGGATTTGCGCGATAGCCCTCAGCTTTTCATGCTCTATCTGTTCTTTCATAAACATGAAAAGCGTGAGCGCAAACTCCTGAACTGACCCCCTTTGGGGTGGCTCACGCAGGGTGTGCAGAAGCAAGGATGCTCTAGCCCACCCTTCAGGAGTTGCTAGCCATTTTTTATTTCTTCGGCGACGAAGAGCTTTCTACACCTTATATCGAAGTAGAAAATATGAACTCCCAGAGAAGCAATCATGTGTATTGGGTACTTCATCAAGAAATTGAACTTGGTGAAGAAAAGCTTTTGGTCTAGTTTTTTGTCCGCGTCGTATGGATCTGGAAGATGTTTCCCGTTTATAGCTACCACTGACAGGGTAATGTTCATCAAAGCGTACTTATCCAGGTAGTAACGCTCTGACACATTCAATCCGTAAATTTCTTCCATGAGCCACCTCTTTATAGTGAGGTCGCTTATGGGGTCTACGCTTCTAAATCTAGGTATAAAGCCAGCAGTGACTCCCTCTTTTGGGAGTATGATAGGTACATCTTGCTCTACGTACCCAGTCATAATAATGCTGTCCAAGCTCAATGGCTTTAGACGCTTCTCTACTATTGACCGCTGCTCTTCGTTGTTGAGGATATCTCTCAACATAGCAGTACGAAGAGTGTCCATATCGAAGTCATCTAGCTTCGATTTCAACTCTTCTAGAGTCGGTGCTTTTTCAGCAGGCTTTATGTTGTTACCAGATGTGTTAGCAGCTGTAGCCGCCGAGCTAAGGCCGCCATCGTTACTAGCACTTACTTCAGTAAGTTCAGTGGGTCCGTTGGCTTTCTTTGCGGCCTCATTAAACTCAGCCAAAGCCCGCAGACTGTCTTGTGTCTCTTGGCTAAGCTTTCTTGTTCCCACTGGGCCATCTAGGGGACCAGACCTGTCAAAAAGCATGTCTGGGGCCAACCTCTTGCCGCCCCTGATAACACCGTGCTTACGAGCTAGGTCTGGTTGGTTTATGGCTATATCAGCCCCAGCCCCCTGCCTGTAAGCTGGATCGTTCTTGGCTTCTGGAACAAGAACATCGTTTGGGAGAAGACCAGCTTGAGGTTTTACATCAAAGATAGAGCTACTAGGTACACCGCCAGAAGCAGCCGCCATCATGGCCTGTTCTGACATGGTTGTACCTGGCACCACTTCGCTGTTCAACCTGGGTATAGGTGGAACGCTTCTCTGAGGCGCTATGGTCTGTGTTCGCAGCCTAGCAGCAAGCTCGTCTTGATACTGCTTAGCGACATCTCTCTTTGCCAACGTAGCCTCCAAACTCGGTCAAGACCATGGCTATGGCCTGTGGAACAGCAGAGTCGTTTTCTGAACTATGGTTTGGAAACAGATTTGTTGCAATAAATCTGGTAAAAAATCTATCGTATTCAAAATCAAGAGATAGCTTAGTAACAGTACACACGTATATATGTCCAACGTCAACAATAACTGAATCTCTCTTTATCGAGCATTTTCTCAAGAAAGAAAGATTGCAGTGCGAGGCATATATGTTGTGCCCCACATTGTTAAGTGACAGCACACCGGAAAAACTAAACAGTTCTGACGGGCCCACTTTTAGTATGTCTGGGCCGGCAAACTCAGTAAATTCACCTATGTTATCTACCCCTTGATGGCTCACAATTATTTTGCTTTCTGGTTGCTTGTTTGACAATTTCTTTCAGCACTCCTTTCTTGTCTATAGCCGGCATACTTGCACCAGCGTCTTGTACATGGATTCTGCTTTCTATTAGGCCGACACGTATTGCCTCAATAGCCATGTTCTTCATTTGTTCTAGTTGTCTGTGTATCTGCTCCAATTTAGAAGAAGCCAGGGCAAAGCATGGCTCACATACAATAGCGCCAACAAACGATTTCGTAACCCCGTCATTACCGCAATTAACGCACTTTGACATCTCTACTCCATCTAACTACCCAATCACCCGTTTCTTCTTTTTCTTCCACTTTTATGACCAACCGCATGGGCACTGAAAGTGTGGCTTGCTGGTAATTTACCAACAAAAGAGTGCTCATTTTAGAAGCTTGGTCATTCATGAATGAAACAGTTTGATCAAGTTCCAACGCGCGTACATTAGGTAGTATGTACTCACTGCCCAAAGGACTAGTGATGCGAACAGTAAGGAGAGTGTCTATGCGCCTATCATGCATATTCAACTCCGTACTTTACTGGATATGTAACAAGACCTAGGACACCGGCTGGGTCTGTAGTCGTTATTTGTATACCAACCGGTTTTATAGCCACGGATCTGAGTGTATTGTCCACGTCGCTCTTAGTAATAGGTCTAGCTAGCTTTATTGTGGTTTTAAGCGACTCAGGCCAGTTGGTAGGGTACACAGCGCCGGCTGGCAATGCAGTACCAGCCTCTGTCCACAAGATAACCGCAAAGTAAGAAACTCTGCCGTTATTCTTCTCTACGTGCTCTATAAAAGACGTTATATTTCTAAGTTCTGCTTGGTCTGTTACGTACTTCGTGGCCAGCGCTTTAAACGCCTCAAACTCATCGTCCGTTAGTGTGTAGCTCATGGCTTGGACTCCTTAGCTTTCATCATGGTGACACTCTTGTATATGTCCATACAGAAGTGTCTAACACAACCTACTTTAGTAGGCTTGTCGTCATCGTAAGTATCGCCAAAAACATACTCAGCTGTAAACGGCTGAGTAAACGTTGATGTGCTTCCATCTGGTTTAGCCCAAGTAACGACCACGGTAAAAGACCCATCTGGTACTCCTCGACGTATCTTTACTTCAGCATTACAGTTATTGGCTAGTTGTGGTAGATAAAAAGAAAACTTGGCCAAGAGATCCTTGACCATTTCGGAGGCTACACCGTTCATATGTCTATAATGAAGGAAGCTATAAACATAGTGCAACTACTAAAGGCAAAATGGCTTGAAGAACCTAAAGAAGGCCTACTATTGATCCTTTGGCCAAAGAATCAAGTACTTTCATCAGACGGATCAGTGACTAGCTATAAGAGGCTTATATCTGAGGTGCGTAGCTTGAGAGAAGCTAAAGAAATGGTGGCAGAAATAAACCCTCATAGCGTTATGTTTTGTGAAAAAACAAAAGACTATCTCAAGTGTACATATGAAACCGAAACCGCATCTGTGTCATGGTTCATGCAACCAGTGGACATGGGCGATGAGGTTTCTTTGGGAGAAGCCTTGGTAGCCATAAATGAAGAAAGCCCGAACCTTTTGAAGATTCGGGCTAGCTAAAAAGGAGGGGCCTAAGCCCCTCCTTTATCTAAATAACAGGTCACCAGCAGCGTCCTCAGCGTCTACTACCTCTTCTTTAGGCTGACGCCTAAAAGCGGTAGCAGGCACGGCAGGCACGGCATCCTCGTCTATCTCTACTTCAGCTGCCTCGACTACTGAAGCTGTGCTGGCTTCTGCGCTAGAAGCCGCAGGAATAGAAGTACTGCCAACAGACAGCTGCCTGTCCAGTACCTTGTGCGCCAGTTCTCTAACCTTGTCCATTATTGCCGGGTACATGTCGGCCAGAGACTTCCCACCAGCACCAACTGGCGAAATGGCCATATTCAAAACGGCCAAGGTCTGATGCAGGTTGTGATCGCTCGAAAACGCATTCAGTCGAGCAACCATGTCTGCATCTGTAAGCGCCTTGATACCAGGTACCATATTGGCACCGGCATTAGCAGCCTGCTGCTCTAGCATAGTACCTGAGCTGCCCCTCTTTGCCTTTGGTGCGGCAAGAGTCTTGTTAACAGGTACCGCCTTACCTTCAGAAGTCTTGGCGTGAATGATCTTCACGGGGGCAGGCTCAGCTTCAACAGCTGTTGCCTCCTTGGCATCACCGCCAAAGTAGGTGTCAAGAGCAGTCTTTGCCTTGGCCCGCTCCTTATCCGACCAGCCGCTGCTGCTAGCTGTCTTCCCGAGAGACTTGCTGGCGCCGCCGACGCCTTGGTACTTACCGCTTTGCAGAAGAGCAATCCATTCAGAAACAGTTGCCATGTTCTTTTCCTTCTTTCTAGGTGTTGAAATCAGACTGCGGTAGCTTCAGACGAGGCAGACTTCTGCTTCGGTGGGCGGCCACGACGCTTCGCAGGAGCGCTCGCAGTGGGGGCGCTTTTGGTAGCAGCCTCTACTGTCTTCTTGGGCCTCCCCGGGCCTCTCTTAACAGGTGCCGCAGGGGCTACCGCCTTCTTATCAGTCTTGGGAGGCCTGCCAGGACCGCGCTTCACCACCTTCTCTACCTTGGCAGCCGCCTTAGCAACTGGGAGATTAATACCAGCCTTCGCACCAGTCTTCGCACCAGCCTTAGCAGCCGTCTTGGTAGCCGCCTTAGCAGCTGGAGCCTTCTCGGCCGTCTTCTCGACCTTGAACTTGCGAGCAATCGCGGCCTTCGCAGCCGTCTTGTCTTCTTCTGTCATAGAAGAGCGACCAAGGGCCTTACTAGCCGACGCCGCATTCTGATACCTACCGTCCTTGAGCAACTTCTTGAAGTCATCGATGTTCATTTTGGTCTCCTAGTTCCTCTGTGTACGCTTCTACGTACATATTGTCAGCTACCTCAGACGCTTTCTTAAGGGCTTCTATGACAGCACTTAGATTACTTCTGAAGATAGTCAATCTTTTTGTACCAACGTTCAGGTGTACGTTCACTTCTTTAAACGTACGATCATTTCGGCGAATCGCTACTATTTCTAGCAGTATTTCACCTATGGCACGACCGCTCTTGGTCGTGACAGCCACTTGTCTCTTAGATGATCCGTCGCTCACGTCTCATCTTCCTTGGACTTTATAAAGCCCGTGTTGGTTGTGTCAAGATTATTTTTTGAGAATTGAAAAATACTTCGGGCCTCTCATGACACGTTTATACAAAAGTTTTCTAAAGACAAAAAACCACCCAGCACTGGCATGAGAGCCGTGCGAAGAAGTCTTCGCTAAAAAAGGACTAAGATCAAATGTTGAACAACGACGTTGTTGGAAACCGTTTTCATCATGGAACAGAAGATTATGCGCAGGCTAACAAAAAAGCAGAGGATTACGCCATCGCAAAGATGCAGATGCAGATCGACACTGGGAAAGCGCAATTTGCTTCACTTGTGGAGCAACTTAAGAAAGACGTACCAAGAGATCATGTTGTTAAGGGGTCAGAACTTCAGTTTGGGGTGAGTGGACAGTCTATACTGGCCAGCAAGAGAAACTCAACAAATGAGTATCCTATGCACAGAAACGCTATCCAACAGATAGCATCTGTCGCGGGAATCCCAAAGGTATACATCAACAGTCTTCTTCAGGGTGACAAGGAAGACGAGTGGACTACAGCGAAAAAAGAGTTGCTTAGTCACACGCTCAATAAATACTTCGATAAAAACCCCGGATTGAATAAAGACTGGTTGGTTCGCATGTCAGCAGGCGCCGGGCATCCTGAGATAAAGGCGTTCCTGTCCAACCACTACAAGCCGTTCAATAGCGATGAGCTACTGGCCGGCATTGTCTCCGAGATAGGGAAGATCGGAGCAGTGGCTTCAGAAGCTCTGTTCTCGGACCTCCGATTTTCTGCGAGGGTCATTGTGCCTAAGATCTTCACACCAATACCTGGGGAGCCCATGCTGTTTGGGCTGGAGATGCGACACTCTGATTACGGCGTTGGAGCCTTCTCGATAAGGGGTTTCTTCATCAGGTGCTGGTGTACGAACTTGGCTATTGGTGAAACAGCCATGAAGGAAGTACATCTTGGTAAGAGGCTGCCATCAGGCATCAGGCTCTCACCAGAGACGTATCAATCAGACACAAAAACGATACTGCTCACAGCTGGTGACGTAGTTCGAGATGTGTTGGGGGAAGCCAGCATAGAGAAAACGCTCAGCACAATAAGAGAAGCGGCGGAAGAAAAGCTCACATGGAATGCAGTGAGCAAGAAGCTCAGCGCCAAGATGAGCAAGGGGGAGGTAGCCAGAGTAAAAGACATTTGGGATTCACCGATGCGAGACATGGAGAGCGTACCTTCGGGCAACAATAGGTATGCTCTGTCGAACATTTTGTCTTTTCTAGCTAAGTCAGCCCCGGATTTGGACAAGAGACTCACCTACCAAGATTACGCTGGCGCTATCATGCGCGGCGCAGACTTGGTGGATGAGGACTTGGCTGCGTTAACGTTAGAAGAGGAAGCGGAAACGCTACCTCTTCTTTAGCTCCCGTAAAGATCTATACCCAGGTAAAATGAAGCCTGGAGGATTTTTATGACCGATGAACCGGATGTATACCCCGAGTCAGTAGATGGGCTTGATGTAGAGACTCGCCTTTCCGTTTTGGAAAAGCGTATGAAGTATGTTCATGCCCGACAAAATGAACATTTCGTGGATACGCAGGTGAGACTAGACAGAATGGGAGGGGAAATACACGGTGTAAACGAGTCTCTAAAGAATGTATCGGAGATACTCACAGTTATTAGTAAGCTAGTTGAGAGGGCAGTGGAAATGGCTGAGCGTGCTGAGGCCAAATCCAAGGAACACGGTGAGACCATCAGTGAACACAAGGAAGACTTCGAGAAGCACAAAAAAGAGTTCAAGAGGGCAAACAACTCAAAGTCTGCTTTTGTGGCTATCGGAGCAGCGGTAGGTACCGCTGCTGTGAACGCCCTTAAGGAGTGGTGGAAATGAGCGAGCATACTGGTAACCTGAAGGTTGTCGCTGCTACAGCTGTAATAGGCTTTGTAACGCAGCTGTTTACGCATGCAGCTTCTAGCTGTTCATCGGTACTGGAGCCGTCGCCTAAACCTGCTCCTACTGTACCTATGCCAGATAACCCAGAAGACGCTTGCGCTAAAGCAGAGGCCAACCTGACGGCCAAGAATTGTAAGGAAGCTCACCCAAAAGGCGGCGGTAGTTTCAAGGATTTTTGTGTTCGTAAGCTAAAAGCCGGTGTCAATATAAATCCAGAATGCCTTAGTAGGGTCAGCTGCGAAGATATAGAAAAGGAGTGCAACAAATGAAGTTCGGATGGAAAAAAGACCCGACACCGGGTGATGAAAAGCATCCAAGGATAACAGGTAGAAGGAAGTTCTCTGCTATCAGAGCCAACCTAGCTGCCGTTACTTCTAACTCAGTACACATACTTCCTGAAGCGACTCCTATATCAGACCAAGGACCGCTTAGTTCGTGTGTAGCCAATGCTACTTGCGACAGCTTCGAGCTGTTGTTGGGCATACAGAACGATGTAGTAGTTCAGCTATCCAGGTTGTTTACGTACTACAACGCCAGGGCCTATCACGCTGGTACGGAGCTAGACGAAGGTACATACATACACTACGCCTTTCTGTCTATTAGAGACCATGGTGTGTGTGCTGAAACAGACTGGGTTTACGATGTAGCCAAGGTCAATAAGAGGCCCGAGCTTATTTGCTATACAAATGCAGACGGCAACACCATAAACGGGTTCTACCGTATAGACGAAGACGATTCGTTGATAGATGACATAGCTACAGCCATAAAAGCAAATCATCCGGTAGTTTTTGGTACCGCGGTCAGCAAGTCTTTTACTGAGTATGGCGGCACAAAAGACCTACTATGGATGTCTCCTGTAGAGAGCGAGATAGTAGGTCAGCACGCCATGGCTATTGTGGGCGTGAAAGACGGCCATGAAAGGTCGTTCCTGGTAAGAAACTCTTGGGGTAGAAATTGGGGCGATTCTGGTTATTGCTGGATGCACGAAAGCTACATCAAGTCTAGATACAGTAACGATTTCTGGGTGGCTACCAGAACAGACCCAAACATAGATAGGAACAATCATGTCTGAGGAAACTTGGTCAGAGGAGTTCCCTACGGTTCCAGATGAGGGGATCGTTTTGGGCAATACTAACCCAGATAAGGTTCGTGAGTTCGCGCACAGACTTATATCTGCCTACGTACCATCAAATACTGGCGATGCCAGGTTTGCCGAGATAACGATAGACTACGGTGGCAAGGGGACTACCTGTGGTTTTCTACCGTCATGGCTACACTGGAGACTGGGTTGTAGGAAGAAAGAGTACGTCAACAGAACGGACGAGAAGTACGGTTTGTCGTACAAGACCGGCCAAAACATGTCCTTCGTATTCAATGGTGGTAAGGCACCATTCAAGCTGTACGCTGTAGGAGTGCTGCCAGAAAGGTATGATACCGTTTTCATATCTGATGGTTTGTGGGGCAAAGACCACAATACAAACACAGAGCACGTATGTCTGTTCATAAGGCAAGAATACGAAAACGGTAAGTACTACTGGGTCACTGCCGATTCTGGGCAGAAGAACGACGACGGTAAAGAGTGTGCTCGTATAGTAAGAAGAATAGTGTCTGGCGACATACTGGGTGGTAGAAAAATAATCGGTACTAGGTCTCTCCTAGACTACCCGTTTACGGCCCAGGCATCTTTGTACGTAGCCGGCTCTTTATGGTTGAGATGCTATTTCATGCGTGTATATTCAACGCATGAAAGTGTCTAAACACCTAGACATAGAAATGCATGAAGAGGCTTGGGAGCTACTAAATGTGTACCGAGCCGTCATGAACAAACGAATACCCAGGGCGACTCTGAAATCGCTCCTGGGTGCTATTGTTACTGATTTTCTAGTTCAGAATGCGGAGCAGCTAAAACATGCCGAAGAAAAGCGTAGGGTATCAGCTGCCAAAGATCTCGCCCGTAGAGTTGGCGTATCTGAAAGTGCCATCGCTGCCGTACCTGAGCCTGGAGAAAGAACTAGAAAAGTCTCCAGAAATAAAAACAATAAACAGTAAGTCATCGGTATTCGATGCTTACATGGGCGGTAAATACGATCTGCTTATACAAGATGTTATAGCTAACGGTTCCAAGTACGATGAGCCCACCAAAGAGCTGGTGCTCAGTATGGTCAATCCTAGGAACAGAAAGCCTTTTGAGGAACTCGATAGCACCAAGAAGCAACTGCTTACCTCCGCTGTGTACACGTATATGGAGGCACCTAGGGTAGTTACCAACAAGAAGCCCATTAAACAGGTACCGACAACGGTACAAAAACAAAAGTCAGTAGATCCTATACCCACAACAGAAATTAAGCCGTTTTGGTGGGTATAAGATACCGGGAACCAACATGATTAGATTTCTGAAGATAGTGCTAGCTAGATTCGTGTGTTCCATGAAAGGGCACAACAACGTAACTATATCGTCTCCAGAAAGCGGTAGACCTACTAAAATGACTCAAGTCAAAGTATGCGTAGATTGTGGATATATTGAAGAGGTAAAATAATGGGTTACGGATTCCATATAAAAGATGGTTATATACGTATACCTAAAGGCGGTGCAGAAGAAATACAAATAATAGGAAAGATTAGAGAATGCGCTAAATGGCACAACAAACGAAAACTAGACTTTGACTTCGCAGAAAATAGCGATGTAGAGTCACTTAAAGAAGTGCTAGAAGAAATTGGCTTTCAAGTAGATGAAGAAAATGAGTGCCTACAGTGTACAGCATTCACTGACTACTCAAGGAAAAGTGTTTGTTCATTTATCAATACTATGCATTTTTTGGCACCGTACGTAGAAACAGATTCTTATCTAACACTTGTAGGTGAAGACAGTGAAATGTGGATGATAAAGTTTGTAGATGGTGTGTGTACAGAATATGACGCTCATATAGAATGGGTAGAAACACAAAGTAAAAACAGCTGGGCAAAAATGGTGAAAAACAAAAAACTTCGTAAGTAGATACGATTTTTTGTGTTGCTTCGCTTTTATCTATTTGATAAACGCGAAAAAGACAACACAATGGGTTTCTTAACTTAAGAACATAAACGAGGAGTCACCATGAACGCAGCCGTAAAGGCAAAGTTGGTTCTTTGGCTGTTTACGTACATGAATACATGGAACCCTGTTAGCAGGGTTACCCGTAGTCATGTACCAGAAGCTAAAGAAACACTTGAAGAAGCAGAGAGCAGGTACATGGCGATAGCATCAGCTATCGTAGATGTTGCCTATAACGAGAAAGAAAAACCCGTATTCTCCGGTGAGTACGGTAGAGGCAGGACAGCTAGTCTACTAGCTTCTGTAGCGCTATTTGAAAGCGGCTACAGAAGAGACGTAGACTTCGGTATAGGCCGTCTAGGTCGTGGTGATGGAGGCAGGTCGTGGTGCATGATGCAGATAAACATCGGCACCGGCACCGTACCAGACAGTGACCCCATCGTGAGTACCTGGACTGGTAAAGATCTTGTATCAGACAGATACAAATGCTTTACAGCTGGTTTGCACATAATGCGCCGTTCAATGGCGGCATGTGCAAGTTTGCCGCTGAGATACAAACTCAGTGCTTATACGACTGGCAAGTGCCAGAAAGAAGCGAAAGCCGAGAGCAGGATGCTCAAAGCTTTCAGTATGAGTAAACCACCAATAAAAGATGGCGAGGCAATGATTGCTGGTGACGGCAACTTAAAAAAGAGAAGGGCCACCAAAACGGTGGCCCTTTTCATTTAGCTACTGTGTTGTATTTAACCCTAGATCTTCCTCGTAGTAGAGGCAGTAATCATGGGTGCCGTTTGGAGCGGTGTTGGGGGTGTAGCCGCCATTTGGCAGGTTTGTAGCTGGTAGACCAAAAACACCAGCGGTACCGACAGCAGCGCCGTCCATCCACTCTGTAATGACAGCAGCAGCCCCTGTGCGGCTCTTTACCTTTCTAGCCAAGCCGACCACGGCACCTGTACCAAACTTCAACGTAGCGGCCGTACCGTCGCCCGCAGTAAGAGCGATGCTGGTCACCTTAGCGAAGCACTTGGTACCGGCAGCAGTGGTAGCGGTCTGTGCAACAGCGATGCTCTCGGTAAGAACGTCACCATTCACATCAAGACCTGTGATGACCGCTGTGGCAGGAGCATCAGCAGGCGTAACACCAGCTGTGGTAATGAGTATGTTTCTAGGAGGGCTAATGGTGCCTCCACCAATAACGCCGTCTAGTGCAGCTCCGCTATAGGTTGTGGCTGTAGCTACAGAAGCCACAGAAGCCTTAATAGCGTCGTCATCGCTAGCTGGGAGGTTTGTGAACTCTTCTACGATCATAAGAGGAGAGTGCTTGAACTCGTCCTTTATGTCGTTTCGGAGATCTTGTACTTCACCAGCAACGTCCATGCTGGGGCGTACCGCTCTACCTCTGAACGGCTGCTGACGAACAAAGATTTTTGAACCTGTGGACATGATTACCTCTTCTTAGATTTTAGCAGCCGTATGTAAATATCCATACGGACTAGGGGTCATTTGATATGGTCCGTAGACCGGTTCCTTCGACTCACCGCCCAAAACATCCAAACCTTTTTGAAGTGTTTTGGCTCCCAAATACATACCGCCACCTATCAAAGCGGTATTCAAAAGTTGCTTACCGAGGTCGTTTTGACCCTGTACTCGATCCCAGAAGTTACCGGATGTAGGAGGCGCTGGCTTGTTGTCAGCGGCGGTCGCTTCAGGTGGCCCCATAAGTCTACTAACAGGGCCTTGATTCTCTACAACCACGTTTTCGTTATGTTGAAAATGCGGGTCGTTTAGCAAAGGCGCACTCACATGATTTACGTGAGCCACGTTATTTGCCTCAGCTGCGTTCGCACCACGCATTGCTGCTGCTCTCAAATCTTGTTGAGGTACAACCGGCGTATTATTAGACGGCTGCGGTGCAGCTGGTGCGCTCTTAGGCGGCGGTGGCTGAACACCGGGAGAAGACATAGTAGGTGCAGCTGGTCTTGAAGCTGGATAGTCGAGACCTATTTGAGACGGCTGCGGAGAAACAGACGCAGGGCTACGCTGAGTTATTTCGTGCTGCGTCACCTGTCTTTGTGGTGCAGCTGGTCTACCCTGTACCTGCGGTGCCTGTGTAGTCGCAGGATGTACAGAAACGGGCCTAGCCACGCTCACCGCAGGCGCAGATACTATCGCTGGTGGAGCGGCGGCCAATTTAGCCAATATGCTGCCCACCTGAGAGGCTCCCTTAAATACCTCTTCATCACCGGTCAGCGCGCCGCCATCCATCCTAACCGCACCACCATCCCAACCAGCAGGAACACCTGCCATTGCAGTACCAGGCAAAACAATGGCAGGTGGTCTGGTGTGATACGCACCTCTAGCAGCCGGTGAAATACGTTCTGCTTCTAGCTCTCGCAAATAATGATTCAGAGCTTCTGCTTGAACCTTTCTAGCCGCAGCTGCACGAGCTTCATCTTGCGCAGCTCTGGCCATCAAGATCCCGTAAATCAGTTTAGCCGCAGCGTTTTCAGCGCTTTTGACCATGACTACTGGAGGTGCGTGTTTGTTAGCCAAGAATCCAACCCCTGAGTCTTACATCGGCTGTGTAAACGATGTCTATAGAGGTGATTCCAGCAGTAGGAGACGGTGCGGTCAAGATGATAAAACCACCAGCGGCTATCTCAACTTGACCAGAAGCACCACCACCGTTGAATCTGGCATTTACTGGCGCTGTAGCACCAGCATCTACCTTGATAGCAACCACCTTTGCACCGGGAGAAACAACAGTACCAAAAGGAACTGCGAATGTACCGGAACCAGTGAGCTGCGAATCGAACTCAGATTTCTGAGTGTAAGTGCTGCTGAAGCTGAAAGGGATAGAGTCTAGAGCAAGACCCGTATCTCCAGGTAGCTTCAGCAAACACTCAACTTGGGTAGGTGTTGTTACGGCCATAGGCTAACTCTATGAGGCCTGGGAAGACCGTACCGCTTACAGATGCACCGCCAGCATTACCGCCCTTTATGAGCGAAACTGCGCTCATCTTGACAGGTACTAGGCGTTCATACTGAATGCCTACCTGCTCTTGAATGAGAACGCCCTGGCTATCTGTGCCCCAGTTATGCTGCGGTACAACACACGCTTCAGCGTATATAGCCCCGAGTGTTTGCAAGCTTATGTCTCTGATGTAAATCAGAAGACCAATCGGCTGGCCAAACAAGTCAGAGGCTAGGTTCAAGAAGATGTTTTCATACCCAGGAGGTATGTAAACATTGTGTGGGTTGGACATAGCCTTCCCACCATCTGTATTGAACAGAGCCTCAAACGTAGTAGGCGACAGGCTGTCTGCGTAATACGCATACAACACTCTCAAGAACGAAGGCCCGTGATAATGCACGCGCCCCATCTGTAGCTGGCCTACAGTACGGCCACCGATGAAATAGCTTCGCTCACTACCTATTTCAAAGATACGAGCGAAGTTTTTATTTTGCGAAAGACCGATGTTCTGGATGATACCCAGAGGGTATACAAGCTGGTCGGCTGATGGATTCGAATTCGATATTCGACTACCAAGAGCTGCTGAACCGCCTATATTAGCCACTCTGGGAGGGCCAGCAGCAATCAGTGTAAACGCACCGTTTACATAGTTGCCGTCAACCATACCACCCTGAACATAGCGGTAATATGGAGCCCACGTAGAAACCGTACCACCTGGAGATGTTGCCATGTTTCCTCTTATGTTAGGTAACTTCCGTGGGTTTTGTAAAATCAGCAACGTTACACGGATGTAGTTGCAGGGGTAGGGGACATCCAAACGAACCGTTACTAGAACGGTATCAGGAACATCCTCATCCTGAATGATCTGCTCAACACTGGCGCCCAGCAAGATTGCATTGTCTATCAAGAAGGTGACAAGGCCCTGCAAGACCTGGCTCATAGAATCTACTAGAGCCTCAGTTATGTTGTACCTGCCGATAAAGTTCTTCAGACCGAGCCTGATAAACTTAGCCGTGTAGTCGACAACCTTCGTGATTGAGTCTGTTCTTGTCTCAATCGAGGTCATGTCGCTAGTTAGCGCCATGCGACTGAAAACAGGACCAGTATCCGAATCCTGCGTGTATATCCAGTTACCACCAGCAGCTATGATGTTTAGCTGCTTCTCCGAGAAATACTTTCTCGAACCGGATACCTTTGTTACGCCAGAGATAGGATAGTTTGTGAACGACTGCGAAGGAGCTAGCGCGCTTATCAAGCCGGCTGTGCAGGCATTTGTGTAAAAGCCTTCTACTTCCTGCTCTAGACCAGACAGAACAGCAGAACCCTTGTCTGGCATCGTGTGCCAGAACCTACGATTCTTGTAGCCCTGCGCCATCTCCTGATAAGTAGAAGCCATAGCCGCCTTATCAGGGAGGTCATTGACATCTACTAGCTCGGCGCCGCGCACCTTCAACGAAAACGCTTCGTTGATTAGCGTCACCGGTATAGCGTCTGTCGTATAGTAGCTATCGTCATTCTCCCCAGCCAAGAACGACGTACGAAGAGTAACAACTGAGCCGCTTATAGCCGACACAGAGTACTTCTTGGCGTCGCTACCTACGTCTAGATACAAACCATCAGACACCGGAATAACGCCGGTCGGGTCTATATCAAGAGCCTGTAGAAGAGCAGCCAGATTTAGAACACCAGTATCAAACTCGTCTGCTGTACCAGTGCTGTTACCAGTCTCGCTGGACGCAACCAGAGTATCCAGTCTATGAGTAGGCCGTTCCGGGTTAAACAGAACGATTCTCTCACTCTTGTTTTCTGGTTCGCTCAGCGAAACAACATGAGACAAGAACAGTAGCCCAACATCCTCTTCATGTGTAAGAGGACACAGAGCATAAACATCTTCTGTCTCTAGAAGTTCAGCAGCGCGTGAATAAGCCTCAACTGTGCCATAAGGCGAATCAGCCGATATGGCATCAACACCAACGCCATACACAGTTACGCCAGGGGCATTCACAAGCGCCATGTACAAACCAAGAGCTAGCGGGTTCTCGGTTGTGATCGGGTCTAGCAACGAACCTAGTTGTGTCGTGCTGTCCACCGCCAACAACCCAGGATTGTTAGCTAGTGGGCTCACATCCTGCCTGACAGCCCTGTATGACACGTAAACAGGAGCCTTTACAGGTGTGGATACGATATTGCCGTATACATCCTGAACCACATCATGCTTCAAAATGGGGTTATTGGCCCCATCTAGCTGAAGGTTTGGTGTAGGACGGCTGGTGAACGGCGAAACTAGGTTCTTAGCCTTTATGTAGAAGTTCTTACCAGTGTAAGTAAGAGCTACCTGCTTGTTGATTCTCAGGATGTTTACGTTACCGCCAGGAGCTACCTGGGTAACAGTGCCTACCAAAGAACCACCTACGTAAACCTCATCACCAGAAGCAGGTAGATAAGGGTCTCCGTAAGCGACGGTACCTGCTGTTAGACCGAACATGGTGACAGCAGTACCGCTCAGCACTTCTATCTGGCTCTCAATACCAGAATCAGACGAAGTTAGAAGCAGGTAGTTGTTGCCATCTAGCGAGGCAGTAACACCGGTAAAGAAGTTGTTGATGGCAGTATTGATCGCCGCAGCGTTAGCAACAACCGGGAAGGTCAACGTTTGTGGGGGAGCACCATTCACGCTCAGCGTAAGTGTAGTGCCGTCCACATCACCAAAGGTGAGACCCGTCATGTCTACTGTTCCGCGAACAATCGCAGAACCAGCAGCCGCTGTGAAGTCGTGGCCTAGGAACTGTAGATAGGGTGTTAGGTTATCACCGCTATTATCATCGCTAGCCACCACAGCATTATCGCCAGTGTTGTTGGCTACTGTCAGACCAAGCACTGTTACTGCGTTACCGGCAGTAATGTTGATAGTAGCATCAGCACCAAAAGCCTTGGTAGCCGACAATACTAGGTAGTTGGTGGTGGCCTCTAGCGAAGCTACCAAGCCGGCGTCTGCTAGAACCTGCTGCGAGTTAAAGGCAGCCAGTACAGCAGCGGAGTTCGCAGGTGCCGAGAAAGTGATGGATACTGAAGCGCTGCCATTCACGCTCAACGTGATGACCTTCGTATCCAGCGTACCGCCACCACCGTATAGACCGACAGTAGTCATGTCTACGGTGCCGACAACATTGGCATACGTGCCGCGCATCAACAGAGCTTCATTTCTCTTTAGCTCTGTCAACGTCGCCCCAGAACCAAGATAAAGGAAGACCCTTATCTTGTCTGCTTCCATAACTAGCTGGTCCAGATTGCCCCTAGGATCTGGGAAGTCACTCTGAGGGACAGTTCTCTTGTACTGAGAATAGTTCGAGAACCCTGTGTACTCGTAATCAATCGGAACACCAAAAGCAGTGGTGATCGACGAGTGCGTACCAGTCTTGAACATCAACGACGCATAGTCGCCTGTGTTCGTGGTCCTTATTCTCAGGCGCGTATTAGACGTGCCGTAATCAAACGAGGCTGCTACAGCATCACCTATTTCTAGGTCTGCTAGCGCCGCATTTATTTCCTCGGCAATCTTGGCGGCAGTCATGTTGCTACCACCAGAACCGCTGAAGGTGATAGAAACATCTGAACCGTTATTGATTGACAGAACCATTGTTCTGCCACCAAACGGATATGGGCTGTTAGACGTTGTTACAGCCTCAGCGACCATAGAAACCAAAGCATCTGGATTTAGCTCCGTAGAGCCACTGTCCGACTGCTTGGTTACATCAACAACCTGGCGCGCTACACCAACTATGCAGGCCGGTAGTGTAGGAACGATGACCGTTGGTGAAGCGGCCTCGAAAACCTGCACTACCTCTACACCTGGGCGCGCAATCTGAGCGTCTGCCATTGTTATCTCCTTAGCTACCTAAAACCTTAAAGCTTTGTTTGGAAGATGGGTCTTCCGGGGCGCCGTCTATTGGGATGAGTAGTTCACGCCCAGCAATAGGTCTGAGCTTTGCCTCACCAGTTCTTATTGGCGTAACAACAACCTTCACATTTGGATTTAGAGGGTGTGTTGTTTTAGGCAAGCCATCGCCCCCGGTAAGTCGCGTTCTCTTTACCCCGAACGGCAACTCGCCACCTTTTGAATTCATGTCCAAATAACCACGAGGGTTAACCCGAGGCTTTTGTCCATGTTCTAGGTCCACGTTGATACCGGAAAGCATTGGTACGTTCACTGGGGTTGTGTACGTCGTTTGCACGTACTGAAACGGGCTGGTAAACGACGTAACCACATACTCATCGTGTTTATCTCCAGCAACAATACTACCCGCTGGGGAGGGAGAACCCACAGAGACTTGTCTACCAACCTCAAACAAACCCTGTTTAATAAGGTCTTCTCGCCTGGCCCAAAGCTGATGTGCAACGTCATTAGCCAAAGCTTCGCTCTCCATAGCGGCTTTAGAAACGACATTCACTACCATCGCACCTATGATCAAAAGGCTCTTTCTCTTTTGACCCGTGCGAAATTCGTAGCCCAATAGGTCGTCATTGAACCCAAGGCTATAAAAAAATACAGGCGTCCTAGTAAACGTAATACCAGGACGTACCTGTATAGATATCTCTTTTATAGGCACTTCATTTGTTATGTATATGTCTGTCAATCTATCATCTGGATTCCAGTGATAGTCCCCAGGTCTTCTAAGGTAAAAAAGATTCTGTACAAACGTTGTGTATATACCGCGTATAGCTACCAGAGCAGAACGCGCATAGTCCAGCTGCTCATTTGGCGCCGGGTCTGTTGTTTGCGTGTTGATTCCGCTCATTACGGTACTTCTCCTTGTCTGACTCTATAGTCTCAGAAAGCGCCAGACTGAGCAAACCAGCCGCAGTTAGCCCCGGACCTAGCCAGTCTCTAGGCACGTATTTTTTGTCCAGACCCTTTATTTCAGCGTACCTGGCAAGCATGGTGCCTATACCAGCCCCAAGACCCAAACCACCCAAAGAAACAAGGGTCGCCTTTGTAGGGCCTATTCTATTCCATACGTCCTTGACTTTGTTCTTGAACGAATCTGGCTTTTCCGTGTCTACACTAGCTCTTTCAAGATCTTCCTTTATGTGCGCCGGAAGATGCGAAGAAAGAGATTCGTAGAAGTTGTTTGGTCTATCGGAAGCCATTTTGAGCAATTCCGATTTAAACCCAGTAGCAAAAGCGTTTGTATTCATCTTTTACCTGTAAACAGAGACATAACAGTCTCTATGTTTGACTCTTCAAAACTCTCAAGTGTGTGAGGGTTTATGAAGTTTCTCTCTGGGCTGACGAACAAATCCGTTATCGCGTCTTCAAGAACAAGGGGAGCCTTGAACTCTACGTCAGTCATAACTAGCTCGTGTAGCTGAAATTCCTGGCGTATTCTGGCGCGTGCCTTCTCGGTCTGTGACACCGATACAACTTTCCAACGTCTGTTTTCTTTCTCTACTATCAAATCATCCGGTTTTATGGCTGGATAGAACCCGATTCTACCGGTAGTGTTCGACTGCTGAGAAGAACCAGTACCCATCTTTTGTTCGCTTTTAGCAGATGGGTCTATTTGTATGGCTACTTGAATAGGTTGCAAATAGCCTCGTACAAAGGTTGTGTCGTAACAGGTTATGCAGCCAGATCTTTTCTTGGCCTTCATTTGCCTGTCGTAGCAAGAACACCGCTGACCAAATGTTCTGACAGGGAGTATCCAGCAGATTCGCCCAGCAAATTCGTGAAGTAGAAGCTGAGCATGACTGCGAACTTCCATGGCATACAGGTCTGGGTCTGGCTCACTAGAAACAGGGCCAAACTCTACAGAAGTAGAGTCGGACTCTTTAGTTACTACTAGTTTGTAGTAGTACTGTCTCCACCTATTGCCAGTAAATATGTTTCTGTCTATGAACAGGTACTTATCCTTGAACGGAACAGAGATTGCGTCAAATGGGCCCTCTACAGATTCAGACCTATAGATCTGGAAGCTGTAATCCAGCACATCCAACTGAGTCTCTTTGACGCACCAAGATACCTCTTGGAGGTCCACGTTCATTGAACGTACTTTCAAATCATAGACAGAAAGCATGTTGGTTCCGCCTAACCAAATATTCAGATGTCTCGTACCAGATTGAAGAACGTTAGACTTAACAGTAGGTGCTACTGCGTGTTGTGCAGGCATCTTATGTACAGATGGCTGCGGAGCAGAAAATGGTAGATGAGGTTGTGACGGCAGCGGTGCCTGCTGCTTAACAACTGATGTGTGCTCTTGACTTGGTAGGGGGTTGTTCAGACCAAAAGCGTGGTCCGTAACCTTGCTCAACCCAGCTTCCCAGAGGTTCTTGTTATGTGTATCAAAAGCTTCACCAGGGGACATACCTTTGTCCATAAGCTCTTTGATACCGCTGTAATACTTGTGTCCACCGTAGCCAAGAGCCGCACCGATAGCACCGCCTCCCAATGTCTTTGCAGCACCAGACAGAAGACTGTCTTCATCCTCTGGGTTTTCTTTCCTACGCAAAGAACTGTAAAGGCCAGCGCCAGCGCCCAAAGCACCGACTCCCAAAGCACCTGCGTTATTTCTTATAAAGCTCTCTATCTGGCTAGGCGGTACAGCTACTACGGGCTGATTTGCCATTTTATGTAGAGCTACCTTCATTCTTTCAGCTATCGAAGCTACTTTTGGTACAGCTGGCGCAGAAGGTGGCGGTGTAGGCCCTATACCTGCGGAATTCAAAGTGGGGCCCTTTACACTTGGAACCATACCGGTAGGACTCTTTATAGCTGGCGTGGCCCCAGTCGGGGGTCTCGCGGCAGGCATGGCGCCAGTAGCAGGTTTAGCTGCCGGCATAACACCTGTTGCTGGCTTAGCTGCGCCGGCTGGCTGTGGGGTCGGTTTAACGGCTGGTGTGCTGCCACCTGTAAAATGGTCTATGCCACCAGACACCAATCCTCCTACAGCTCCCATACCAGCCCCTTCTAGTACGGAGCCACCAGTAGCTAGAGCACCAACACCACCTGTTAGTGCCCCTGTAGCCGCTTGCCTAACCCATGGATTTTGAAGCGCAGTTCTGATAGCAGCTGTGGCGCTAGCTTGCTTTATGTCGCCAGCTACCTGTTCAGGCGACACAGGGACTTCATCATGCTGAAGATTCATGGAGGCTAGCTCAATATCCAGCATCCTTTTCTGAAGCTCTATCTGTCGCCTGCCATTACTACGTAGATTACTTTCCTGAAAGGCGTTCTCATCTTGCATATCCTGTTCGATTTCAGCTTTGGCCAAATCGATGGCTTTCTGCAAGAGAGGCGTGTTCTTGTACTTTTCTAGCCAATCCGTGTCACCGCAAAAAAGGGCTAGCTTGCTATCTGCAACCTTTTGCAGAACGTCCATCGGATACTTGGACAATTCTGCGGCCAGCTTATCAAGCTCTTGTTCCCTCTTAGCGTTAGCTAGAAGAACAGACATATATGAGTCGAGCATGTTGCACCTCAAACCAAAATGTGCGTCCCACTTCTAAGACGTATAATTTGGGCAAGCTCCATCACGCTGGGCCCAAATGTGCTCCACGTCTGTCTGAACGTAGGGGTGACCTTAAACGGACTATCTGGCATGTACAGATAGTGCATTGGAACCCACTCACAGTTAATAACTGGATTCGGCTTCGTCAGACCCAGCACAAACCCAGTTATCACTTTCTGAATTTCGCCAACACATACAGTCTCTTTGCCTACGTAGACAAGCTCATCAGGTGCATCCCCCAATACTTCTGACACAGCTGATATAGCTGCGTTTACTTTCATGCTTTTACTTTTACCAGAAGCGTTCTTCAGCATCGCTGTAGTAAGAACCTTCGTACTACCAGCTACCTTCTTCATAAGAAGATAGCCACTAGGTGTAATCGCATACACATGTGAAGGATAAATCACCTCGGGCTTGTTTACCTTCGGCATGATTACCTCATCTGGAAACTGGCTGTAGGTGGGTTATTTGCGAGGTTGAACGCCTTATCACTCGTATCGGCAAAGTGCCTATGTTCCTTGTACTGGCGGTGCAGTTGACCGACAGCAGTACCTAGACCCACGCCACTCATAACAGTTGCCTTGGGATTAGCTTGCATAGCCTCTAGGCCACTGGCCATGTTAGCTATAGCCTTTGCCAAGGTACCGCTACCTTCTTCTTGGTATTTAGCTTCCATCTCTCTCAATTTCTGAGATACGGGAGCAGTCTTGGACAAAGCGAAACCAAAAGCAGCTCCACCAAGAGGGGGTATGACGGCCTTTAGTCCTTCTTTCAGTTTATCCTTAAGTTCAGCAGGAATTTCAACAGAAGCAGTCTTAGCGGCTCCTTGCTGTGGAGCTGCCTGCTGCTCTGCCATCATCTGCTGTTCCTGAGCTTGTTGCTGTTGAAGAGCCGCTGGGTCTACAGCTGGATTACCTGCGCCAGCAGTAGGCATCGGGCTTATCGCGGGCTGACCGGCAGCCTGTAGTTGCTGCTCCATACCCGCCATCGGATCTTGCGATGCCATATCCATGAGAGCCTGTCTCATGTTTTGTACGGCGGACCTGGCATTCACAGCTATCTGCTGTGTTTGCAGAGCCTTTTGGTTGGCTTGCATAGCGTCAGTGGCAGATTGGTTGGCCATTTGAACGGCGCTCTGCACGTTCTGTGTGGCCATTTGCTGCTGCATCTGTGCCTGCTGCAAAACACCTTGCATCTGCTGCGTATGCGACTCTACTTGCTGCTGTAGCTGCTGTGCTTGTGCAGCTGACTCTTGCGCCTGTTGAGATGCTTGCGCAGCCTGCTGCTCTGCTTGCTCTTTCTGAATTCTATACAGCTCTACTTCGTTTCTTTCTTGTAGAGCATTTTGCATACGCTCATTTAGGAGCCACTGTTGAGGATCTTCATTCGCTGTTTTTGCGAATGCAGACCGAGCGCCCTGCAAAAGCAGATGTTTACCTGTTTCGCTAGTACTACCGAAAGGCGTTTCCACCTTCAATCCGGTACGAGCCAACTGAGTGGCATTCATACCTTGTCTAACTTCGGCAGCGGCAGCGCCAGTAATAGCTCCCAGCGTAGCCCCTCCCACGGTAGCCATCAGTTTTGTTTGCCAATCGGCACTTCTGGGTACAGCTGAATTGGCTAGTTGTGCGCCACTAGCAGCTGTAGCTAGAGCACCTAGTACAGTGGGATTTCTACCAAAGAACCCGCCTATCCTATTTAGGATATTCCCGTGCGGTTGTTCTTCAGCGAACTTCAAGTTACTGCCTTGGCCCTCGAACCCACCTTGATCATTGGTGGCCATAGAAGAAGGTGCATTCTGTTCCTGCATCCTCTTCATATTGTCTAGCTCTAGTTGCAGAGCCTTTACTTCATCTTCTCTCTTGCTCTTACCGTGTCTATAGGCGCCAAGCATTCCAAGCGCTGGAATGCCGAGAGATCCAGCCGCGTAGCCGGTTAGAACGTGACGCGGAACATCCAAACCCTCTGGTATCTTATTAAGAAGGCCAGCCATGCCAACTATACCAGGCACAATCGGGGCCGCAGCTGCACCACCCAAAAAATCTATCAGTTTTTTACCGTAAGATGTTTGTGGTGACGCTTGTTTCGATATCTGCTGTGTTTGAGCTTCATATGGCATGAGCTGCCATAGATCGTCTAGATGTTCCTGCTCTTTCGCCATGTACTCTTCTATGGTGACGTACATGGGATTATTTTCGCCAACCATTTCTTTTAGTTGGCGCCAACCAGCGATACCTTCTTGTTCAACTCTAATAAGAGTCTGAACTATCTCTTCTGGTTTTGTAGCGGGAGGTGGGGCAGGTATCTCTGGGACGTTTACGGGTCCACCTAGAACGGCCATTCTTCTGAGAAGAAAGTCTGCGTGGTCCGATTCTTCATCTGCGTGCTGTTCAAACTCTTCAGCCAAAGAATGGTGAGCCATGCCACGCAGAGAGTTTGCGTAAGTTTTGTACGCATAGATAGTCATAAACTCGTTCTTCACGAGTTCTGCCATAACTGCCAACACATCTGGGATAGGTGCTAGAAACTGACCTTCTAGACGACCTGTAGTGTCAGGAGGATCGTTGATAGAAGCCTGCTTGAAAAACACCAAGGCTTCCAAGGCAGCTAGCGGATTGATACGCGGTCTTAGTAGATGGTCCATAACTACCTCAGTAGCCAAAATAGAGGCCGTTGATATACCAGAGTTCTGTGTGAACACCGTAAGAAGTCATCGCTTGCTCGATGTTCATCGACACTTTCACACGCCCGAGTTCCTCTATGACCCAAGAACGAAAGTAATTTAGCCAGTTCATCAAGAGAGGTGTTTTATCGTTCACACCTACAGACTGGCCGCCATCTGAATAGTTCAGGTGATTTCTGGTCTGCAATAGACCAACCGACTCAATCACCTTTGTAACTGTCAGAGGCAGAAGGATGTAGTAGTACCTTGGCAAAAGATAGTCGTAAGAAAAATCACCCAAAACAGGCGGCGTACCATTGAAGTGAGACAGGGCAATCATTGCCGCAAAGGCAATCATTCTGTCGCTGGTCTCTTGTCCCTTTATAAGCCTGTTCAATTCGGGATGATCTCTCATGTACATGCGTACAGAGGTTATAAACCCACGAACTGTGTCGCTCATCAAAGGTACGCCTTCAAGGTACGCCGCCATGTTTACCTCCGCTTACCCTTTGATTGTGGCACAGGCTGCCCCAGCACCATCACAGTTTTTGAACCGGTATCAGAATCAGCTTTTACGGGCTCTTCACTGTCTTCCTCGGGGCTGTCGTCGTCCTTGCCACCGAAAGCAGCTACAGCGGCAGCCAGAGGCGTAGCTGACTCAGATTCAGCCGTACGCACGGCATTGAAAGCCCCCAAATCCTTATCAGGACCAAATGGATTTACGGCTATACCATTCGGTTCGGCTGCCATCAGCAAACCCTGTTCTTGTGGATGAACAGCAGGGAATTCTGGTTCCTTTGAAACCATTTCTGTAGGAACAACCAAAGTATTCAAATCAACAGGCTGATTCGTGAGGTTCGTTACGACAACACGACCCTTACTTTGCAGCTGTGATATTTCGGTGAATGACTTTTTTAGCTCTGAGAGCGTAAGAATTCTGGGCCTACCAATATGAAGCTGTCTACCAGCTAGAAGTACAACTTCATCACGTACGCAGTTCTTTAGTCGTAGACCTTTTGTACGCGGATCGTAAAACGAATTATGAACAAGAACATGTGCTTCTGCTGCCATATTTGTCTCCGTGAAAATCAAAAAGCGTCGGCGCCACTGGCACCGACGCCCTTTGTTGGTTCTATTTGAAGGATAAGTAGGCTGGGTTGATCTGAGGATAACGCAGACCCTCAGCCACGCGGTTATTGACCGCGCCCAGATCTTTCTCTTCCTTGGGCGAAATCGACGAGAAGATGCTGTCAGCATCGTTCGTTGTCGCATCGCCCGAGTACAGCTCTAGCTTGCGCACAGCTGCAACGTTCACGATGCTCATAGCCACATCGCGCCAGGCCTGGAATGTGATCCAGTTGGCCTGCTTATCAACATAGAACTTCGTGTTGTTGAACAGATACGCCTTCGCAAAGAAGGACGAATCCGTAAAGGCATACACGTTACCAGGACGGAGAATATCCGTCTTGATGGTCTTAATGAAGCGCTTGCCGAGGAAGGTGTTGTACTTATACCCATCAACAGCCGTTTCCGACTGTAGACGGTCACCGTTGTCGGCCAAGGTCCATGTAAGAGTGTTGTTCGCGTCAACTGTGGTGATCAACACCATGTTCGACTGCAAACGATTACCGTCGATCAGGTTCATCAGCCTAACGAAGTCAGGCCTCTGAATCGGCAAAACGGTCCCGTTATCAACAGACGCAACACGGGCTAGCTCACCCTTTACAACCGAGAACTCAACGGGAGGCGAACCACCCTGTAGAGCTGTTGCGTTTAGGGTGGTAATCGTGCCGCCGTTGGCCTCCTTCTGGAGACCCTGCACAGCTGCCTCACAGTTGATCAGGAACTCACGGTCCTGAATCTCGCCCATATCCTTCACCGAGTTCTCTTCGATGATCTTGGTAACGGGCATATTGTAAGCAGCTAGCTCCTGCTCTGTCTTCTGAATCATCTCGGACGAGATAGTGAAGAAGGCCGCAGCAACACGCTTGCCTCTGATGAAATTGACTGTGGGGCCCGAACGGAAGTCTAGAGTCAGGGCTCTCGACTTCGGCTCCACCTCTATGATCTTCACCAGCGTGTCGTGATCTAGAGCCTGCTGACAATCGGCCTTGACCACAGGGACCATCGGCACAATCTGCTCTAGAAACGAGTCTTCACGAAGACGGTCTCTTACCCAATCGCCACCGCTGGCAGCGAATTTAGCTCTACCTTCAGGTGTCTCAACCTGAACGGAAAAGCTATCGTTCATTAGCTGTATCTCTTGAGGGGTCAGCCCGTTTGCCATTTCTATTTCTCCTGTTCTTTCGGTGCCTACGGGCTATAAGCGTCGGCCACCAGTAATGAACTGAAGTTTACCGCTGTTGTTAGCGGGCAGCATTGTCACGTACCCAACAATGGGTGCCGAGTCTGCCGCGCCACCATGACCAACTAGACCAGTGTACTTACGACCAAGGGTCGAAGTCAGGTCAACTGTGGCAACCTTTAGAGGCTGCAAGATGGTCGTAATAGGAGCACCGCTGCCCACTGTGACAGCAGCGTCGAACAGAAGCGTCCAAGCCTCAAACTCGCCACCTGTCCACAAAACAGGTACACCGCGCGACGACTTCGCCTGGAGGTCTGTACGACCACGCTCTAGGAAGACTGGCCAGCTTCTGAGAGTAGCCGCGTTGCCAGTCGAGGCAACGTTAGAAGCTCTCTCGGCCTTGCCCGAGCTAGCCAGTGTAACCCACTCACCGCCCTCTAGATACGCGGCGTTGGTAGGGTCTACCAGAGTACCGTCTACCAGAGGGATGTGCTTCATGAACTGACGGAAGTGGTCAGTTACTAGATCGAAAGTCACTTGAGCCATTTGATTCTCCTATAGTCCTATAAACGACGACCGAGTAGTTGGGCCTCGAATGGGTGTAGAGCACCCGCATCTGGATTGCCCAACTCACCCAGATTCATTTTTGGACTTATGTAGTCTATGCCTGCCTCGATGCTAGCAAGCTTATCAGGTGATTCGTTGCTAAGCCGCGCAATAACTTGCTCACGCGCATCTGATGTGATGTCTCTATCAATCAGAGCTGTGGCTAGCTTCTCTATACGCTCCCTATGTTTATAGGAAGCCAACTCAGCAGCCAGCTTATCTCTTTCGCTTACTGTGGACTCCAACCTGTTGGTTAGCTCATCCACAATAGTGGCAACCTTTAGCATGTACTTTGAGCTGTCGGACATAACGCCCTCCTACCCGATTGAGCCGCAGCAATCTTGGTAAGAACAGCTCGGCCCGCTGCCTGCATGATAGCAGTGTCTACAGACTTACCGGACATGATAGCAGCCGCTATCTTAGCCCCAGCTTCACCTGTATGGGCAAAAGCCTGGTTTAGAACTGGGTCTGTAGAAGCGCTCTGCATAGCCTCATCTACAGTCTTTGCGGCTTCTCTCTTTTCAGGTGCTTTCGCATCCCGCTTTGTGTAGTCAACAGCCGCTTGATTGCTAGCTACAACATGTGTAGCTCCAGCAGGCTTTCCGCCAGGATGGGGCCCAGCAGGCTGAGAACCGTCTCTCACAGGTTCACCAGTACCGGGACCAACAGGCTCTGTACCAGACGCCATCTTCAAGATGGTGCTTATAGGAGCCTTCATGGAGGCCATCTTTGCAATCATCGAAATAGGAGCAGCAGACGCCTTCTTAGCCAGCGTATCAGAAATGCGCTGACCGGGCTCATTACCACCAGGTCTGTCTGTTTCCGTATTCTGCATCTGCTTACCAGCATCCATAGTACGCGACATGGGCTCTTTACCATGTGCTGCACTATGCCCAGTAGGCTGCGGCTGCTGACCGCTGGCTGATGGCGTAGTAACAGTACCAGCTTCATTCTTAGCCGTACCGACTTCACCAACTTCTAGCGAAGCAGCGATCTTTCTAAGACCATCTGCACAAGAACGACCAGCATCGATCAAGAGATGGGTATCTTCGGCAGAAGCCGTTTTCATACCAGGACCACAGGCATCCTTCTCTTTATCGTCCTTGTCCTTCTCGCCTCGGCGGTCTTTGTCTTTTCTGTCTTCCTCAGCAGCTAGCTTGATGCCCGCCGATGCCCCAGCTAGTGCATGAGTTAGAATATCGTTCAGTGACGGTCGCATAGCGAAGTTCATCGTAGAGCCTGTCTTGGCAAAAGGTGAAACCGTATCAATGGCTGCCGTAACAGATTTGAATGCATTTGTAGGATCTGGTGTTGTACCAGTGGTAGCAAAACCAGTATTTACAGGTGCATTTGCTTGTCTGGGGGCAAGACCCATCGATTTAGACCCCTTACCAGTCAAACCGGTAGCAGGGGTGGTCGGTATCTGAGGAGCAGGAACTACAGAAGTATCTGGATATCTCGAAAATTGAGAACCCTGGATATTTGACATGCCCTGCTCCTCAGATACCTAAGAAACTAACCCGTTCCACTTAACAGGATATCCTGCCGACTCAAGAAGCTCTAGCGAACGGATGTAAACAGCCGAGTCGCCATCTGTGGCAGATGCGGTCTTTGCGTAGCTGTCTACTGCTGCACCACCTAGGGCTAGAACACCGCTAATACGGAGAATAGCCTCGTCAACGTTAAAGCCGGCGTCAGCGGCCATCTTTACGGCAACACCGCCAGCGATTTCATTTAGGTCAGCAACAGCAGCGGCAGCATCCTGCGCTGTCTTATCGTCACTGCCCTCGCTCTTCTTCTTATCGTAGTGTCTCTTAGCAGCTAGGGCGCCGCCAGCAGCCAAACCCGCAAGGCCAGCTCCAGCCGAAGCCTTGGGATGGTCCGTAATAGCCTTAAGAGCCTTAGACCCTACTTCTTTGGCCTTATCTTTCGCCTTGCTCAAGGCCGAAGGGTCTTTTGAATACGGCAGCTCTAGCTGCTCAGGGTCTTTCGCAGCAGTCTTCTGCAACTCAGCCACAAATGTCTGAGCGGCTATCTTGCCGATGGTCTGCCCCAACTCTACTTCAGCAGCCGAGGCAGTCTTCTGTTCTTCGTTGCTAAAAGTGGCCTCCCACAGCTGGTTGACCAACTCGGGCTTCTCCTGGGCCAACTTCAACATCTGGTCTTTGGAGATGTTATTGGCTTCAGCGGCGGCCAAGAACATAGCCACCTTCTCTGCTTCAGCGTTCTTCTCCACTTCGGGAGTGGGAGCAGGCGCCTGCGCCTGCTGAGCGGTCTTCTCTGTATCCCCAAGCAACTCGGCCAACCAAGGGTTCATGGTCATGACGCATCCTTTCCGATGATTATCGGATCTGTCTCTTTTCTATCGTGGTCCCTGAAGGGGTTGCCTTCTCCACGGTGGCATAGCTGCCAGCTCACTCCCAGGTATGTCATCCCAGAAGGTGTACTGATAGTACGCCTCAGATAGTGGAGAAAACAAGTAGGTACCGGCACTTTTTTCAGTTTCGTGATGTTCTGCTAGCTTTTCTTCGTTGTCAAGAAACGACAATAGACCTTCTCTATAGCCGTTATACATAGCAGAAATGGTGTTAAACAGCGGTGTTTGTACACTGCTAGCTTTCTTTTCTACTTCTCTACTGTCCTTTAGGACGATGTTTACAGACCTACCATCTACATGGGGATTTAGTGCAGACCTGATACCCATGAGTGGTTCTAGTAGTCTGCGAAGTAGACCATCTATGTTGTGCGGCCCTATGTCCATCTTGTGCTTAGCATCGTTGTGATGAAAACAGCATGAACACCTGTGCATATCATCAGCCAATGGTTCAGCGCCGATACGTATGAGTACGACGCGCTGAAACTCTTTTGGCTTCAATATAATGCCCGCACTTCCAGCTGTAGACAGAGCTTTATCAAGGTCTTTGTGCTCGGCTATCTTTCGAATGATTGAATCCGGCAAATCTTTTTCCGATTTGCCCATGATAGGAGCTGCTTTGGCAGCCAACGGATTCGGCAGCACACGCTTTGTGATTTCAGCATACTTGTTCTTGGCGCCTTGTTTAGACAAATCTGCGGCTGTTTTGTCAAGAGAGTCTACATCGAGCAACATATCAGCTCTTTGATCGTAACCTCTCTTTTCAGCCTCATCGCTTGATAGCCCCATAAAGAAGTGTGTCTTGTTTCCACCTTTTGCTATATGCGCTAGAGTCCAAGCTGTTTTGTCTGCCTGAATGATAACAAAGCTTATATCAAAGAATCTGGGAAAGTCATTATCTACCCAAACCTTTTTACCGTTGGGCAGAATCTTATTCATCTGACTGCGTGCGTGGTCGCAGTAGTCTTTTCTTGTTGGAGCTATACCTCTGATACCGATACCGTTTTTTTCTTTTAGCTTTTTGTGAAATTCTAGAACAGCTATGCCTGGATGCTTGTGCTTGTTTTTATCAAACGTAGCGAGCGCTTCTTTGTACAGCTTCATATCTGTACATATGGAGCACCTATCCCACGGGACTTTGGCCCCCATCGATACAGGTACGTCTACTCCTTGTAGGAGCTTGTCCCATATACCCGAGCCGCCTCTAGCGACACATTTATCTTTCTCTACGCGGAGCACAAGTTCAACCCTCTTCATATGAGGGTTCCAAACAGCTAGTTCTACGCCACCGTAAGATAGGTCTGACGATTTGTTCCTATGATAGCCAAATGGGTTTCCGCCATAAAACGTAGGAAACCCATAAGGCCAATCACGAGCAAGATCGATGTCTATAAGAGGCTTACCTGTCCAACCTTCTGGGCAGTGTATAAGAGCCTCTTCACTGAAGGCATCGCCGTTCACATTAGACGAGTAGTACTCAGACGCGCCCAGAGCCGAAACCAGTACATACTGACAATCAGGAAGAGGTTTTAGCTTCTTTATGAAGTCAGTTACGGCTGGCAGAATAACAAGCTGAGAAGCCGTCTTCTCGAAATGGTCTTCGTTAGGACCAAATATCGGGATAGAGGCGGGCTGTTCTTCTGTGCCTATGAATGTACTGTATTTGAACATAACGGCACATGTCCGCGATGTATGTTACGCGCTAGGTCGTGCAGATTGCCGCCCGTACTTTGAGTATGCTTAGAAAGCATATCCAAGGCAGCCCTGAGTCTTGTGTTGGCCTCCTGCTGGTCTGCTTGCGCTGACCTCTGGTCTCTGGCCATATCCTCTCTATGCTGCATCTGTGCTATATCAGACCACATCTTACCAAGCGACTGAGCTTGAGATAGTTCCTTTTGTTGAGCTAGCTGTGCATTTGACATAGCCATTTGGTGTGTTCGTGATAGATCGTCACGCTCTCTTTGAAGAAGGGCTTGAGCTATATCACGAGACCCTTGATAGGCTTCCTGCCTGTCAGCCATGGAAGTATCAAACTTCCTTCTAGCTTCGTCTCTCTTGGACGACAAATCATGCTCCATGCCTGAGCGCATACCTTGCAAGCTTCCCTGCATAAGCATCTCATGCACAGGGCTTTGTATCTTGCGTTCTATGTCCGTCAAGCCACCGACGAAACCGTGCGCTGCCTGCGGGTCTAGCAGTAGAGCATTTACAGCAGCCCCAGCTGTCATAGGGTCTTTCGTGATCTTCGGAGCAAAAGACCTGACAGTAGTAAAAGCACGCTGAACGTCATCTGGATTTCTATGTTGCAGATCTGGAAAGGCCTGCATCATATTCTTATAGTCTCTATGCTTTGTGGCGGCATCGTATAGAGCGCTTGCACTAGTAGCACCGGCAGAAAGAATACCTGCGGCGGCGGCGGCTCCAACACCGCCGATAACTCCCGCACGCATAGCGCCTACGGCGTCGTGTCCTAGTTGTTTAGCCGTATCTAGAGCACTAGCGGTTTTGTCCAAACCACTAACTTCCAGAAAGGCGTCTATTGCGTCTGTATTCAGCATATCAAAACCCCTGTGAGAAACCAGTTGGACCAGCCCAATAACCTTCTCGCTGCATCTGAGCAAGTGTATGGCTGTCAGTGGTTGGTACTAGTGAGGCTAGATCTTGTACGAGAGGTGCTTTCCCCATAGCCGATGCTTGATCGTACAAGTAATTACCGGCTAGGATAGCAGCCACTGCGGGAGATATCTTTACGCCGAAATGGGCAGCGTCTCCTAGGAACTTAGGAACAGCGCCTTTACCTAGTAGGTGCTCAGAGCCGTGCTCAACTATATCGCCAACGTGTGCACCTACATGGCTACCTATATGTTTGGCAGCAGCCCAACCTTTAGGCAGAAGTCCCTGCTTACTGGCTGTAACTTGTTCTAGCTTAGGAACTGCGCCGCCCATGGCCTTAGTAAAAGCCTCTACCCTGGGCATAGGTATGGAATCAATAAAGGCCAGTTTGTGCAAAACAGCTACAGTTCGCGACAACGTGTCATCTACATCATCCATAGCTGCCTTGGTAGCTGCCACTTTGTACAGACTATCCTGAAAAGATATAAAATCTTTTACAACAGGATGTTCTGTATTTACCACGGAGCCTTTTATAGCAGCCGTTTTTTCCATGGACGACTTAAGCTGATCGTCGCTTCTAAAAACCAAGTCTTTTAGAAGTCTTGGAGCTATTGAAGCAAAGGCCAGCTTGACTACTTCGGGTTCTTTAACGAATACAGACCAAGCAGCTACTACATCGCCAAGAGGTACGTTTTCCAAAGAAGCTATCTTCACGTTTGCATATAGACGCTCACGAGCGTCGTCTAGTGCGATGCGATGCGATGTGTAGCTGTTAGAAAGAGTTTGCTGTGCTTGCGCCAACTTCTCTTTCAACTCGAAAAGTGGTCTGAGAGGCATCTCACCGGCAGTAGTCGTGACCTCGCTTGCGGTCTTGCCGAACATCATCTTCGTGAGAGCATCGGCATCAAGTACAGTGGACGCTGTTTTGGGGGGAGAGTCGTAATCACCGCTACCGTCGTCGGTGACACTCCCGCCGCCGCCACTGTTAAGCTCCTGAAGTATGACATTTGGGTCAGCTGGCCCTCCAGAAAAGTTTACTACCTTCGGAGAAGCCATCTTCCTGAACTCGGTGCTGAAAGCGCTATGGTTTGCGAACTCAGCAACCCTACGCACCTGCTCAGGGGAGAGGTGAGCGGTCTTCACCACTGATATAACCGCCTCGTTTAGAGAGGCAGCCTTCTTGTTGGTGAACCGCGTAGCAGCCTCCTTACCCATGACTTCAAGTTCAGATGGGTTGATAGCGCGTGCCAAACGCTGCTGCCTGTCGTAGATATCGTTGTTGTTACCGCTCATTGGTACACACCTCGTTACCAAGAATCTAGCAAACATACGGGTTGAAGACTATGCAAGGATGGATCAGCGTAACACAGGCGGCAGAAGAGTTGGGTGTTGCTACCCAGTATTTTATTACAATGTGTAGGAGATGGTCCATACCTATTAAAGGTGCGGACCAAGCCAAGAAGTACGTATCCAAGTATGACTTGGAAACATTTAAAGAGTTTACCCTTCTTGGTTTGGAGTCAAGGAGTAGCAAAAGAAACACAGAAATGCTCCGTATCATTATGTTCAGACTGGCCAAACTTGAGCGCCAAATGAACGATGTATACGAAACCATATTGGGAGCAAATGAGAAACTGTCTGACAACAGGCAGGCCATTATAGACGTAGTTGGTGCTTGTTTGGCGGTGTGTAAAAGGGAAAAACTTGCATACAGCGAACAAGAACTTATGAAGTGGGCAAAGTTTTTTATAGCCATAGATGAAGGGTACCTACTAGCAGTAGACAGGGCTAAGCTAGGTACGCCGGCAACCGAACTATTCAAAAAAACAATAAGCGTACTCAAAGGTACCGAGGCAGACGTGGATTTGAATAGAAATCCACACCTAGCCGTAGCGTATGGGTTGCTAAAGGTCAGCGAAAGAAACCTAAACTCAGCAACAGATAGCTATTTGAAAGAAATGGCATCGATAAAAGAGTACAAAAAGAACGGTACCGATGCCATCGGACGCATAGAGAATCTTATGCTGAGTAGCTAAAAATAAGCCCTGGTACACGTTTCCTGAGTACAGGTTATTGTGTACTGGGCCTTTCGTCTTGTCTTCCTTATGCGGAACTATGATGTCCTGCCTAGGTCTGTCTATCATTGACCCCATGAAGCAGTACAAGATGCTATGAAAAGCATCATCAGGGCTTTTAGGGTTGTGGTTGTACAGAAGCATCCTCTGTGTTTCCGAATACTCGGAATATATATTCAGTATGTCACTGGCAAAGGTTCTAAAAGAATTCCAGTTGAAGAAGGCTAGCTGCGCTCTCTTTAGGGCACTAAATATGTCGCTCATTATCTCAGAGCGATGCATCTTTATGATGGCCATCTTAGTATCAACAGCTAGCTTTTTCCTGAGCTTGTTTACGTATTGGAACTTAAATACCTTATCAGCCCCAAAAGTTCTTGTTAGTTTATCATTTTGTCCGAAGCCGGCTCCCCAGTCAGCCGCTATGTATTTGACATTGAAAGCTCTAGCCAGGTCGATGATGAATTTCATCTGTAGCTCTAGGTCTAGAAGCTCGTTATTGCAGCGCTTCATGTAGAAAACGGTGAACTTGTTTTCCATGTAAGCGCCAAGGGATACAACCGTAAAAGAGCCCTGACCGTAGCCCCAGTCTATACCCATGTAGACATGGGTGCCGCCCAGCAATCTACGACGCAAGTTGTCCAGGTTCTCTTCGTCTATTTCCAACGTTGGTATGCAAAGCTCACGAAGCTCTGACTCCGTAATGGGCTTCATACCGTCTTCATATGATATTCCCAATACCTCGTTGTAAAACTGGGCTCTAGGATATCTGTGGTAATCGCCCAGTATTTCAGACCAAGCGCGCCAAGGCACCATCAGCTGAGGTATTCGATAACTCTCAAACTGTATTTCGTTGCCATCCAGAGCTACAGAATTTGCCCAAACAGCGTCAGGATGGTCGGCCCTTATGAGCTTCCCACAGCGCTCACAAGAAAGACCTTTCTTCTGTATGTTCTTCTCCCCAAGAACATTCCAATATCTACCGGCACCGGATGAAGAACCGCAGGCATCACAGGGTACCATCCACTCCGCTTTGGTGGAGTGATTGGCGCGCAACACTTCTATAGTGTTGTCCAAGGTCTTTGGGGTACCTGAGTACAGAAACATCTTGTACTCAGCTGGAGCGTGCGCAGCACTCTGCTCTATAACCGGTATGTTGTCGTATATGATGTCCTGTATCTCATCTATGAAAATAGCGTAAGACGGTATACCACGAACACGGTCAGCCGTCAGAAATGAGTACCTAAGAGTTATTTTAGACCTATTTACAAACTGCTTCTCAAATATGTTTCTGGCCAACATGCCAGTCGTATACTGCTTCAGTATCGCACTGGTATCGATGGGCTCTCTCAGTCTATCATTAGAGAATGTTTTGGTTTGTAGCGCAGACGGAGATACGTAGAGTATTTTGAAACCCGGTATAAGGCACGCATACGATATTGCCCTGTTACCTATCGTTGTAGATTTCTCTACCTGACGGGCACAACACAGAAGCACCTTTCTTGCCGGTGTGTCATAAACACGTCTTAGGTACTTCCTACCTTCAAAAGAAAAAGGTACCGGAGACCCGTCCTCATGACTGGTGAAATAAAACGCCGCCTCTGTAAATTCAGATGGAGTAAGGTCATAGCTAGCTAGCTCCATGACCTTGCTTTTTTTAGGTAGAACAGACCAGTCTTCGGTTGTTTCTACTGTAAATTCTTTCCACTGAGAATCATCGTCAGCGTCATCAGTATGTACGTCTGCTCCGTCCGTGAGGTAAGACAGTGCCGAAAAACGAGCGTCGTAAGATGAATCAACTTCAAACATGTAGGACTCCAGCTGACGTGTTTGTGGAAGCTTATGAAGCCCTGAGAAGGGCTGGCGGTCACTTCAATGGCATATACGCAGGCCTGCCAACAAAAAACGGATACAAATGCTATTGTGCTCTAAACAGTAAGCCAGGTAAAGAATCAAAAAAGCACATGAAAAATTATTTCACTGAGGCATCTAAAGAAAGCGGCTTTGTTGTAAAAGAATTTTGCATAAAAGGAACCATGCTAACGATATGTATAGAAACAAGGTAGCTAAAGAAAAGGGTGCAGAACCCTTTTCAAACTAACTAACTATTTCTTATTGAGCCAGAGCAACGCCCGAATGACATCGGACACTGCCACCTTGCCCTCTGGCGTCTCGTAAAAATAGACATTAGAAGAATCGGACACGCCCCTCACAAACAAATACCTATTTACAAAATTGAAGCCTGGACCCTTGCGGGTCCAGAACTCGTCGGTTTGCGCATTGAGTTTATTGACCACCAATGAAATCGACAATGACATCGACAGTGACATCGACCACTTCGGGTGGACCCCACACAGGTCCACCAGATCCGTCAGATCTGTCATCTCTGCCATGGTACCTTCCTTTCATATTTCTTATGCCAGCAAAGTACTTTTTATTGCATCGCACATAGTATCTACGCGGTCTACGTATTTATTGACCAAATCAGATGTTGAAAAGAGTGGGTGTGCTGCTTTATGTATACGAACCCACCAACTCTTCATCTCATCTGTATAAGCAACTCGTATATTCTTTGCGTTCATGAATGTTTCTGATGCTGCGAATTTAAGAGTATCACCCAAGTTAAACCATAGCTTTTCCGGTGAGCCTTCTTCTGGCAGGAAGAAGTGAACTATTAGGTCTTCCTTGTTCTCACCGTCGACTGCCCACGAAGCTCTGAAATTTGTGTAACTGTCTATGTCAGTAAACACCAAAGCCAATTCTTCTGTATTTAGTATCTGATCGAATGTAGCCTTATGAAAGCCATCAAAATCGCCCATAACCTCTCCTTAGCTAAAGAATAAGGCGCCGATAGGCGCCCTATCCTACACTACTCTATCATCTTCAACTTGCGCACTACTCTCTGTTCTATTTGGCGTATCCTCTCCCTGGATACACCGAACATTTTACCTATCTTTAGCAGCGTCCTAGCTCCACCTTCAGCCACATCCAGAGCACAGGTAGGAGCGCTCATCTCTGCCAGGTCTGTGTCTGGGTAGAAAAACTCTATACTACCGGTTTTTCGCACCTCCAAATACAAATGGTACTTGCAAGAAACATAAGGACACGGCCTGATACCGCGCACACAATCAGCTCTAGTTTTAGGCCTATTTATAGGCTCAATACCGGATTCAGTGTTGTACTCCAAAAGAACTTGTGATTTCAATTCTCGAACAGAAACTACTACGCTTCGTTTCTTGTTCTTCTGCTTAGCGCCCCTTTGTTTCCTTCTTAGATTACTCGTCATACAGGTACTCACTTACGGCTAGTATTGTCAGAAAACAAAGTACAAACCAACCCATTTCGACTCCTACTTGCCTATGACTATATGTATTCTGCACCGAACAACAGAAGTTTGGCAAGAGTCTGCTGGCGGTAGGGACAAAAATGTTGGGCACTCCCCACCGTCTGTATCAACCAACTGCTTGGCCAAAAGACCAATTGTTTTAGCAGCTTCTTCTGGTGTCAATTCCAGAAGAAACTCAGTATCAGTGGAAACAATCTTGTGTAGTTTTGCCATAATTCTATACCCATGTAACTAACGGTGTGTACTGTACCTGGACACTCACAAACGATTACTACGTATTCAATTCTGGGTATAACAGTCATGGTCCACTGTCCCACATCTGGGCAAGCGTAGTCCATAGGTGCTGCTATTTGTGGATTTATGTAGAGAATGCTTGGTTTGCATTTGTTCTCTTTTTTAGGTGCAGCTAGAGCCTCCTTGCTAGACAACGCATAAAATACGATGCAAGCCACAAAAATTGCAGATATCGCCAGATACACCAACAGGGCCACAATCTCTTGACGCCTAGTCATCAGTCATCCTCTCTTCCTACTACTTTGTATATCACGGTCTTAGCCACGAACATGAACGTAAGTATTCCGGCTACCTGCGTATATGGAGTGATTACGTAGACAGCAAAGAGATCGTTCCATACGTCACCCATAAGGATAAATACGGGTATCTCAAACAGTGGGAGGACTACTATTTTTGGCACAGAACCGAAAAAGTAGCCATATCTAAACTCTTTGTATAGTGAGTCATAAGCAAAAAACATAATTACGTAAAGTATCAGAATTATAATCATCTGTATGTGTATCATCACCTTCTCCATACTGTAGTTTAAGCCAGTCGTAAAAATCAGATGTCAATTCGCTTTCTTCTATATACCTCCACATAAAAGAATTTCGCATAGATTCACTCAGTCTCCCGAACTTGTCTTGTATGTCTTCCATCTGTTTTCTTATCACAACATAATCATTCTAATTGTTATAAGAAGCTTGATGATGGAAAAACAAGAAGCAGCTAAGTTGAAGATAAATAGCAAAGTCGTATATACAAGGACAAACGAAGTGTGTACCATAGTACATAAAGAAACAAAGCTATTGCTAGATTTCAGAATCCTCACATTTACGATCGTAGGAAATAAAACAGGAAAAATTGTAGTAACAAACCTAGACATTATGCCTGTAGAAAAGTCATAAGAAACAAGAGAGCGGTCTCTCAAAAAGGAGAAGGAAAGGTTATGAATACCAAGGATCTCTACAACGTGCTCAACCGAGTGGTGACTGGTCGCATATCGCACTCGGTGATGATTTGGGGCCCCCCCGGCATCGGCAAGTCGAGCATCGTCTCGCAGATCGCCCAGGCCTCGAGCCTGTCGTTCATCGACGTGCGCCTCAGCCAGCTCGCTCCCACCGATCTGCGCGGTCTGCCCGTACCCGAAAACGGCATTTCTCGCTGGTATCCCCCCGAGTTCTTGCCGCGCGAGGGCAAGGGCGTGCTCTTCCTCGACGAACTCAACATGGCGCCCCCCGCGATACAGGGCATCGCGCAGCAGCTCATCCTCGATCGCCGCGTCGGCTCCTACGCCGTGCCAGACGGCTGGTACATCTGGGCCGCCGGCAACCGCAAAGAAGACCGAGCATCGGTGTTCGACATGCCGGCACCACTCGCAAATCGCTTCATACACTTGGCCGTGGAAGCAGATCTAGACACGTTCGCAGAGTATGCGATAAACAGAAAGCTGAACGAGATGATCGTTCCATTTCTCAAGTGGAAGCCAGCACTGCTGCACTCGTTCCAAAACGACAGTGCGGCGTGGCCATCTCCGAGATCGTGGGAAATGGCATCGTCCCTGATGGGGGCGGGCATTTCTCCAGAATACGCGGTAGGGGAAGGGGCCGGCGCAGAATTCTCAGCATTCTGCGAAATGCACAAAACATTGATCTCACTGGATGCGGTACTGCAAGGCAACGGCGAGAGACTCCAATTCCCCGAGGACGACGAACCCAGTAAACAATATGCAGTGGCAGTAGGCCTGGGGATTCGGGCCTCGGGCCCCGAGCAGGGGGTAGCCGCATTCAAGTGGGTGGCCGAAAAAGCCGCCAAAGAATGGCTGGCGCTGTTCATCAACACATTGCAGTCAAACCTTAATACCAGAAAGGGGGAGTTCAGGAAATTTTGTGAACTACTGAAAGCAATACCAAACATTGACACTGCAATCTGGGCAGAGATCTCCCGTGCGAAGCAGGGATAATCTCACG